CTCTCATGCCTTTTTCTATTATCCCAATGAATTCAGAGACACTTTTTCTTCCATCATAAATCATATATTCAGGTATTGAATCTTCAATAAACCTGCAACCTGCATCAACTCTAGTATTTCCTCTAAAATAAAGTTTTCTGGCATCCTGTGTCGCAACACCATCTTGTATGTCTCTATCTATAACACCCGTTAAAACACAATCAAAAATGTCTGAGAATACAGATTCATAGTTCCCCTGCAAGTTTGAGGTTAATATCTGATATCCTTCTGTCCCCTCATTTCCTTTATCTATTACGGTTTTTAGTTTAGTATGTCCAATGACCATTATTCCTATTCCCATTCTATGTATATCGAAGAATAGCTTTTTAATGAGAGAACAGGCTTCTGCTTGTCCTCGCCCAAATCCCCCATATGCTTCATTTATGCTAGAACAAGGTTTTCTACTTTTTCTTTCCCAAGATTCGCAAACTTCTTTTTCCACTATAGGTATAAGTTCATCTACTGTATCTAAACATATCATTTTAACCTTTTTAGCATCTTCGTCCTCAGAAGTTAGCCAATCCATTAATTCTTTCAAGTCATTCCATTCTTGTATGTGAGATGAAAATAGGTTGTTTTGTAGACTATCCCCACTTTCCACTCCTGTTCCTAGATATAAAAATTCTCCTGGATTAGGAGCAACACTCTTCCCAACTCTTATACAAAGGTCTGTTTTTCCCCACTTTTTAACACCTCTGATATAAATTCTTAATTGTGTTATGTCAACTGCAACTTTCTTAATACTTGGTTTAAACGCCATTTAATTCCCCCTTTTTTATTTTAATTTATTAAAATGGTGTATCTTCACCGAAAATATCACGATCATCAAGTTCTGTTAGGTTAGAAGAATCGCTTTTAATTTCCTCTAAAGTAACTTCTTTCGCCCCCGTTATATCTTCTAATGTAAATACCATTTCTTTCGCACCTTCAGAGTAACCTCTTATATTACTTACGAATTTATACTTTTTAACAAACTCCCCTTTACCAATTCCTTTTTCTTTTTTTAATGCATCAAAAGTTGTAAAACCTATATCTATCAACTCTCTGTCTTGTTTACTTAGCATATCTTCGGTAAATTCAACTTCTGGAGACCCATTTATAACTTCAACATTCAACCCAACTAAACCAAGATTGTTTGTCTTTGGTGTGTACTTATCTTTTAATATTTCAAATACTCTATCTGGATTATCACCTAATTCTATCTCAACTGATACATCGCTTGCTTCATACAAATCCTGTCCATTTGGATCTTTTTCTCTTTTTTTAGTTAATGCTTTTCCTGATAAAATTCCTACATTATCTAACTTAAAGAACGAATCTTTTTCTGTATACATTTTTATGCTTGCAAAAGAAGATTCCCTCGGAGGTGTTCCATCCTCATTCATTGGTAGTACTTCTATTTTTTTGAAATTATAATTAGCATATGTTTTTTTGATTCCATCTTTAACATAATTGTTGTAATCTATAGAACCATTTATCTTAACAATATCATTGTTAGTTATAATCCCATCCTGTATTGCCTTGTAAAGGTCTATCATAAAATCGTATTCAGAAACATATCTTTGTTCATTTTCCCTTGTAGACAGCTTGCAATGAAGATGACTTAGCTTATCAACTTCTATTTCTTTTCTTTTTGAGAAAGCAATCTTTCTAGCCTCTTTTTCCTTGTCTACGAAATAAAATACATCCCTTGATTCATCTAACGGTTTGAAGAAAACTTTTTCTAAATTATGAATGTTATATCCACTTTTTAAAGAAAGTTTCATTTTGATCATTTCGCTTTTTGCTGTTTTCTTTTTTTCGACACTAACTTTATTAGTTAAGATTCTTCCAGTGAACACAAAAGTATTAAAGCTGTCAAAACTTGTTTTTTTATCTTCCATTCAATTCTCCTTTTTGTTATTCTATAATAACATAATTTTTTTGTTAAGTTCCAAGATGGACGCAAATATAGATAGTTGTTTTGTTACTATATGTACATTATATCATAATTGTAATGTTATGTCAATGAATTTAGTTGAAAATGTATAATAAAATTCAACTTTCATTATTGCTTTTTCATTTTCATTTTCTTTAAACCCACATCGAAAGCTCTGTCAATTATAATATCTCTCTTTTCTTTGTTTATTTCTCCTGTATGTTTTTCAAGTTCTACTAAGAAACCTGTGGTTTGTGCGACCATCATGTACCAGCTTGAAATTAACAAGATTATTGTTATTATATTTAAAATTATTAATAATGTTAAAGCCATTATCTCACCACCTTCCGTTAATTTCCCACAATCAATTCGTTCGCATATGGCAATGCTCTTATTTCATCCAACAATACACCCCATTCTTTGTCTAATCTGTGGTTCTTTCTTTGATGATAAATGTTTCTAAGTTCTTGATAATTTGTCACTATTGTTCTGGTCTGTAAAAATGATTCTGGTAACAGTTGTTTCGCCGCCCTTAGATATTTTGCATCTTTATTGTTTTCAAAATATTCCTGTTTTGCCATATTGATATCATGTGTTACATCTTTTAATGTATCCTTAATGTCCACATATGAACCATCTAAAAAATAATCTTCAATATAGAAATCATCTAAAGTTATATCTTTATCTTTCTGAAATAATTTATGCATAGTTGAGCAGCTATTCTTTTCAACAAATTTATATGTATCAAATTCACTCCACCAATAGCGTGGCATTGTTATGTCCATCCACACTGTTATAAATCTAAGGAATTTACAGTGTTCTGTCCCTGCTTTAATTAATTGCTGGGCTAACCTTAGATTATCTTCTCCAAAACTAAAATTATAACCTATGATATTCCTACTATCTACATCATATACTGGGTCAAGAGTGCTATCGTCTTTTCTCCAAGAGTTCATCGGATTACGCATACCTTTTATAGCCGGTTCAAATCCAGCCACTTCTAATGTTTCAGCTTTCATATTATTGTATTGTATCATTTATAATTTCCCTTCCTCTAACAACTTTGTCTTTTCTTCGTCTATATCTTCCTCATGTATAAAACAAATCATTGTTTCCTTTGTCTTTTCATTAACTTCAAAAAAAGAATACATTTCACATCCAGAAATAGATAACTTATAAGGTCTTATAATCTTGCCATTTTTTAGAACAACTTTTTCTACATCAGTATATTTGTGATTATACTCTGCTTTTACATTAATTTTCCCATTAATAAGCATTTTATCTTCTAATTGAACTTCTATTGCAGGGACTAATACTCCTAAGCTCCTAGCAAGTCTTGTCCTTTTAAACATAAATACTCCCTTATAACCATCTATACCAAATATCTTTCCATCTTCTACTTCACTGTTATTCTTAATTACCTCTATCTCTTTTTCTGTATACATCTTATACCTCCCTAATCTATTGTTCCTACAAAGCGTCCATCCTCTTGTTCTAAAAGCCAAATATCACTATTTTGTACCACTTTCAATTTTTCAATTAATTGATTTGTTTCTGCAATAGTCTTTAAATCATATAAGTCTATATCCAATTTTTCAGAAGAAAATGAATCATCAAAAGTATGTCCTATGTCGTCAAAGAACATATCGCCAATATCTATAAGTTGATCTTTCACATATATATCGGTTGAAGCCTCACTCCAGTAATCCGACTCTTCCATATCAGCTTTACTTATTGATAACAAACCTTGATTCCTATTTACACATTCTGTGTTTAAATATTTCTTGTCAATTTCTGGATACAACTCCATTAGTTTATCAATATCAGATTGTTTGTCTGTGAGGCCTCCATGGACTATTCTCTTGGAATTTTTAAAATTTGACTTCTCTTTTTTATTATTATGTAGATAATCCAAAGTATCGAGTATAATATCTTGACTACCATCTAAATACTTTAGTAATTTTATGCTCTCTATTATGCCTGGGATAGTAAACCCTTCCCAGTGATAATAAATATTACCCATTCTCTTTTTATCTTCTTTATTTTCATATATATTAATTACTAATCTCTGTCCCATTCTTATTCTCCTTAACCCATAAATTTAATTCTACTTCTTTGTTATTAGGAAACCAATTTTGCCATGGGTCTCTAACAGAAACATTATCATAGTCATAGTAATCTTTACTTTTTTCTTTTAAAGGTGTTAAAATTAGAGGATGTTTAGCTAAACATACAGTTTTATATCTGTGATCATTTAGAAGTAACTTTTTAATCTCTTTTATTTTATCTATCTCAACACCATAACTATATAGTACTCTTGTTATATTTTGATTTTCTCTTTTCATTTCTAGTAATTTTTCGTTAGACTCTAAAACTTCTTTTATAATTTCAGTTTGTTCATATCCCTTTAATGTTTTAATCATATACAGTGTATCTAGTTCCGAAGCTTTAGTAATACTGTTTGATAATCTTACCTCGTCACCTTCAATAATTTCGACATCCAATGTTTCATTATGAAAAACATCAATTGAAATACTTCTATATATCTCTTCTTTATCATTATATGAACAGTCTAAATATGTAGGAACATCCCTTTTTATATTTTCATTAAATATTTTTATGGTTTCATTTTTAGAGAGTTTCCCTCTAAGGTATTTAATCATTAATCCATGTAGTGCATGAATATCTATTAATGAATTTTTATAAATAAATCTCCCATAATCATCATGTTCTCTTAATATCAATGGGTTTTGCAAACTTAATATTTTTGCAAAGTTTTTATCTAGTGGCATTTTACAACTTTTCTTTAATTGTCTTCCGTTTGTTAGCAAAAAATTAAAACATCCCATTTAAATTGTCTCATCTATATTTATCTTAATTTCTTTTTTCCAATCCAACATTTCCTTTGGATCCATCTTGTAACATTCAAATTTTATTTTTGTTATCTCTTCTATTTTCTCAATATTCTCTTTTATTCTTTCGATATTCAAGAAATCTTCTAACTCATATTCCTTTATATGATTTTCTATATAAGAAATATAATCTTCTTTATTTTCCACTTCTAGCTTTAATATTTCTGAAATCAGAACATCACATTCATTTTTTAAGTGCTGAAGATTAAAAATATATTCTGGCAGCCTATCAAATAATAATGCTTGTTCTTTTTCTTCTGCATACGTCCATTCTTTTTTGAACGTTAAATTCATATTTGACATAATTTCACATCTTTCATCTCTTATTGCTTCAATTATTGTTTGTCTTAAATTCATATATTCTCCTTTATTATTTATTTTGATTTTCAATCATATGATTCATAATCTTGCATCTCAAATCTAAAGGAAACTCTTTTAGATTAATAGTTGTTGTAAGGTTATGTTTTTTATCAAACTCCATCATACCTTCTGCTAATTTAAATGCCAATGTATTCTCTCTCACTTCAATTTCATCGACTCTATTATTGGCATGGTAACACTTTTCGCCTAAACTAGCTATCTTTTCCAATAATAACTGGATTTCAAGTCTTCTAAACTTATCGTCCCCAGATATTTCAAATTCTTCGTTTTCTATATCTTCTTGTACATCTCTTGTTAAACCCATATATTCTCCTTTATTTTATTAATTATTTTGCTTTTTACTTGTTTTATTAAGTTTATATCGAATTAAATTTTATTTATTTAAGTGTACTCACAATAAAACATCTCTTTTATTGCACTATATGTTCACTCATTTTTCCACCTTTAAATCGAACATATTTTTTTATTTCATTTCCATTTCTTATCACAAATCCTTCCACGTGTCTATCCTTAGTCTTTATATATTCGCTGTATATTTCGTCTAATTCTGATAAACATGGATAATTTTCTAATTGTGCTACAATAGGAACAACTTCCATAAAGTTTGGTATCTCTTGATTTATAAAAACATATTTGATTAAGCCTAAATCATAATTTAATTTCGAAATCTCATATTCTTCATTTATATTTGCTTTTGCAAAAGGATTAAATCTACAGAATTCTTTTCCATATTTAATTCTTCCCATGGCTATCCATTCTCCAAATACGCAACTCTTTTCATTTATATTATTTCTAAGTTCTTCACCATGTTCTTGCAACCATTCATAAAGACCTTTGTATAATTCTTTATATAAATCTTCGTGTTGTTCCAATCTATCTATGTTATAAATTCTATTTCTTGTAGCAATATGTAATTCTCCATCTAATTTGAAAAACCCTAAGTTAGAACCATCTAATTTTTCTGTTAGAACTATTCCTTTACTTGTTCCTACTCTTTGTGTTTTTGGGTATAAGGACTTCTTTACCCAACCTTTATCTTTTATGTCTTCTCTCATTGTTCCCCTATACTTTCTCTATATCTTCTTTAAATACAAGCATTGCACCATATGTACTTTTAAATTCAATTGTGTAACATTCTGTGTTCATCTCAATATAAGCTTTTGTGATAACTGCTGTCTCACCATATTCACGAATCTTTTCATTGATTAATTTTACTTTATCACCTTTTTTGAATTTCATTCTGTTAATTATTCGATTAATTCTTTCGTTTTCAATTTCCAAATATTCAGCTACTTCTTCTAAACTTTTAAAGTATCTTCCACCATTTCTGTTAACCATTTCTCCCACTTGATTTAATGATCTGTATTTCCCTTTAGTCCAACCATTACCAGTGTTGCCTAATAGGCAAAAAATTGTTTTCTCAGGTTTTTTGTTACTATCATCTATAACTTCTGCTATAGAATAAACACCTGTCATTTCTGGTGTGATTACATACAAACAAAAATCACAAATTTCTCTTTGTTCCCTCTCTTCTTCCATACACTCCTCTGTCCAGTCACCTACAACTGGATTAAAGTAATTAATTGTAAGCATTGGCATTAAATCATCTCTCCATGTACTATTATTGCAAGTACCACCTAAGAATACTTTCATATATTACTCCTTTGTCTTATTATTAAAATATATATTCTTTTTAGTCTTTTCTATAAATTCCTCTGATTTTTTAATATTTTTCTCAAAATCTTCATTAAAAATCTTTTTATTATCTTTTTTAAAATCTTTGATTGCCCATATCATTATTCCAACCATAATTATAAATACTATAAATTGAAAGACTATCCACATTAATGCCACTATCCCTAATTGTTCCATTTATTTCTCCTTACATAAATTTATTTGTTATTAAATTCATTACTTCTGGTAATAGTTGCTCATCTATTGACTCTTCTTGGAATAGGCTTTGTAATGTATACTTAAATCGTTTACCACATTCTATTAAATTTTCTTCACTTAGATAAACTTCTTTTCGTAAACTTTCAGTTTTCGTTGTGGCTATTTTGTAAACATTATATTTTCTTCCACCAATTCTTATCTCAGTTATTTTGACATTTTCCATTTACTTCTCCCTAGATTTCTCAAGTTCTTTTTTTATACTTTTCTCTAATTTACTATAATTATCATCTATACATTCCCCTAACATCTTTATACGTTTGTCTAAACATTCAAGCATGATACCAACACTATATCTAAGTATTAAAATAGATATTATTTGGGTCGTTAAGACAAAGATAAATATTGATAATTTTATAAACACTTCCATTAAGAACTCACTCCAAATTCTCCAATTTTGTCATTTACTCTAATTAAACAGGGTTCTTCCATTGTATTCTGAATTAATATTGAAACTTCTTCATATGGATAAATATTTAAGTTGGATATTTTAATTGGACTAACCGAACATCCTTTAAGCTTAGAACTCACCCAGTGCCCTTCTCCAAAATCTAATATATGTCCTGTTCCACATATTATCGCTTCTAGTGGCTTTAGAATATAATGGTTATCTTTTAAATCAACTATCCTCCCTTTTTTATTTATAATTTTAAATTTTTTTACAAATAAGTCATTCCAACTCTCTGTTTCTTTTTCTTTTTTTGGAAATGTTGCTATATCTTTTATTTTTTTTATCATAATTTACCTCTTTCTATTTATTATTCTATTCTTCTACTCAATAAAAGAGTGATTTTAACCAACTTCTACTTCTTGCCAAAAGGACATTTTAGCAGCCCCTTCAATTAATTCGTCTAACTCTTTTATTTTTTCTTCCGTTTCTTCACAAAAATAATCTGCTAAAACATATAATTTTAAAACATCTGTAGCAAGAGAAAAACTTCTACCCGATAGTCTTGGATTTGGTGCTGTTCTTATCATCTCTTTTACTGCTTCTCTATCTATTACACCATTTTTTATTTTTCCGTCATCTTTCAGTTTTAATAAAATCTGAGCCACTCTATAATCTGGATTAGTCATTATTACTATGTTTTTATCCATTGATCTTTCCCCTCAATAATTCTTCAACTTTTCTAATTTCTTCTAAATACTGACTCTTTAATTTATCTAAATATTCTTCTTTTGTGTAAATAGAAAGTCTATACTCTATGGGTTCATCCCAATCACCATCAGACTCTAATGTAATGGTATTTATATTACCTTTAATGAACTCGAATATCTCCCCTTTTTCTTCTAGCGCCTCATTTTCATCTATGTTGATCCAATCACATATCACTTCTCTTCTGTTATCTTCACAATCACTTATTTTCTCTTTACCATAATTCTCTTCAAAGCTCCCGCCTCTATATTTATTTTCAATCACCAATATTTTTTTGTTCTTCATATCATTCTCCTTATCACAATCACTTAATGAGTTTATTAGATGGAAAAAGACGCTATTATTATAATTATTGTTATATATATCAACCATAGTAGGGATTTTTGAGCCTTGTTATATTCATTGTTTTTATCACTATTAACCTTACCATTATATTTTATGCATTCTAGCATGTTCTCCATATCTACCTTATACATTTTTTTCACTAACTCAAGGTTTTCTTCTCCATGTATTTTTTCTAATTCTTTATATTTTTCATAAACTCCCTTTGTTTGAATTTGTATATATTTTTCTCCTTTTAAGAATTTGTGTGTTTTGAAAATATAGTTTAAAAAAAATATTAAAAACAAAGTAATCACTATTGAATGTAATGGCAACTGATAAATATCAATTATTATATTAAGTCCTCCAAATCTTTGTATTATATTTTCAATAATGAAATTAATAATTATTGAAATACCTAAAAGAATGATAATATGACTTTGTTTCTTTTTTATCAAGTCATTTCTTTTTTCTTCTTCTTTTTTATAAAATTTTTCAATTAAATTATGCAATTCATTCATATATTAATCTCCCACTCCTATATTTCTACTCCTTTTCACAAATATCATATATTTTTATACTATCTAAGACTAAAGGTATAGTGGCTGCGTAGCCATACAAAAGACCGACATAGTAATATGTACTTGTATATTTAATAGATATAAAACTTATTAATATTGCTACTATGGAACTTACAAAAAATAACCTTATCCAGTAAAATCTTTTATAATATTCTTTCAAATAGTCATTTCTTTTTAACCTTGCAACTCTTGGTTTATCTGAATTGCATTTGAGTCTATCCTCATTTTTGTTTAAAGTCCAAAGTCCAAATATATATGCTATTATTAATACGATTCTTTCAAATGTTTCTATATTTCTAAACTCATCTTCTCTGAAATATGCAAGAACCATAAATAATAATGAACCAATTATAAAAGGGTGATATATCCTAATCTTTCTCTTAAACTCTTTTATGTTCACTATTTGTAACCAACTCCTTATTCCACTTTATTTTTTCTTTATTTTTTTACCTCAATAAAATATTGTTTTTAACTAAATTAATAAATACACTGTCATAAATATAGCCGCACCTATCAACAATAGCAATGCTTCTTGCACTTCATTGTATTTGTTATTTTTCATATCATTTATCTTAGCGTTACACTCTATACACTCCAGCATATCATTTATATTTGTTTCACACATATCTTTTGTTGTCTTGACTATATCTAGCTCATTGTACTTTTCTAATTCCTTATAATATCTATTATAGTCGCCACTGTTTATTTGCTTGTATGGATTCTTTCCCATAAAATCTACTGCGTTAAATCCATAGTTCAAAAAAAATGCGAGTTGTATTATCCCAAACAAAAAAACATTGTTACTATATTTAGAAATAATTTCTTTGAAGAAAATATAAGAAAGCACTGTCACTACCAACAAGATAATAATATTAATCTGCTTGTTTTTAATTAACTCTTTTCTCTTTTCATCCTCCTCAATATATAAATTATGGACTATTCTATACAATTCGTTCATTTTATGCTCCCTTACTCATCTATTAACTCAAATCTATATTTTTGTTCTGAATTAGGATATTTCTCTTTATCTACTTCTGACACAAACATATCGTATGGTCTTACATACCAGCCATAATCACCGTATAAGGCTTGATATACTACAAGTGTTTCACCGGTTTCTGTATGTTCAGCTACTGTTAAAACCCTATATTCCTTGTTCTTAAAATGCTTGTAAATTCCACCTTGTTTTATTATTCTCTTAGTCATAATTACTCTCCTATTTTAGTATTTAATAACTTTTTAATTTCTGTTGGTTCTTTGTCTTCTGCTTTAATTTCTTCAAACAAATCACTCCTTACCTCATGTTTTTGATAAAGTTCATATACATATTTTCTCCACTTTCCCTTTTTATAAATAGGTTTTTCATAAAATAATTCTAATTTCCCATTTTTATCTCTTGCAATCCATTTCTCTTGATTCCTAAATACTATAAAGTTTTCTCTTGAATCAAGTAACTCCTGAAATCTTTCAATATTTTTAATCTTTAGCTCTTCCATAACGTTCATTAAATCGTCAGGGTTGGAGTTTTTAATTAAATCTGTCTTATACTCGTCTACTTTTGGATAATAAATCATTTCATCTTTATCTAGTATATAGTCAGTAAAGTTATACCTATAATTATATAGAAGCCCTGTAACCACTCTCAATTTATCTTCAACTACAACAATATCACCTATCATATACTTCGGACGTCTACATGGAATCACATCATTAATTACATCTTCTAATTTTACCCATGTTTTTTTCCAACTCCAACTCATGCTATTAATCTGGGAATACTCCAAAACTCCATCATTTAATCTGAAAGTAGAGTATATTTCATCATTGCTTATACGAAATGGTTCTTTGTTCTTTATTCCGTATAACAGTAATAATTCACTCTCACTCATATTTTTTATTTTCTCTTTTTCCAATCCTAATTTAATCTTCTCTATTTCGTAATCCCTTATTCCAAATCCCATAATTATTCTCCTATTTTAGTTTAAATGTTTCTTTATTCTCTTTACCATCTGTCTTGACTTACCATGTCGCAGGCATATGATATATAACTTAATATGCTTTCTTTTAAGGGAAAGTCTGCTCTATCATTATTAAGTAGACTTTCTATATCAAAACTATCCCAATCATCTTCAAATTTTAGAATAATGTCTCTAGATATTTTTTGGGTTTCAGCAATCGTACTTGTGCATAATCTATCCCAATTCTTAATAATAAATTCTTCCGAGAAGTCTTGTTTCTCTCCCAACTCGTACCAATCTATCTTATCTTCAAATTCATATATGAATTTTTCTCCCATGTTTTGTGTTCTAGACAGTAGTTTCCAATCTAGGATAGATTCGTATTTTCTCATGAATGGTTCAGTTAAATTTACAACTTCATATAAAGTTACTGTTTTCATTTCATCTTCCATTTTAGAAATGAGGCTTAAGAAAAGTTCTTCCGATATCTTAGATTTTATATATTTCAATTCACAACAGTTTACTTTATGAATATATTTTTTTATAAAATCATCTGATAAGTTTTGATGTTTAAAAGCTAAATTTATATCTAAATATTCAATATTCTCTTCTATGAAGTTTTCTTCCAATTCTTCTTCTTTCACTAATCTACACCAATCCACATATTTATTTTTCATTATTTATCTCTCCTAGTCCAATCTTATTATTTTTTTATATACACATACGTGTTTTTCGTCATATTCTAAATCTTTATGGTAGTGTCCAAAGAACCACTTATCATATTTAACATTTATTTTAATATCGTTGAAATAATCTAATAGGTAATTGTCATATGCTCTATTAAATATGCTATTCTCAAAGTCTTTAATAAAGCAATGAGTTAATATATAATCTACTTTATTGTTGCATTCACTAAGACTTTCTAGCCCATTGGTTAATTCCCTGTAATTAGGCAGCTCTTCTTTCCACCAAGATATATTTTCTTTCCTATACACCTTATCTATTGATTCAGCTCCACCCATACAGAAGAAACTCTTTCCTTCTATCTCAAAAATTTCTCCTCTCATAAGGTGTAACACATTATCTCTTATCTTATGTACTTTACCACCTTTAAATTTTGCTATTGGATATTGGTTGAGAAGATTGAAATTTTCGTGGTTTCCATCTATAAATAAAGTAGTAAATGGTTTGTTATTCAACCAATCTAACCAATAATTATCTGCTTTATTACCATTCCAAACTACACCAAAATCACCTAATACTATTAAAAGATCATTTTCATTTAACTTTTCCCTTGTTTTGTTTTTGGAATAAGAAAGCCTAGTTCCTATTCCTTCCCATCCATGTATATCCCCAGTTATATAAATCATTGTTAAATTCGTCTTTCTTTAATGACATCTGGTAATAATGTGTGAGATATAATTTTATCTACATTCATGTGTATTTCAATCTTATCATCTAAAACACTTACTTTATATTTATGTTTTTTTATTTCTTCTAAAACCCCAAAAGAATGTTTTTCCCAATCTGACTGATTCATAACTATTACTAAAGTATATTCTTCCTTATACGAGCCTTCTACTATATATTCAACTTCTACGGACTTTAAATCCCTTAAGACATCCTCTAATACATATTTATGGTATAAATATATTTGATGTTTAGCCATCTTTTCTTGCACATAATTTAATTCACTTTCTAAAAACGCTTTATTCATATGATTGTCTAAAAACATAAAAAATATTATTATAAATAATACAGTGAATGTTACTATTACTCCTGTTTCAAATGACATATTAATCCTCCTTTAAATGAGTCACACTATTCTCCAGTTGTTCTTTAAAAATAATTATATCTTCCGCTGTAAGTCTTGGTACATCTTCACTAACAGCTATTCTTAAAATATCTTGTAATCTATTATTTGCTTTTATGAATAAGTAGATATCATATCCAAGTAAAACAGTTAAGCAACTTATCATAGGGACAAAGCTTTGTTTCCAACCTATGAGATCAAGGAATAACTCAAACCCTACTATAACCAATATACATACTGAATAACTAAAGCTTTTATCTATACACTTCTTCCTCTTTTTGATTATGCCTGTCCCATTTAGTTTTACCATTATCCCTGTTTTAGATATTAATAGTAAACCTTTCATTAAATCTGCTGAAAACTTACACAAGCATAAACCACTTAGGCAAAAGAATATTAAATAATCATAATAATTCTCTCTACTTGGTTGTATTATTAGCGATAGTACAGTTGCCAACAATATACCTAAAAATATTTCCTTATTTTTCTTTATAAACTTCATATATTACCTTTCTTAATTAAAATAAATAATTTATTGTTCCTTTTTTGTCTCAGTCAATATTTCTAAAAATTCTAATATATCGGAAAGATGATTATCATGTTTTATAAACTCCATTTCTTCATGTAGTATTCTATAAAACTTTTCTTTACTTATAAAAGAATCCTCTAAACATCCTTCTGCATCTATTCCATTCATATAAATATTTGCAATCTCTTCTAGATTTTTCTTTAATATTCCTGTGTAAAATCCATTTCCATAATCCTCATGGACATCTATATCTTCTATAATTTCACAAATATCTCTTGAACTATATCTATATTCATACAAAATCCAATCATATCTCAATTTTACATTTTCTATTTTAAACAGTGTATCCAAAGTCCATTCATCATCTCTATATCTTGCATCAGCTATTATGTTGCCTATATCTTCTAGCCTACTCAACTCTATCAATTGTATTATTTCGTCTTCCATTACTTACTCCTTATCATTAAACTAATATTTATAAAACTTATTTGTGCATTTTATCTGTAATGTGTTTTAAATTTCGTGTATATCTTCTAAGGTTCTTTTTTTCACCCTCATATGTTGTTGTCATCCTATCTAAGCGTCCATCCAGAGTCCAAATAGTCAAAGAATAACAACTTGGAGCTACCGATATAAAGTCAATAATTGCACCGAATCTTTCTCTGTTTTTATCTGTCAAATCTCCTGTAATTTCAATTAGATATCCTTTGGTACTCATAGATATATTTATCATCTCTAGTTCGGCATCTGAATACTCATTTAAATGTATTTCAAAACCTCGAGTCTTATCTATATCAATACTTACTGTTTCCGACCTCCTTCTTCTTGCACTCCCAATATTCGTTGCCTCTTTATCAGCATCTATACATGTTACTCTTTTTATCATTTTACTCCTCCTTTTTTTTAACATACCCAAACCCTTGCAATACACCACTTTGTTGACGTCAACAAAATGGGTAATTTAAATAAAATGCTGTTTTTATTCATCATTCCATATTTCTTTCATCTTGTTCCCCTCTTTTTCCTTAACTGATAATAATTCAGTTTCTCCATTTTCTTTTATCCGAATTACTGTTTTGTATTTTTTATCTTTGTCTCCTATCATTGCTGTTAAAATAAGATCTTTCTTATCTTTTGCCTTTTTCATATTAATCCTTTTTTAATAAAAATTACATTTTATGTAATAATACTTTTTCCTTACCATCTTCAACTATCCAAACTGCTTTTAAAAATAAATCTTCAGATGTTATAACTATAGAATGCTTATTTGATAATAAAGATATTTTTTGACAAAGTTCATGAAATATATTATTCGCAACATCCTCGTCTTGTTCGTTATTTACCTTTATCCTTACATTCAATTCATCGCCTTTTTTGTTTTTCAGAAACCACCAAAAAGTATCGCCACGTCCTATGCAAGTTTCCATGTTGAAATCTCCTATATTTTCCATATCAATATTTTCAACATAAGTTCCTTTTTCTCCCATAATTCCATCTACTTCTTCTCCAGCTATTCTATCTATCCATGTTATTCTTTTAATCATTATTTTTTCTCCTTATATGTCACTAATTCATTTTCCATAATATTTATAAGTTCTTTTAATCTTGAAAATTTTCCATAACTATCTTTAATCGCTCTTCTTATTACTAAAGGAATAATATTCTCATTTACACCTATTTCTTCCAGTATTTGAATTGTATGACGATAGCCTGCATTGTTACTATATAATTCAACTAAACCATCTATATCATTTAAATCAACTATACTCCCAATACATCCACCACTATCTCCACAAGTTTCGCATTGTAATTCTTCCCAACTTAATTCTTCACTATCTGTAAAAATCTCTCCGGTACAAGCTTCATATATATAAATCATCTACTTCCCTTTCTTATACTTTTTAATTCATTACCTACAATCCTTATTGTTTTTTTTGCATCTGCTATTTCTTCATATTTATCCCATATACATCTATTCAATATCATAACTATGGTATTTTTAGACACACCTATATTTAATAATTGTTGAAAAGCATTATTGCCACCACCCACAAAACGATAATATAGAGATAACAAATCATCTATGTCATTCAAATCCCTTATTATTCCTATAGGTGTATGACTGTCCCCACAGCCATCACAATCTTTAACCTTCAACTCATCCCAATTTAATTCTTTTTCACTCGTTATAAGTTCGCCAGTGCATTTTTCATATACATAAATCATCTTCTATACCTCTTTTTTTACTAAATTTATCTCTTACACCTCTCAATATAATTGTCATTTTATTGTTTATTATTGAATATTCCGATATTCTTTATATATTTTTTTACATTTTCTCTTCTTATTTCTTTATTTAATCGTTTTTTTTGATTAACTAATATCAATTTTCTATATTTATCAGGTTCTTCTTCCATTAAATATAATAATTTCCAAAATTTCACATTTATATGTCCTTCTCATCTTAATGAAACTAAACTTTCATTGATTTTCTTATTTCTTCTATATCATATAAAAGAGTTCTTTCTATTCCATTCAATAAGATATTAAATTGATTTTTTGTAATATCTAAAAATTTGAAACAGTTAACAATTTTTGCCATAGAACAACGTTCTGTATAATACAACCTATCAAATATTAGTGTTAAATCATTCAAATTATTAACATCATCTATTTGAGCAATAGTATCTCTAGTTTCCTCTAAAGAAAGAGAAATTCTTTCCCAAAATGAATTATAGTTAACAAATCCTTTTTCTCCCGCACTTATTCTTTCCCCTATTTCTATTTCTGGAATTTCTTCTCTTAATATTTGTTCAAACTCTTCATTTGACATATTATCTAATATTTCTTCTATTCTCTCCACTTGCTCTTTCATTGTCTTTTTCATATATCTCTCATTTCCCACTCATCACATTCATTCGGGACTTCTATTTCATATTCAATTTCATCGAAGTCTAATTCTGTTAATTCTTTTGAAATCGTTTTCCCTAATAAATATAATCCTTCACTATCAAGTTCACCATAATCATCTTCATCAACTTCATAGTAACAAGTCATATTTTTATGTATTATTATTTCTCTGCTCATCTACTCTCTTTCTTAAATATTCTCTAATCTCACTATTTTTACTGGTTCACTATTATACCATTGGATAGACTCAAAAGAATTATCTTCTAAAGGTAATTCTTTCTCTAATCCTACACTTTCCCACTCTTCACAATTGCAAGAATCACCACAAGAGGTTTTAGCAGGTTCTTTTTCAAATAAGATTAATGCTTCATTCCTACCTTCTCGTTCATTTTTGGCTATCCAGTTGTATTCTTTATCGATATATTTCATTATCCTTAACTCATCATCGCTACATTTTTGAACTGTTTTAGTCGCTTCGTGGTCTATACAACTATTCCCGACCATTTTGTTATCGCCTACATAATACCAAATTTTATCAAGACAATCTTTAGTTATACTGTTGATGTAATATATTTTGTATCCATGTTTAATATTTCCACAAACAACCTTATCTCTAACTTTATACATTACCTTTCGTTCGTTTTCAATTGAATGATCTATATCTGTTAAGTTCAGGCTTTCACACTCCTCCCAGATTACACCCCTAAGTATAAATAATTCTCCATTAAATATATTGTATTTCTCATTACTTATTCTAAAAATTTGTCCTTCTTCTAAATCGTAATGTTCTTTAATTAATTCTAATATTCTTCCACTTAATTTCATAAGACCTCCTATTCCTTAATAAAATGACTATTTTAACTTGTTTTTATACTCACTTAAAAGATTATATCTTTTTATCGGATTAAATTCTTTATAGTTAAACCTATAATTTAAATATCCTCTAGCGTCCAAATTAAAATTCGGTTCAAAATCTTGAATCCTACTGCTAGGATACGTATATCCTGTTCTTTTATTCACTAATACCATATCGGCTGTATCAGAGCTAATTTTAAATGTTAGTAAGTTCATTAAATATCACTCCTTTTTAATATAATCATACTTTTATCATAAATACGCATTTTATTACATTGCGTACATACCATTACTTAAATCTTTTTTATGCTGTTCTATGAAATCATTAATTTCTTCAAATATTTTTTTATATGATTTATCGCAAACATTACCTTCGATTTTTATACATGGAGTCACAAAATTGATTTTAGACTCATTCTTATATGTCTGATATTGTTTGTAATATCCATTTTCTAATACTATTATCAAAACTTCATCATTAGAATTTATTATTTTGTTCATAATCCTATCAGATATTTTTCTTACATCTTCTATTGTAAAATCTTCCGTAACTTTGAATTTTATTTTTACTGAAATTATCTCCTGTATTGGATTACACATCTGAATATCCAAACATGGTTCAGTATATAATTGTGTTTTTAACTCTCCACCTGAAAAATCATATTTTTCTAAATCATTATGAAACCACAATGTACTTTCTTCTTTCAAACTCTTAATAACCATTTTTTTTATCATATATTCTCCTTTAATTCACCCTATTTTTATATTTTTCTTATATAGTATAATTATGTTTTTTTATTATCCATCTATTAGCAAAGGTTCGATACACCTTTTATAGTAGTCTGGTATATATTCTTTTGTTACATCTAATAAACAAGATGGTTCAACGTCTAAACCCAAGTCGAAGTCTTTAGACATCTGTAATATATATTTCTTATCTTCTTTGTCTTCTCTCATGTAGTCATTCAATTTCTCTATTTCATATTCTGTAATCAATCTATTTGTTTCTATGAAATACATTCGTTCTTTCATAAACATTGACACTTCTAAATCCTCGCCTATCCCTTTCGGGAAAATATCATCAAACATTTCTTTTATAACATCCCTAGGTTCATTCAACAAAGACCCTACTATATCAACCTTTACTTTTTCAATTTCCGTCAATCTGTTGTAATCTAAGTTTATCAAGTCGACACCGATTCTTTCTCCACAGTAACTTAATAATGAGTTTAAATTCTTCCTTAAAATTTCTTGATATTCAAACGCATGAACAACTTTTAAATTACCTATTGCATAATAATATTTTTTCATATTCAATAAAACCTTCCTTTTATTTAAAATACTTCTTTTATTTAATCCTTTCACTCCATTTAAACTTTTTTATATCATCATATCTAATTAATATAGATTCAGAGTAAACCGACTTTAACTTACCACCATACTTAATTTCCACAATTTCTGATTTTACGTTAAATGGTATCATAAACTCAAAAAATGGGTCATTCCCTAAGAAAGATTCTATGCTAAATACTTCATCTAAATCTATTTCCCATATACTCACTGATTCTTCTAAATCTTCTTCTAAATAAAACATTCCTCTAACAAAATAATATTTCATCTCTACATCTAATTCATCTCGGATAGCTCCATATATTTCAACTAAATCATCTGAACGACCCTTTATAAATACTACTCCATCTCTCTCCATTTCATCTTGAAATTCATTAAAATTATATGATAAATCTAGTCCGTTTAATCTTTTCTTCCACTTATTTAATACATTTATTTCTTCTGAACGTTTACGATGTTCATTCTTTATTTCTATTACATCCTCCAGCATCGTTTTCACTTACTTCTCCTTATATGTCTAATAATAATGGTCTAATATGTTTGTCATAGTAGCTCGGATTATCCTCTTTCAACTTATCTAATAAGTATCCTCCGTTTAAATTATCTGGAATATCATCTAACTTCTCACAAAATAACAGTTCCATTTCATCTTCTGTTAATTCTCTATTTACTCCCAATACATATATACCACCACCATATTGTATTTCGATTGTTAAGTTTTCAATATCCATATCTAATTGATTAAAGTATTCTCTAGCTTTCAACTCAAAATAACCTGCATCTTTTGTCTTGTTGAAAATAAAATGAGTTTCTAACAACCTTATTAATTCCATTTCGCTAAGATTTTCTTCGTCTAGAGTATCTAGAGTTATTCCTGTTTTCCTTTCATAAAATTCAAACATTCTAGTTCTACTCATCCCTATTATTGCTTCTATCTCAAATGCTCTTATTAGTTCTTGATTTGTTGTTTTATATAAATATTCTATCATCCACTTCTCCTTCATTATGTAAAATTCACTAGCTTTTATTTGCCAACTTCTGCCGAATTAGTTAAATCCCAACTATTGTAGGAATTATTATAAACAGAATAAAACCGACAATAGCTATTACAATTGTTATATTTAATTTCCTTGATTTATCTTTATATAATGTTTTTTGTTCCTCAATAGTTTCTTTTGAGTAATTATATCGTTCGTATATCTCTAAAATCCTATAGGTTTCATTTTTTTTGATTGTATACTCAAATATAAAGCAAAAATTGAACACCCATGTAATAAATAAGAACGCAATTAGCGGCATAATTCCCCCCCAACTTAGATTTTTCTATAAATCCATAAGAATACCTATCTTTTATTTTCTCCTAATATTACTATTTATTTACTATTTTAAATTTCCCATATTTACCAAATAATTCAAGATCATATCTATGTACTAACTCTTTAATTTCCCTTGGACTGAATTCTGTCACTTCACAATTGAAATTTTGTATGTCTATTAAAGTTATTTTTTCTGAAGTTATATTTTTATTGGCAAACTTGTTATAAGATGTTATTTTAGCTATTCCTATAAAAAATTTATCTCCACGCATATTTTCTACAATATCTCCTGCATAAATATTGTAATATTCTGGTGTAATATTTATTTCCATTTCTACTTCTCCTTCATTATGTAAAATTCACTAGCTTTATTTAATCTACTTCCTTATAAGTTAAATATCCAATCCCTCATACCTCTATAATACTCATCTAACTCTTCAAGTAAGACCTTTTCAGTTGTCATTCTTATACTTATTGCTGAAACTCCGTCTTCTCTTTCTCCACTACATTCTATCCACACTGAATCTTCTTCCCCATTTAAAAATGCTTCTTTGTCGAATACAAAATCTTTGGGATTTGAATAGTAATTCAAGACAAGTTCTCTCATTGTCTCATTGTCTTCGTACTTTTTTAAATTTAACAAGTCACTGACATCATCACCTACTCCATAATGCCTTTTCATTTCAAAAATCTTTTTCATATAATTTCCTCTCAATAAAATAAGAATTTCATTCAATTAAAAACACCAAAATACTAACTTTACTATATATCTATTATAACATAATTTTTTTGTTATGTCAATTATTCTTATATATAGTATTAAATTATTTTTGGTGTCCCTTATAACTGTTTTTTTATTCGATTTTTACACGTAGTTTCGGATACTATGTCTGCATGTAACTATTTTACCTAAAATCACATGGGTAAAGAAGGGAGATTGACTCTCTTTTTTACTTAAAAGCATCTTTTTTGCAAGTTGCATCTATATAAAGTATTATAATATCCTCGCATATTAATATTTCTTGATCCATTTATATTACCTTTCTCTCTGGTAAGTTATCTATTAGAAATTTACACTTATCGACACAATCTTGACATGACAGGTTTTCACTTAATCTAAATCCTATGAATATACCATAATCATTTCCTTCAAATATATCCCAGTCTAATTCTGGTGTATCATCTAAATATTCGGCAAATTCTTTTTTTTCATATATAGAATAATCTTCTATTAGAAACACTACACTTTCATAGTATTTCTTTGAGATATAATCATAGTCTTCACCTTCAAAATATCTAATTCCTTTGTATATTCCTTTTTCAATTAAATTTCTCATTTGTTTATACCTATCTAGAAACTACAAACACTAAACATATTTACAACTCATTATACTTGTCTCAACTTTAAAGTGCTTATCTAGATTCCCCTCTGTATAATATTTTGTAATTTCTTTCATTAGATCATCAAACTCATTGAGACCTTCCCTACTATGTTCTTCAAGCGTTATAATTAAACATCTACCTTCATCCAAATAAATTTTTATTCGATAGCAATTGCTTTCATATGTTTTTTCTAAAAACTGTATTTTATAAAACGGAACTCTGAAAGAAGATTCCTTTCTCCCTATAATTGATGATACTATTAAACATGGATATTCTCCCCTTATTTCTTGCCACATAATTTTTCTCCTTTTTTTATATTAAAAACTTGATTTTATTTACTTTTAAAATAATTCTCTTATCTCTTCTTTAGTCATTTTCTCATATTCTACTTCAACCATTTTGCCACGTTCTTCACTTATTCTTTCAGCTTCTTTAAGTGCATTTACTTTATTTTCTAGATCAATCACTTGTGAAAAGTGATAATCTAAGTCCATATCCACATATACCAATGATTCATTTTCTTTTAATTTAAAATCTTTATCTAAAGTGGTTGAAGGATATTCTTCAATAGGTATATCATATAATAATAGCGATATTACTTCTTCTGCGTAGACTACAGCTTTACCATAAGTACTGGCATATGTTACCATCTCTCTATCTTCAAATGTTGGTAAAGTTACATAAAAAACGTTATCTTCTTTATTTTTTTCAATTACAACTGGATATACGATATTCATATTGTTCTCCTTTTCTTTCCCATTGCCTAATTATTAGAGCATTTCGTTTAAGCTCAACATTAGGATATTTTGCCAATAGTTTCCTTGTGTCAAATCCATGTGGAGTTACAACTGAAAACCCATTTGGGGTCTGATAAATTTCATATAAATCGTCACTCCCTAATATATTAACTAAATCATTTGTAAAGTCATGGCTATAATCATTATTCTTTATGTTATCCAAGTCAAACAGGAACTTCTTTGTAATAGCCATATTAGGTTTTCCTGCAATCTTCTTGATTTTTCTCATAATATTATCTAATCTTGTATCTTCAAAATCTATTAAATGATGGATCAACTCTTTTCGTATTTTTTCACCATCTCTTAAGTCTATGTATTCGTACCACCTAGACATTTCACCATCAACACCTTCTTCTATGAATTTAATCCATTGCTCTTCCAATATTTCCCAGTCTTGCATTGTTGGTATATCTGGCAATAATAGTGTTTTTCCTCTTTCTTTAAACCCCTCAAGTTCTCTATTATCCTTGTTTCTTGACTTGAAAAGTATAAGTTTATAATTATTTTCAAACATTTTATTCCTCCTCAATAAAATAACTATTTTAACTCGTTTTTTGCCTTATCTTCAAGAAAAAGCATGATTGATATTATTATTACTTTATAAATTGCAACACCTGCAAATACCGGTATCCAGTTTTTAAATTCATCCATACTAATCCTCCTCATTGACTTACTTTTTAATTTATGGCATCTTAATAAGACATAAGTATCCCACTTTTCTTATTAACTATAAGCATATTTTAACACAATTTATTCGTTATGTCAATGTCAGTTTATAAAGAAGGATTCTTTATCTCTATTATTTTTTTTTAGAATTATTTTCAATTCTGTCTTGTCTTATTATCGCTGTAATAATCTTACCCATAACCTTGTAGTCTATATGTTCGCTTCCATTGACTACTATGTCTATATATCTATCTTCCGCTGAGTTAGGTCTTAATACAACCTTATCACCATATAGTAAAACACGTCTAATCTCATATACACCTTCTAGTTTGACTAATACTAAATCTTTATTTTGTAATCTATTTACTCTAGAATATTCTTTGTCTATAACAATCCACGAACCATTAGGAATTTCTTTATTCATACTTTCGCTTGTATTTTTCAAGGTGGTTAAAGTTTTCTTTCCACCATATTCATCTAAAAATACATTTGGTAATTTTTTTTCATCAAGTTCTTTATTTTTAGGTATGTTTTCCTCATTAAGTTTTTCATGGAAAGTTTTTGTAGGTGCATTATATTCTAATGTATGTTCATATTCATCAAAAGCCAATAACCAATCCACTTCAACTTTAAATATATCTGAAAGTTTCTTTATTGTGCTTCTTTTCATATTTTCTACTTGTCCAGCCTCATATTTATTTATAGCGGCACGCTGTACCCCAACTATATTTCCTAGTTCTTCTTGAGTTAGTCCTAACTTTAACCTCATTTCCTTTATTCTATTTCCCATTAAATCTGTAGATTTCTTCATAAATACACCCCTTTCTATATTATGTATTGTATCATATTATTTAACATATAGTCAATAATTTTATTTTTTGTAATAAATTTAATACAAATCTCTTGACATATAATCTTAAAAAATATATGATATATGTATCTTAATAAGAACATATTATTTTTATATGTTTATTTTGTAGTACATTTAAGATATATAATAAAAAATAGGAGGTAATTATGCAAGAATTAATTAGGGTAGAAACAAATGAAAACATGGAACCAATTATAAGTGGTAGAGAATTACACGAAAGGTTAGAAGTTAAGAGCAAATATAATGACTGGATCAAAAGGATGTTAGAGTACGGATTTACTGAAGGCGTTGATTTTACACTATTTACTCAAAAAAAAGTAAGTAGTAACGCAAGTGGATTTAAAACAATAACAGACCACATTCTAAAACTAGATATGGCAAAAGAAATTGCGATGATACAAAGAAATGAAAAAGGAAAACAGATTAGAAAATATTTCATTGAGGTAGAAAAAGAGTTTAATAGTCCAGAAAGAATAATACAAAGAGCATTAGTATATGCAAATAATCAGATAGATACTTTGAAATTAGAAAGTAAAATAAAGGATCAGCAAATAGCAGAATTGAAACCTAAAGCTGATTATACTGATATCATATTGAAAAATAAAGGTTTAGTAACAGTCTCACAAATAGCTAAGGATTATGGTATGTCTGGAAATGCTTTGAATAAGATACTAAATGCCTTAAAGATACAATATAAGCAAAGTGGACAATGGTTGTTATACGCAAAATACCAAAATAATGGCTATACTCATTCAGAAACTATTCCATTGCTTGGGGTAAATGGATTTGACATAGTTAGTATGCATACGAAATGGACACAAAAAGGAAGATTATTTCTATATGAATTGCTAAAAGAAAACAATATATTACCAAAAATTGAACAAAACTAAGGAGAAAATAATGAAATCATTTGAAATAACTTACAAGAATGGAATTAAAAATACTATAACACCTTTAAATTTAAGAACTATTCAAGTCGATGGATTCACTTTCATGTTCCATGAACACATAAATCTTTGCCAAGTCTATTTAGGTTATGAATACCTTGAGTTATTAAGAGAATTTACTATATCAGAGTTTGATTTAGTATTTTGCATTAACTATCTTAAAAATTATGTCAATACTGGAATAAGAATGTAATATAAACACAAAAAACTAGCACAATTGTGCTAGTTTTATTTTTTACGCTAAACCATTTATCTCTCTTAACATTTTTTTTGAATTCTCATATACTATATTTATAGAACCATATTTGTATGATATCTCAAATGGCAAATCAGAATCTTTTTCTGAATCCTTTAAAAATAATAATATATGTGACTTAGAACCATATTTTGCTATTCTAAGGCTATATCTATCTGAGTCTAAACCTATTTTATTCATTATGTCTTTATAGTCATTAACTTCATAATCTTCTCCTAAATTTACCTTTATTGATTGGATTTCTCCATCTTCAAAAAAACCAAAAGTATAATCTAAACCATTTTTTTTATAATACAAGTAGTCAATCATCATTGTCCCATCATTTATTTCTTTATAAGGTTTTCCCCATTCCCCATTTTCTGATGTTAGGTCATTTCTTGTCATTGATATATATTCATTAGCATCAATGATTTTTTTATTATTTTCAAAAAATTCAAACAATCCTGCTGTAATAACAAAAAAAATAATTAATATGCAACCAATAGTATATTTAGTATTCTTATTTTTCTTGAGTTTAAATTTTTTATGAGATTTTATTCCTAAAAATTCTTTCTTTTTTAGATCAAATTCTTCTTGTGTGATAATTCCATCATCTAATAACTTCTTTAAATCAATTAAATCATCAGCATTTATTTTCTTCATAACATTCTCCCTTTAAAATTGTATAATTACTATAATAGGATAACGCTTTTTACTTATTTTATCAACCATATATTTAAAAATATGGTTAAATTATCTTAAAATCTTTACCAAATCAACTATGATTTTTAGTTTCTCTTCATCAAGTCCTACAATCTCACGTGCAATTATATCTATCTTATCAGTTAATGAATCTTTACCAGTAATTATATATTCCATAGAAACCCCTAACACATTGGCTACAGAATATAATTTATCTGCTGATGGCAAACTTTTATCCCAATTTCTTATTGTTCCATGTCCAACATTTGCCTTTCTTTCAAGTTCAGCAATGGTCATTCTTTTATTTTTTGTAATAATTTTCAAACGATCTAAAACACTTGATTTAATATTATTCATTTACCTATCTCCTTAAACCCACTTGAATTACTAGATTCACATTTTTGTGAAAGTAGTGTAAAATCAACGCCTTCAGCAAATACACATTCTTCATGTTAAAAGAAGTCTTTTATTAAGTTTTATCTAAATATACTATTTAGAAATTCTATAGCGTCAATTAATTCTAAGTAATTGTTTTCCTCTAATGTTAAAAAGTCTTTTATATCTAATCTTAGATAGTATTTTGTTGAAAAGAAAGATTGTTCATAATTTATGATTTTAAATTTTCTTTCTTTTATCATTATGAAATCTTCTTGATACATATTCTCTTTTAAATATTCTTTTTTTTCATCATTATTTAATATCATTATTATATTTAGTTCTTCAAGATCTACTTTTTCATCCAAACATTCTTGTAAATCAGTATTTTTCTCAATTTTGTTATCTCTTCCATTGTTTATTTTTTTTAAAATCATTATCAAACCTTTCTTTAATCCAAAATATATTTTCAAAAGAAATTTTAACTTAATTATAGTTAATTTGTTCTTTTATGTTTATCTTGTTTATATGATATAATAAAAGTATATGTATTGTCAATATGTATGTTAGTTTTTATTTTATTATATTGCAACATATATGTTGGGTAATTAGATAATTCAATGATTCAAGAAAGGATTTTTTTATGAACATAATTGAGAAGAGAAGATTAGAACTTGGATATAATAAAAAACTTTTTGCAAAATTGGTAGGAGTAAGTGAGATGACTGTAACTCGTTGGGAATCAGGTGATGTAGAAAATATGAAATCTAACAATATTATATCTGTAGCTAATGTCCTACAAATTTCACCTTTAGATATATTAAGTATAAATAACCAAGGACAAGAATTTAAGAAAGAAAGAGTTACAGAAGACATTAATTATGTCTATGATAAATTACCTATTTCGGTCGCAGCAGGTATTCCTTTAGATTATGAATCGGGATACAAATTTGAAAAAATGCATATTCCAGATGATATTTTAGGAAAAAGAGCTGGAAAAAAAGAAATCGGTATTGCAAGAGTAAATGGTGACTCAATGAATAAAGATATACCAGATGGTTCATGGATCATTATAGATAGATATTATAATGATTTAAGTAAGGTTAAAAATAATGACATTGTATTAGTAAAAGATACAGCTGGATATACTATTAAAAGAATCGTTAAGTTAGGAGATAGAGTTGTTTTAAAACCAAATTCAACAGATGATAGTTTTACAGATATAATTATCACAAAATACAATGTGGAAGATTTTAAACTAATTGGAAAAGTAATAACATATATAGTTAATCTATAATTATTTTAGAGAGTTATATTATATACTCTCTTTTTTGTTGTAAGAATTTAATCGAAATTATTTATCAAACTCTCTAATTCAAACATTTATGTATCAATTATAAGTTGATTTTTATACCATTCCGGAACTTGTTTGAAGGCATAATTTCACCCTTGTCAGGATGAAAAAAATAAGTATTCCGTATACTGCCATCGTCAATCTGTTCAGCAATCTAACTAAGTAACGCACTAGCATCTTCAATCGCTTTTTCACTTTCCCACCATAAAAATGGTCGCTACACCTCCAGCATAATTTATTCATCGGTCATGCAAACCCGACTGACGTATTACCTTGTGTCTACAGACATGGCACAGTGGTAACCGATTAGACTTTCTAGCATTGGCTCTAATTAACCTATCGTTTTTATACTGCTTTCGGCTTGCAGTGATATAACAAATAAATTATGCAATTTAACATCTATATTAACACTAATTCGATAGTTAAGTCAAGATATTATTTATATAAAAAATAAAATATATTTATATTTTTTAACATCATCAGTATAACCTAGTATTTTCAATATGTCAACAACATTTTTCGAGTGTTTACATGTTTACATGTTTACACGTTGTCATGTTTACGTGTGCATATGTTTACAAAACATGGTGTTTACGTGTTGTCATGTTTACGTGTTTACACGTTTACATGTTTATATGTTGTATTTTTATTTTTTTTTATAGCATTGATATTTCAATATTATTTTACATATAACTGTTTACGTGTTTATGTGTTTACGTGTTTACACGTTTACATGTTTATGCATTTACGTGTTGTCATGTTTACGTGTTTATGTGTTTACGTGTTTATGCGTTTATGTGTTGTCATGTTTACAAAAAATAAAAGTTATGATATAATTATATTATTAAAATATTAGGAGGACGTTATGGCTGAAAAAATATTATTTGCTAATTTTAAAGGTGGAACTGGGAAAACTACAAATGCTTGCATGATATCTCTTAGACTTGCAGAATTAGGTAATAAAACCTTACTAATAGACTTGGATCCTCAAGCAAATGCAACTGGAATGTTGTTATTAACGAAACAAAGAAATACAGGTGAAATAACCAAGTTTAATTCAACACTAATGACGGCACTAGATGATGGCAATTTAGAGAGTATCATTACAAGCATTAAGCAAAATCTAGATATAATCCCTACATTTGTAGACTTTGCGGGATATCCATATTATCTGATGGATAAATTTGAAGATGAAAGAGACAGGGTGTATTATTTGAAAACCTTAATTGATAAAATCGAAGATAAATATGATTATATTATTTTTGACGTACCACCTACTATCTCTATATTTACAGATTCAGCAGTAGTGGCATGTGACGCTGTTACTATAGTTCTTCAGACACAAGAACATTCATTCTTAGGTTCTCAAATGTTTATAGAATACCTACAAAAACTAGTTAATAAGTATTCGTTTGAAATAGATATATTGGGAATATTACCAGTTTTATTAAAAAACACATCTAAAGTAGATCAAGCTGTATTGGAGAACGCAAAAGAAGAGTTTGGTGAAGTTAATTTTTTTGAGAATGTTGTAAAAAACATGGAAAGAATAAAAAGATATAGCATGCAAGGCGTTCCTGATATGACAAATAGAAATGATTATGACATGCATGATGTTAAAGTATATGACATGTATAAACATGTCACGGATGAATTTTTAGAAAGGCTAAATAGAATTGAAGGTGAACAATAAATGAAATTACAACCAGAAAATAAAAAGAAAAAAGATATTTATGACTTAAAAAGTAACGGAATAATAAGACCAGAGAAACAATATGAAGAGTCAGAGCACTTAAAAATATCCCCAAAAAAAGAAGTAAAAAAAGAAATTATAAAACCTAAAAAAATAAAATACAAATACATTAGAGGTGAAGAAGATTCTGTCAATCTAGCAAACGCAGTTGTTCTTACGTCTTCATATAAAAGCGTAGGAGAATATGTTAAAATATTAATAGAAAATGACTTTCAAGAAAAAACAAAAGAGGAGCAAGAACAAATAAAAATAGCATTGCAAATGATAGAAAGTAAAAATAAATAATAATTTGTATACATTTACATTTTTACATATTTACATTTATGTTAATTTACATTTTTACATATTTTAAAGTTAAGATGCACGTAGTAGAATCATCATCATTTTGGTAGGATATATAGCATAAATTAATGATATTGCAAACAGGTATACCTGTTATACATATTATACCTGTTATACCATTAAAAATGCTTTTATCTTCGGAATATATAGACGAAACTATTTAAAGTAATATAGTAAAATCGTCATCAATTTGGATGGAGTAGAGTGGAATAGAGTAGTGAGTAATAATTATATTATATAGTATTTTAACCATCATTTTGGGAAGATTATAATATATATAATAAATCTATCATCATTTTGGATAGATTTATAAAAAAGGAAGGTCAATAACCTTCCTTTTTATTTCTTATATATTTTTTCATACCACTTCATCATATCTGTTACATTAAACTTCAATGGCAATCTAGGATTATCTTCTTTTAAACTCTTTGAATCCCAAGGGATACCAGTATCTTGTTCAATTACATACATTCTATATAATATACCACTTCTTTTTAAATCGGTTCTGGTTACAGCGTTATCAACTCCAAATAGAATTTCATTAGCTTCTCTAAGCATGAACCTTGCTTTTTCAAAAGAAATAGGATCGAACCCATCATTGTTATTTCTAAGTCTTCTAGCCTTTATTATATATTCAGATTCCATATTGTAGTCCATGAATACTTCTACAGGATTCATCCTTATAGGATCATCTCTAAATACTGTTTTTCCTCTAGTTTCATTACATTTTTTTGCTAATTCTATGAAATATTCATCTATTTCTATCTGGAAATTATGTTCGCCATCTGTAACATTTGCCACCATATTTACTTCATCAATATCACTCATTTTTAATAGCGTTAAAGGTTTATACTGAAGTTCACCAAAGCCTAAGAATGTAGCATACATCAAAAATGCTTGTTGTGGATCTTCTAATTCTTCACAATATGCAACTATTTCATCTCTTGAAGCATATTTCCTTGGCTCAATGAAGTTGACAAAGTATTCTGTTTTCACATTAAAGTCGACACCTAATAACAAGAATAATCTATTGTAACTTCTAACTTTTGTTGCCGCAAAGCCAACAGAGGATACTTTTAAATCTGTAAAATATTTTAGAAAATCTGAATTACTCAAGTTAAGAAAAATATTTTCATGATTTGATTCCACATCAAAACTATCACCTTTAAAATATCTAATGAAATGATTATAAACAGCCGTAATTTCGTTAAACGTTGGAATCGTATCATGTTTTAATTCTTCTTGAACAAATTGCAAAGTTCTAAAATTATACGCTTTTTTCTCATCAGAATTAAATGGATTCAATTCCAATAGCATTGGATTATATGCTATATTACTTTCCTCATCTTTATCATCATTTAATGCAATTACCATATTAGCTTTAAAAAATATTTGATCTGGTTTCAATGGGTTTATATCACTCCATTTATCTATGAACTCTGGATACTGCCTAGATATACTATATTGGCTGTTAAATCCATAATGTTTCCATATATCACACAGAGGAATTGATACAACTCTACCATCCTCGTAGAATACATCAATTGGCTTTGTATAAGATACAATATATCTAGTTGGAGTTTGCTCTTCATCAGCCCAATACTTGCGCATAAAGTAAGAATCAATATATCTAGTTAAATATTCTTCATATGTTTCTTTCATTTTATTACACCTACTTTCTATTAAAAAGCATTATCTTAACAATTTAATTATATTGTTAACAACATAATAACACTAACAAGTTGTTATGTCAATTAAAATCAACATTTTATTTATATAATTATTGCAAAAAGGCGAACATTAAGACTAATCTAATTAATTAGATATCTCAAGTCATCATATTTGACTCATATATATTAAATTAACAACCTTTAAATTGGTGTTCTAAGCAATTGTAAAACCTCTTTGATACTTATATATGGCAAAGTATCCATATACCTTAAAATCGATTTTAGAAGGTTATACAAGTTGTTTAAAGATACAGCATAAAGAGTATATTTGAGTTTTAAGAGGTGGAAGACGTGAAGGTACTACAATATTAAATATTAATTAAAACGCCTTAAAATCGATTTTAGAAGGTCATATTTTTAGTAGCATATACAAAAAAGACTTGTAGAAAATCCACAAGCCTAGTATTAATATATTTATCATTTTTGGGGATCCTCCTTTATATATTTTTAATCTTTAAAAAAGGAATAATCTTTTTTTATTTTTAATTAAAACACCTTTATTAGTCGGGTAGAATCCCTTGAATGATTTTACATTGTCAATATAATATTTTTCAAAATCTATATATCTTTTCATTTTTGGATCAGCTTTTTTATGAGTCAAATTAAACAGCAAGCGACCTGCACCACGCTTAGTAACAACGCCTTTTTTTAGTTGGTATTGACTGTATACATCGTCAAATACACCTGTTGCAATATCCCTCAAGGATATTTTACCTTTAACTAAACAGAAGGCAATTATTAAGTCAGTGTTGCCAAATAACCTAATATCATCAACTATATTTTTTAGCAAATATAAATTAAAATTTACACCATTTAAACTAAAATCAATATATTTATATTTTGTCATCATCCTTTTTGACACTTTTACATTGTCAATTGTCCAGCCTTCTTCGATTAGATCCACGATTGAATTATAATCCTTGTCTATATTATAAAATTTATCTTTTATTTTAATTAAAAACATCTTAACCACTCCTTATTATTATTTTTTACCTGATCCACCTAAAATTATACTTACTAAAAATACTATCATTGCTACAAAACCGGTAAAGAGTCCCCTGCCTACATCTGAAGCAACTTCTACAGCTTTTTCTTTGTATGCATTTTCTTGTACTTCTTCTTGTGGTGGATATTGTCCCCATGCAATTAATAATTGTCTTTCACTCATTTCTAAAAAAGTCAAATTATCATTAGCTATATAATACATCTCTTCATCTGTGTGTCCATAATCTAGAGAGTCTTGTATTATTTTTAATTGATCCGCATTAAAATTGCCCTTGATATTGTGTTGTTTTAACCATTCTTTTGCTACCTTTGGTTTAAAATCAAAATTATACATATTTTTACCATCCTTTTTAATAAATGTAACGTATATTGTACAAGTCAGTTACTGTATTATCATTGTTTGATATTCTCAAATAATTAAATTCAGTACATTCTATTGGTGTTGTCTCAACAAATTGTTGATATAATTCTTTTGGAGCATCTATATATATTTCCCTATCATTTTTGAATGAGTCATATATTTGAAAGTGCATATCACAATATACAATATCAACAGTTATATTATATTTTTTTATACGATCTTTTAAGATACTAGGTATTATTACTTTTTTTATCTGATGTGGTCTTACCTCATCAATGATATACTCATCATATTTACCTTTGTTATAATCTAAGTCACTTAAATTATTTAAGGTTGCATCTGTCACATCAATCTCTAATAATACAATTCCGTATTGCGTAAATGTATTAAGTTCGGTTTTTGGATTAAACAAGTATACAACTTCTTTAGAATTTTTTGCCCGCTTATTATAATCCCAACTATCATTACCACATCTAGATATAGGCAAAATACCATCTTTTAGTATGCTATTCAAATCTTTTATATCAACATTTTTATACAATTTCATTTTCAAAACCTCCATATATTATATTAAATCTTTGTATTTTTCGTTTAAATCATCAATTAAATTTAATATATCAGTCATATCAAAACCGTTGTAGCTTATTTCTTTCTTTTCTATATACTCTTTTTTCATTTCTTCAGGATAAAAATCTAGTTCCCTTTCAAAGTCTTCTATCTTTTCGTATGCATTAGCTAAATCATTCCACCAATTAAATGTATTTTCATTTTCCCAATAATAACCGTTTTCGTCTTCTTTTGCTTCTGTATATATTTCCTCATGTACTTCTACTAGCTCCAAGTTTTCTATATCTGATAAATAATATTTTTTCATTTTTTTACACTCCTTTTTAAAATTAATTGTTAAGATTATACTTTATATTATACTATATATTTAATGATTGTTGTTTTAAAATTTAACTATAATTCTTCAATTATACAATTATATTCTGTGTGAAAATCATGGTAAAAGCAATCTGATAAACTTGAAAATAAATTACTTAATTGACTGTTTAAAATTTCTATTTTTTCTATAAAATAAAGTTCATCATCATGCAGCCTATTGATTTTAAATTCACTATATTTTAACTTATCTATAATATCTTCAGCGGTATTTATTAATTCTTTGTAAAACAAAATTTTGTCTATGTTTGGATATCTTGTATTTTCTTTCAATGCAGTTTCTAAAGTTTTTTTAATTTCTATTTCTGTATTTTCTACAAGTGTATTTAATTCTTTTAATATATTTTCTTTATTCATTTTTCTACTCCTTATATACTGTATAAATATCCGTATTCTGTAAATTGTCCACCTTGTTCCATATTGCTAAAAACTTATTAAAATCATATTCGCTTAATTTTTCTACCTCCTCTACAAGTTCGTCCAATGTATATATATTTTCATATTCGCTAAATCCCTCAAATATTTCAGGATGATTACAATCATAATCAGATATGAAAATTTCTTCACTATCTTCACCAATTCCAATATTATTAAATACTTCTTGTATTTCTTCTGTTGTCGCTGGTAACGTCAACCACTCACCAACTAATTTACCATTATTGTATTCGTGCAAGTTTGTTATATATATTTTAAAATTTAAGTTTTTCATTGTTTATTTCCTCCTCTTATTTGATTTGTTAAATATTCCCAACCTTCATTATTTCACTAAAATAATATTTCTGCTTATATCTAACAACATATGAGTCGCCCTTACCGTCATAATGGACTTTGCTAGTATATTTGTTGGTGATTTTACCTCCAGAATAAAAAGCTGTTGTTACCTTTTCGCCTACATTCCCATCCTCATCATCTAAAACAACAAGGGCGTCAAAGGCTGTTAAATTATAAAATCCCACTATCTTATTTTTTTTCATTTTTTTGTACCTCCTAATATCTATACAGCGTATTGTTTTCTATAAATTCAACGCCCATTTTTTTTAAATCATTTATAATAAAAGATCTTTCTTCCGCGCTATGCTCATTTAAGTCTTTAAGTTCGGTTGTTTCATAATACATGCCTGTATCAGTTGGATGTATTACTTTTATTTCTTCCAATATGTTTTTAGCTATATTATTAATATTTTTCTTGTATCTTCTAAAGTCATGGATATTATTAATACCAACAACGCTTTTTGCATAATCCTGTATTTTCATTTTTTTGTTCCTCCTCTTATTTTATATCTGTAAATTAAATATATAGTTATTAATGATATTATAATTATGCTAAATATATTAATCGCTATATTATCGCTTATTACTGTTATTAACGCCAATATTGTAGATATTGTTGTTAATGTTGCTGTTGTTTTATTATTCATTTTATATTGTAAATATGCGTTATTTGTGGTATAATGGTTACATAATGTAAATATCTAGAGAGGTTTTGCAACCTCTCATCACTTAATTTAATAAGTGTAGTATCAATTTGATAATTACCGTTATCAAAGTATTGATACTTATCAAGAGATTTATTAGTTTAACACGCTTGTACTCTTGACGTTTAGGATACCTTTTAGGTGTCCTTTTTTTATGCAACTTTTTATTATTTACACGTCGCATATTTTCCCCCTTTCTCAATCAATTTTATATATTTTATTTCTTTGATTGCTATTTGTTAATTCAAGTATATCATTATTATTATGTTAAGTCAAGCAACTTTTTGATATATTTTTTAATTCTTTTTTTAATCCTATTTAAATATGCAACAATCGTATTTAATGTATATGTTGTAATATCAAGGATTGATGTATTTAATTAAGTTGCTTGTTTGATTTGTTAATTACATCTTACCGCTATATTTAAACAATGTCAACAGTTATTTTAAAATAATTTTAAATATATTTTTTGCTGGTTATCGCATATAATGTAAGTAATATATGTGGTGATTGATATCTGGCTGAGTCATTGCAATACATACACAAGTTAATTAGTACTTGATAAAATTAATAGTTGTGTGGTACTATTGAAGTAGTTGGTAACTAGCTGAGTGTAACCCTTGTGTGTTAAACAAGAGGAAGAAGAGAAGGATAAAAAAAGAACGATTGAAAGAAAAAGAAAAGAAGAGAGTTGAAAAGTTAGAAAATTCTAAAAATAAAGAAAAATATAAATTTAAAGAAAATTAAAAAATGAACGATTAAACAGAATGTTGAAATATTGTTCGTGTTCTGATAATTTTATAAAAGTCAATACTTGACAAATTAAGTTAAATGTGATTTGAGTTGTTGGACTGTGGATAGGTTAAAAGTGTTAAGCATTTTCAATTTTTATATAAACTTGTATATACAAGTTGGAACAAAAAACATCATTTTATAAATTAAACTTCTAAAAAGATTTTATAAAATAAATTGTGTCGTTACGATAAAAAATTCTGAAATTTATATCATTTTTATATCGTTTTATAACTTTTTCGCAACTTCACAAAAAGGAAACGCCTATACGCTAGTGTTTTCAATGCATATAGGTTTTATTTAAACAATGATATATTATATATTTGATAATGTGGGGGGATATTTTCTACAGTTATCAGAATATTCTGAAAATTATACATAACGTACCTCACGACTTACAACAAGAATTTTTTATAAATGTACGGATATTACCCACAAAATTGAGGTGTAAAAAATAGAGAGTACTTTTGAAGGTGATAGCCATATATTTTTTTGTAGGCATTATCCACAAATATTGAGCCTTAAATTTCAATTATTTTGAAGAAATCGTAAAAAACACCAATTATCCTATTAAAATTGTAGGTAACACCCACAAGTGAAGACGTATATAATTAAAAGAGGGAGGAAGAATTTCTATTTAACTAGTTAAAGATCTTTCCGAGACCAATGTTGTATATACAAGTAAAAAAATATTACAGGATAGAAAGTAAATAGATAATTTTGTAGATACCTTAGAATCGAAAATAAAACGTTTGCCTAGATAAGATTATTTGCACATATTGACATAACAGAGTAATTATGGTATAATATGTATATATCGAAGTTTTTACTTTAATATATGTATCGTGAGAAATCATAATATATAAAATAATTTAATTTAGGGGGATAAAATAATAGAAACAAAAGATTTAAAGAAAACAATAAAGGATAAGTTAAAAGAATTAATCAGTAAACTTGATTACAATATAAAGAGTTATAATGAGAGATTAACTTTAATAGAAGAAATACTGGGGATACAAATGAATAATGGAATAGAGTTTCCAGATGAGTTTTGGATAGATTTATTTGAACAAACAATAGATCCCATAACCAAAACAGATAATTCAAGTATTAAACTATGCCTAGACCAAAAGGATAAGATTTACTCAAATACAAATGTAGCAATATTCTTAGAAAAGATAGCAAGTTATTTGATAAATTGTCCTGAGGTAAAGGAAGAAGAGACTTTAACTTATAAAATATATCACAGTAAGGAAATGTTTGATAAAAGTATTAAAGATGAAAAAGAAGTAAGAAAGTTATCAATGACTACAGAGGATAAATTAACTATGTCTATATTTAAGAAAGAAAGAAACTTTAAGAAAGCTAAAGATGTAGTAATTAAACCAAGAGATATAAGACTCTGTAACCAATTAAGAGATTATGATTACTCATTAAATAAACTTAAAGATTTAAATAGAAACTCTAAGGTAATAAGAATAATGAGTGAAATTAAGAAAGATATGCTATTAGTATATGATTCATTCTTTAGGCCTATTAGGTTTAAAAGTCCATTAAGAGATGAAGGTGAACCAGATTGGTCTAAGTTAGATATGATGGATAAAGGTACTATGAAAGAATTAATAAAGTTAAAAAGAACAGATGAAATACACAAAGATATTAACTGTATATTATTAGATGTTGAATTATTAATAAATAGAACAAACTTAAAAGATAAACATAGAGAAATATTAACATTATATAGAGAAGGTTATAGCAATAAAGAGATTGCAGATAAGCTTGATACATCAAAACAGAATATAGGTAAATATATAGATAGATGTGTAGAGAACCTTACAGACCAATACCATAGTGAATATGAAGATTGGTACTATCTTAATATATCTAAAGGTAAATATCATAGATGTAAAGTATGTGGTGAAGTTAAGTTGGATACTAAATTTTATAAACATACTACAAGGAAGAGAAAGAATACTTGTAAAGAGTGTATCTAGTATTATCTTTTATCTATCTTAATCTATTTATCTTTAATGATTTTGACCTTGTATTAAAAGTATTAAAAGTATTAAAAGTATTAGGAGAGCTAAAAGCAAGTAGTTCCAAAGGTTAGAGGGGTGTAAGGGCGACTTTTTGTCACATTTTGGCGACTTTTTGTCACATTTTGGCGACTTCTTATCACATTTTGGCGACTTTTTGTCACATTTTAGATGTTATTTTACGAAAGGAGTGGTACGTATAAATATTGTTAGTGAAATGTAAAAAAATATTAAATGAACAAAATATATCTATGTTTACTAAAGTGGAAATGAATGTATTTTTTTCATTAATTTATGTGGTTACGGAGAATCCTGAAGTTAATGAAATAGAATTAAAAGCAATTAAAAAACTATCTAGAGATAGTAAAAATGGTTATAACGATTTAAAAAAACAAATATCTTCAATAAATTCAAAGTTACAGAAAATGACATTCGTAGGGGAAGATGGAAAAAAAACTCCGTTTCTATTATTTGAGACTTTACATGTATCCGACAAAGTTTTAGAAGTAAAAATATCCAAGCAGTTTGAGTATTTATTTATTGATTTGTTCAATGAAAAAAAATCTATAGCCATATTTGATCTTGAAGAACTTACTATGATAGAAAGTAAATACAGCAAAACTTTATATAGAAAATTAAGTTGTTTTAAGAGAAGTAAGTGGTTCAAGAAAGAGTTTGATGAATTGGTGACAGAATTAGGATTTAACTCTAAATACAAAAAAAAAGATATAAAGGTAAAATTAAAAGATGCCATCAAAAAGTTAGATGTATATTTTAGAGATATTTCTATTAGTTATGAGAAAAAAACAATAAGTGGGGAAAATTGTGTAATTAAATGGAAATAACTGAATATTTTATACAATTGGGAAAAAAGAGGTTTACTTTTCCGGTAGTTAGCATATATATATATAGAGGGGGTAATTAAGTAAATTAAAATGGAAGAAAATAAGAGATTATCAAACACAATGTTGACTCTTTACTTAACAGAATTGTTACAAAGAGAATACAATTTAAAATTCAGCGAAAGACAAATGAAAAAAATTCTGGATGGAATGGAATATGGGATAAAAACTTTAATAGAAGATGGCTATAGTTTTAAGTTATTAGATACCAATTATGAACCATATGTCAAGAAACCAGTTATCTATAAAGAAATAAGAAGTGGTGAAATTAAAAAGAGTGATGCTCGATTTGACGTTAGAACTTATATGTCTAGAAGTTATAGAAAAGAATTGGGAAAGAAAACAAAGCACAAAACCAATGAAGAACCTAGGGTCATAGGCTTATATGAATCTGAAGTTCCGAAAAATTTGAAATAAATAAATATATTTATAAAAAGATATTGACATAACAATTAGCTTATGTTATAATATGATTATGTCAAAGAAAGACTTAGCAAACTAGCTAAAAATATAAAGGTGTATTCGCACAGGATTTACTTTTTTTATTTTTTAACTAATTTGGCAGAAGTCGCCTATCCTCTATAGGTGGATGATGAATGCCTTGTTTTTTTTATTCAAAAAATGTTATAATCAGTCTATATTAGAAAAGAGTTGATATAACATGGAATTAGATACAAATAATCATTCAGTATTTCTTCTATATTATCACCTTGTGTTGGTAACTAAATATCGTAGACAGGTGATTGATGATGAAATATCTGATTACGCAAAAGCTACTTTTGAAAGAATTTCAGAATCTTATAACATTACTTTAGTTGAGTGGAATCACGATAAAGACCATATTCATATTATGTTCAAAGCTCAACCTAAAACAGAAATGACAAAATTCATAAACGCCTACAAGAGTGCTAGTTCACGTTTGATAAAACGGAACTTTCCAAGAGTTAAACAGTTTCTTTGGAAAGAGATGTTCTGGTCTAAAAGTTTTTGTCTTTTGACAACTGGTGGAGTTCCAATTGATGTGATTAAGAAATACATTCAAAGTCAAGGAAGTAATCATAAATAGAAAGTAGGTGAACCTCATGAAACAATTAAAAGCATATAAATTCAGAATATCTCCAACAGAAGAACAAGAAATATTCTTCGCTAAGTCTTTTGGTTGTGTTCGTAAGGTCTACAATCTAATGCTTGATGACCGAATGAAATCTTATGAAGAGACTAAGGATGATACATCTAAAAAAATGAAATTTCCAACACCTGCAAAATATAAGAAAGAATTTCCTTTCTTGAAAGAAGTAGATAGCCTTGCTTTAGCAAATGCTCAACTAAATCTAGATAAGGCTTATAGGAACTTCTTTCGAGATAAATCAATTGGATTTCCTCGTTTCAAAAGCAAAAAAAATCCTGTTCAAAGCTACACAACAAATAATCAAAATGGAACAATAACATTGGTTGACGGTAAGTTTATTAAGTTGCCTAAATTAAAGTCATTAGTTAGAATTAAACTGCATAGGCAAATTAAAGGAATTATCAAATCAGCAACAATATCACGTCTTGCAAGTGGCAAATACTTTGTGTCTATTCTATGCGAAGAAGATATACAAGAATTGCCAAAGACTAACTCTACTATTGGCATCGACTTAGGAATATCTCACTTTGCTATACTATCTGACGGTCAAAAGATAGATAACCATAAATTTACTTCTAAGATGGAACAAAAACTTAAACGTGAACAACGCAAACTATCCAAACGTTGCCTTATGGCTAAAAAGAAAGGCATTAAACTTTCTGATGCTAAAAACTACCAGAAACAAAAAAATAAAGTAGCTAAGCTACACGAAAAAGTAATGAACCAACGTGAAGATTTTCTGAACAAGTTAAGTACATCTATTGTCAAAAACCACGATACTATTTGTATAGAAGACTTAAATATCAAAGGAATGTTACGTAACCATAAATTAGCAAAATCTATATCTGATGTATCATGGTCTAGATTTGTAACTAAATTAGAATACAAAGCCAACTGGTACGGAAGAAAAGTTATAAAAGTAGATAAATGGTATCCGTCTAGTCAAATTTGTTCTAACTGTGGACACAATGATGGCAAGAAAGAGTTAACCATAAGAGAATGGACTTGCTCTAATTGCAACACGAATCATGATAGAGATATAAATGCAAGTATAAATATAAAAACCGAAGGAATTAGGTTACTAGAAATATCGTAGATAACATAAAAATCAAAGATTTTCGTGTCTAACATATGTGAGAACCATAGGAACTATGGGGATAGCTTGGTAAATAAGAGAAACCTCTGTAAGTAAAGAAATACGCTTACAAGTATGTTCTGTTCCCAAGAAGCTCCCACTTCTAGCGTTAGCTAAGAGGAGAGTAGTTCACGATGTGGCAAAAAGCTTAAATGCTTTCAAAGGGAGGGGCGTGCTCCTTCCCCAGATTTGGATTAGTAGCTCAGTTGGTAGAGCATTCGGCTGTTAACCGAAGGGTCACAGGTTCGAGTCCTGTCTTTTCCGCCAACAAGTTGAATTTTCCACCAAGTGAATTTAAATGTATCTATGATATTTAGACGCCCTCCTTTCATCATACGTTTTTATTCTTAGTCTATTACAAAGGGTATCGTAGATATGTTTAAGTTCACTTATGGTGAATTTATAATTAAATTTATTTTGCATATTATTTAACTGTTTGTTATAGGATGCATAAATGAAGATGGTAATGTTTAATTAATTATTAAACAAGTAGGTTCAATTCCTACACTTCATCTGTTCCAGCTTGGAACAAAGTTGTAAAAAAATACACAAAATTTTATGAGATTTTCTAGTGTCATTAAGGTACACAATTAAACCTTGCAATCTTCACGTTGTCAAGGAAATTACGACCCACTACGTCTGGGTACTAATGAATGTAGAGTCGTAAGACTCATCTAAGCCTTGCAGGTTTGACGACTGTCAAGGATATCATAATCCATTCTAGCCTCTTTATAGTGATGGATAAATGCTCATTAAGAATGGACTTTTGAGAGATGCGGTTAAGCTTCCTTGTTAATGTGACAAAAGCTAAAATTTACCGTACGAACACCACTACAACTTTGGTATTCATCACATTAAGGTTGTAGTTAAAAGACTGGCTAAATGTCTATAAAGAATAGCTGACACCTTGGGACTGATGGTATTCCAATTAAGCGTAATCTAAGTACGCCAGTGAGGTGGCTAGTAAATCTAGTTCTTCCCAAAAAAACAACGTGTTCGGGTATACTAGTTGTGAAACACCGAGGCACACTAACAGCAAAACCTTAGCAAGTACGCTCCCCAACATCAGGGTTCAGCCAAAAGCTAGGGTCACGAGACTAACTTTAGTCCTTACGTGGGGCTAAAGAAATATAAAAATCCTAGACATGATTTTAAACTGTCTATTTTTTTGTGGAGAAAATGGGAGAAATTATGGAGAAGAAAGAAAAAATTGACTTAATGTTGGGTAGACTCAACAGAGAAAATGATTATCCCTGGGAAGAGATATCTAAAATGGTTGGGTTGAATTTTTCAGGGGATCATGTTAGAAAAATGAGTTATGGCATGAAAATGCTAGACGACTATAACAAAGAAAATAGTTCAGAAAGATATAGTGGTCAAGATTTAAAAGAGATAAAAGAGAAAATCTTAGAATTAAAAAGAACTAGACAACAACTATCCGATGAAAGAACCTTTACCAATAAAAAGATAAGAGGTCTTGCAAGAATAGAGGACTTTATAAATTTACTAAGAGATGAATTAGAGCTTCTTGCGTATGAAAAACCAATGATAGTTAAATCTGAAGATTTAAACTCATTAGGGTTCAGTTGTCAAGATAATGTAGGGATACTATTATTGTCAGATATTCATTATGGCATAGAGAGTGACAATATAGCAAATAAGTACAACACTGAAATCGCAATAGAAAGAATGAATTCTTTAATAAATGATACTATAAAATATTCAAATCTACATGGTATTGACGAGATATATGTTTTTGAACTAGGGGATAGCATTTCAGGACATATACATAACAATTTAAGATTAGAGAATAGAATAGATGTAGCTCAACAAATAATAGGTATATCAGAATTGTTATCAAGTGCTATGTTTGAACTATCTAAGAGTATCAAGAAAGTCAACTTCTGTATGGTTGAAGGAAATCATGATAGAATTTTGCCTAAGAAGGATGATAATTTAAATAAAGACAGTTTTGCAGTGTTGGTGCAAGAACTTATCAAACAAAGAACTAAAAATATAGAAAACTTCAATTTTATTGACAGTATTGGGAAAACGTTTTCTAAAGTTGAGATAAAAAACAAAACGTGTTTTGCAGTTCATGGAGACAAAGATAGTTCAAAATCAGTCGAGGGGTTACAAGCAATATCTGGTATCAAGCCAGATTATGTATTTATGGGGCATTTTCATAATGCTAATGAATACACAATTAATCAATCGGAAATAATAGTAAATGGTGCGTTTAGTGGCGTTGATGAATATGCTTACAATATAAGAAAAAATTCACCACCTATTCAAAAGTTCATTATTATGAATGAGAATGGAAGATTATGTACGTATAATTTCAATTTAAGCAATTAGGGATTCGTCCCTTTTTGAAAAAAGGGCATTATATTTTATAGTGTCTTTTTTTCAGTTACTTAGGTAACTGGCATAATTTCCTCCATTCTCCTTATGATGTTGGGTGGTTAACGCCACCCGGTGTCATATTTTAGAAAGGAAAAATGGAGATGGAAGTAAATAAGAAAATAAAAAACTTAGGAACGGTTATAAAGTGCCACTCTTGTGGTAGTGGAAAAATTGTTTCTGAATACTACAAAACAAACAATAAATTCAATGCAGATGAAGGCTATCTTCCTATATGTAAAAAATGTTTATCAACTATGTTTTCAAAATTGATAAAGTTATATGAAAAAGATATTAGGAAGGCCTTTATGCATTTATGCATGATGATGGACTTTGAAATTAATCAAGATGCATTTGATAAAAATATAGATAAAGAAAATCCAGAAATTAGTATATTAGCGTACTTTGATCATATAACAAGAACAGCAGGAAGAAGAAAAATAACCTCTATGAATGAGGAAAGTATACATAGTATTATTGAACTTTCTAAGGGTCTAAAATTAGAAAATAATGATTATGAAATGATTATAGAAAGCTTTGAAGTCACCCCTGAAATGTATAAATTATGGGGAAAATCATACACTAAAGAAGAAATATATTTCTTAGAAGAGCAATTTGAAGAAATAAAAGAAACTCACTCTGGAAAAACGCCAATGGAATTTAACTGGTATAGAGATTATGCAGTCATGGAATTAAATAAAAGAAAAGCTCAAGACGCTGGAGAGCATAAGGAATACATGGCATATAATAAAGCACAATCAAGTTTGATGAAAGAGGCGGGATTAAATCCTTCTAAGAATGATATGGCAGAGAGCGATTCAGCTTTAGCAGGAATGATGGCAAAGGCACTAGAAAATGAGGCTCCTATAGGTGAGGTATCGGAAGATTTTAATGATGTAGATAAAATAGAAGAATATATGAATACTCTTTATTGTCCACCTCTAGCAAGATCCATAGGTGGTGTTTTAAAATAACGGAATTCAAATTATTTACTAAAACAAAAAAAAGAGAAAATGTGCCAAAGAATCCTATAGAGGCATATAAGAAGTCCATGAAAGAATGGATTCAGTTTTGGAGAGCTAACCCACATAGGTTTGCACAAGACTATTTACAGTTGAGGTTAAAACCATTTCAACAAGTAATGTTATATATGTTTAATAAGAATAAAACTAATATTTTAATAGCAACTAGAGGTATTGGGAAGTCATTTATGACAGCAGTTTACGCCTGTTGCATGGCTATACTTTATCCAAACTCAAAAATAGTAGTAGTTTGCAAGACTACATACCAATCAAAACTATTTATCAGTCAGAAGATAGAAAATGAGTTATATCAAATGTCTGTAATGCTAAGAAGAGAAATAAAAGAAATAAGATCTGAAAGTGAACAAAAAGTTGTTCATTTTAAAAACGGGTCTACTATAACAGCAGTCAACGCAGCCGAAAACAGGAGAGGTCTAAGAGCCACAATTTTAATAGTGGATGAGGCAGTAAAAATTGAACAAAGTATATTGGAATCTGTTTGTCTTCCATTTTTAAATGGGGCTGTAAGACAAAGAGGGTATAAGAAAAAGCCTGAGTATGCTAGTTATGTAGAAAAAGAGAATCAGACTATATATCTAACATCAGCATGGTTTAAGAATCATTATTTTTACAAAGAATATTACCTTAGAAGTATAAAAGAGATGCTTAATAAAGAAAGTTCCTTTGTGTTATGCTTTGACGAAAAAATGCCTCTAATGGAAAACTTAACAACAGAATCCGAAATAGCAGATTTAAAGAAAAAACTTAATCCAATGCGATATGACATGGAAATGAGATCTATATTCTGGGGCGAAGATATAGATGCATTTTTTAAGGTTGATTTATTTAATAAATGTAGGACTGGAGTAGATGTATATTATCCACCAAGCAATCTTGATTATGTAAGCGATGCTAGAAGTAAATATGAGATAGCCAAAAAAGATGGTGAGGCTAGAGTGCTGTCAGCCGATATAGCGGTAGCGGCAGGAAGAAAAAATGATAACTCTATATATTCTTTAATGAGAGTATTACCGATATCAGGAAGTGGATTTAGAACGCATTTAGCACATATGGAGTCACATAATGGATTAAAGCCTGAAAAACAAGCACTTCAAATTAAGAGGCTTTTTTATGATTTTAAATGTGACAGAGCTGTAATAGATGCTCATGGTGTAGGAATTTCTGTTTACAACGAACTAAAGAAAGAAACCTACGATCCCGAGAGAAATGAAAGATACCCTGAATGGGGTGCTTACAATGAAGATAGTATGGTTCCTGGAACAGTGGTTAATGATGTCCACTATGTTTTATATGCTATGAAAGCCAGTGCAGATTCAAACCATGAAATGGCTATGCATCTAAATGGTGATATCATGAGTGAAAAAATTGTTTTTCCTATGAGTGAGACAGAGGCGGAAGAAATATTGCAAGAGAGATATGGATATTCTTCTTTAATCGGTTCAATGCAAGCAAAATTATTAGAACCATTCATTCAAACAACATTATTAATGGGGGAAATGGTAAACCTAAAAGGCGAATGGCCTAATGGAAAAATAAAATTAAAAGAAAAGGCTGGAGCAAGAAAAGATAGATACTCAAGTTTGGCTTATGGTAATTTCATATGCCATCAGATAATAGAAGAAAGAACAAAGAAAGTTACGAAGAGCAAATTTATGTTCTTCACATAAAATATATAGAGAAAAGAGGTGAGAGTAATAGAAAATGAAAAAGTAAACACAGTTGAGACCATCACAAAGGAAGAGCGTGAAAAAAGAGAACAAAGCACAAAAATGTTCGCATCTAGAGCGGGACGTGACTCAAGGGGAATATCTTCTATAGAAGAAGTCTATAAGAAAATTTATTCAAATTCCACGATAACACCTGATATGTTGCAAAACTATTTAAGAAATCCTATAGCTAACACCTCTGGATTGCAAGATGTTTCTCAGAAAATGTTACTATCCAATGGTATTCTAAAAGAGTTTATAAATTATAAAGCTACGATTCTCACTCAAGATCATTATATTTATGCATCCGACTCTTTTCGATATAAGGATAAAGATTCAATTTTAAAAGATGAATTAAAAGTGGCTCTTCATCTAGAAAAATTCCATGTAAAAACACTTATTAGATGGATAACCGAGAGACTTTTAATAAATGGTGAAGTATATATTTATAAAAGAGAACTAAAAGATGGAATATTAATGCAAGAAATTCCACAAAAGTTCTGCAAGATTGTACAACTCGATGAGTTTGGTGTATTTAGGTATGGCATTGACTTGGGGAAAATAGATGATAAAGATATAGAATTTTATCCGGATGAAATTCAAAAAGCTAAAAAGTTGAAAAACAAAACCAATAAAAAGAAATTTAAAGGTAACTATTATATTGTAGGTGAAAACGGAATAGCTTTTCAAATGAACCAATGGGATTCCAAAGGTTTACCATATTATATGCATTTGTTCCCAGCTTTGATGAATTTATCGGAATCTGAAAATATAGATAATCTTAGTAATGAGTTGGATAACTACAAACTTTTACATCAGAAAATAGACACTGATAAAGATGGAAACATACTAGTTGAATCAGACACAGCGGAAATGTATCATGAGGCATTAAAGCAGAAAGCACCAGATGGGGTAGGGGCGATAACAACTCCATACACCATTAAACCAATAACGCTTGGTGATGGCAAATTAAAAAATTATGAACACACAAATAAGATTAAAGAAAGTATATATGACAACGCTGGTATCGCCAACGATTTATTTAATGGAAATTCAAAAACGAATGAAGCTACAATACTTAGTGCTATTATAGATACCTTAATTCCACTAAAGATCCAATCACTGGTAGAAACCTATTTAAACTATGAACTGAAATTAAAGTTTAAAAGGGGTGGATGGAAAGTACAATTTGTCTCAACAACTCATTATAATAGGTCAAAGATGATGCAAGAAGAAAGAGAAAATTCGGCAGTATATACTTCTAAAAAAAGATATTTAGCTATACAAGGACACACACCTTTACAAGCTTTAAATATATTATATTCTGAAAACTTAATGGGATTAGAAGAATGGATGAAACCAATGCAGACAGCCCATACATTAAGTGGTAAGGGTAGACCAACTAATTCGGAAAACCCAAATTCTGACAGCGTTGGTGAACAAGGAGATTAGGGGTGATAAAAATGAGTAAAGAAAATATCCCAGACCTTAGAGATTATTATTTGTACATTATTTCAGAAGTTAAAATTTTGGAACAAATGGGTTATAAATTGATATGTGAATACCCTCAATCAAATGGGAAAACATATTATGCATTTCACAACAATGGTAGTCATAGCAAGGTGTTGGATGAAATGAAAGAGAAGTTTTATTACACAAATGAGCTATTCTTATAGGCTAACGCCTATTTTTTTTATATTCAAAAACAAAGACAAAATACAAAAGTAGGAGGTGATACCTTGAAGAATAAAAAATTATTTATGCAATGTGACCTTTCCGAGGGGAAGAGTGAAGTAGTAAATGGAAATCTTGTCCCGGTTAAGATTGCACTAATGCATGATAATGTCAATAAGCATGATTTAAATATAGACCTTGAAGTTATAAAATCAGCTTCAGAATCTATTAAAAATAAACCAATTCTAGCTTATATAAGACAGAAGGAAGACGGATCGTATGATTTCGCCGGACATGAATTTAAGCTTCAAGAAGATTATTACAGTGGGGAAATTAAAAGAGAATTTTTTGAACACCCTATTGGGTTAATACCAGAGTCAACGGAAATTGACTATGTTGAACATGATGGAAAAACATATATGACTTGCACAGGTTATATATATGAAGGGTATTCTAATCAAGCGTTAGATATCATTAAAGAAACTGGATCAAAATGTGTGAGTGTTGAAATTGAACATTCAGCGGAAAAACCAAATTCTGAATACTCAGGGGTTTCAGATATAGAAGCATTTACTTTTTTAGGAGTGACTATACTTTCTGATGAAATTGAACCTGGTATGGATGATAACTGTAGAATATCTTTTTCAAAAGATTCAAGCAAATTTGAAAGCTTTATAGCAAATGCAAATAAAGAACTTAGCGAGTTTGAATTGAAAAAGAAAAAAGAGGATGAACATTCCGAAGATGAGGGTGAGAATGACGATTCTAAAAACGACCCAGATACAACAAATGAACCTGAAGATGAAAATGAGTCTAAGGGTGAAGATGCTGAGCCGGAAGAAGATTTTGCTTGTAAAAAGAAGAAGAAAAAGACTTATACAAAAGAAGATGTTATGGCTTTAAATGAAGCCTTGTTTACTTGCTATTCTACAGAGATGGATACAAGTATCGAGACAATCGAAGATTTAAAGGAAAAAATATTAAATTCTTTCTCTTCTTTGATTAATGAAAACAAAGAACTTTCTGAATACAAAAAGGAAAATGAAAATAAGAAAAATGCAGAAGCTGTAGGAAACTTGGTTTCAGAATTCCCACTTTCAGAAGACGAAACATCAAGCTTGAAAGAAAAGGCCTTAAATGGTGAGTTAAGTTTAGAGGACTTAGAGAAAGAACTATATGTTCTTGTAGGAAAGAAAAACTTAAAGAAAAACAGTGAAAAAGAATTTAGTGCAAATGGGATAATGATGCACGATTTCAATGAGCCAGAAGAAGAAAATGAAGTCGCACAATATGGGCCTTCATTAAGAAAATATTTAGGATTTTAGGAGGATTTAAAAATATGGCATTAATAAATGTAAATAGAGACACAAATGATAGACCTATTTCGGTCGAATTAAAGGATATAGCGAATAAAGAATGTGTGAATGGACAGTTTATATCAATATCACACCCAACTGATGAGGCAAATCAAGAATTATTTGAAGGTGTAAAGCTGGATGCGTCTTTACCAGTAGGTATAATTGATGAACCTTTTCATCCATATGAAAAGTCTGAACAATATAATGATATGGCTTTTCCTGTTGGGGCAAGAGTTAGAGTGCGTTATATCGAACCAGGTTTAGAAATGACAGTTTCTAAAGCAGACTCAATAAAAGGGCAAATCGCATTAGGGGATTTTGTAACAATAGTACCAGGGGATCACAAACTTACAAAAGTTGCAGCTCCAAAAGAAGGCGAAACAGCAGGTGTTGCTGTGGGAAGAATAACGAGAGTCTATAAATTTAATAGACAAGATTCAGTAAAAATAGAATTTTTATAAAATAGAGGAGAGTGGTATATAAATGAGTAATGAAATTACAGCTTTAGCGTTAGAAATATATGAAGGGAAGAAGACATATTTTACAAATGCTAAAAAAGAAAAAGTTGATGCGAATGAAACATTAAGAGGAATGATAATGGAACAATGTGGTGGAAAGTGGAACCACAGAAGTTTTGATTTAGTTAAGCATACATTTTTTGATTTAATAGAAGAGATAGTAACGGTAAGAGGTTCTGAACTAACTAGAGATCTTTTTTCAAATATAATGACGTTCAAAGATGTTTCTCCAGGACAAAAACCTCAGTTTAGAGTTACTAATCCAGATCTATTTGAGGTTTCAGTCGTAGCAAATGGAACTATGAACTTCAATAGACAGAGACTATTCGATAGTGTAGTTAATACTACAGCTTTTGACCTAGGGGTAGCAATATATGACGATTGGGATTCTTTCATGTTAGGGTTAATAGATTTTAATGAAGCTGTAGACAAAGTAATTAAATCGTTTAATCATAAGATTGCTGAGTTGATAGGGAAAACGTTTACAGAAGCTTATAACACTTTAAAGAACGGACAGTTCCATGAGGTAGGTCAGTTAGATGAGACAAAACTATTAGAACTTGTTGAAAAGGTTGGTAACGGTGCTGTAATTTATGGTTCTAAGTTAGCTCTATCAAAAATACCAGGGATACAAGGTTTTGTGACTGATGCAACTGATATCAGAAATGGTGGATACTTGAGAATGTTCAAGGGTGTAAAGTGTGTTGAACTTGAAAATAGTTATAACAAGGAAAAGGAAAAGTTCGTAATCCCAGATAACATACTATACATAATACCAGAAGGTGAACATGTGTTATATGGTGGTTTTGAAGGAGACGCATTTGTTTATGATAGAACAAATATAACGGAAAGAATGGATAAGCAGCTAGAATTCTTCTATACTAGAAGATTCCATCTAGGAGTAGCAGTGGCGAATAGATTTGGTGGTTACGAGATAACAGCTTAAACATAGAGGGCACAGATATCTGTGTCCTTTTTTTTAAACACAAATGGAGGTAATATGGGAAAGATAATCAGAAAAAACAAAGGTAATAATAATTTAAACGAAATGCAGATCAAACTAAAGTCAACACTAAGAGAGAGTCAAGATGAAATAAGTGTGGACTTAGTAAATCTAGGTGTAGGGGGAGTTTATTTTAAATGTCCTCTTACGAAAGAAGTATTTATGTGGAATGAAGGTGGAGATGTAAGAAATGTTCCTTTGAGGATAATATTTTCTATACAGAGTAATGCTAAGTCATTATTAGAAGATCTTCACTTAGGGATAATTGAAGCTTACGGTATAGGTTTTGAACTTGAAGATCTTATCTGTGCAATAGGATTAAAAGAATCTTATGAACCATTTAATTTTGACGTAGGAAGTATAGATGACATAATAATTGATTCTAATCAAGACGACTTTAGGAAGTTATGCGAAAAGTGTAGCAAAAAAATACTAGAAAGAATTGCAAAGAGATATTTATTTTTAAGAGAAGAAAATTTAATCAATGAGAGGTCAAAGGAGTTAGACTTAGAGCATTTTTTAGATGAGAGAAATATATTTATTGAGACTATATAAGAGGTATTAGATGACGAAAACTGAAGATATTTACGAAATTTTTCTTTCTCAAATTGATGATGAATTATTTGCGATGTTAAGCCCAAATACTATGAGAAAACAATTGCATAATTACCTTGTTGGTGCGACAGCCAAGTTCAAAAAATGCAAAAAAGATCTTACTATTTTAGATTACAAGAATAAAAAAATAACTATTGACACAGATTTTCTTGACTTTGATAAAGACGAAGTTAAAGAGTCTTTTATAAATGTTTTTGGTGAAGAAACAGGAATAGAATATAAAAAAGGAATAGATTGGGTAATGGAAGGTGAAAACAGAATCATCTTTGAAATACCCCCACAAGAACCTGTATCAGTAGTGTTTTACAATGATGGATATTTTGAAGATACTTTAAGCAATGAAGAAGTCTTTATATTAGTAAAAGGGATGATAATCTATTGGTTGCAGCCAAAGGTTAATCGTGAAGAAAATCTAAAGAACATGGTGACAGATGGTGATTATAAAAAGCTATCTGGAGCTAATATGTTAGATAAAATGATTAAATTATATAAGACTACTTTAAGAGAATTTGAACTTGCTGTTATAAATTATACTTATAATGATTTTAAAGGATTCAACTAATATGTCAGATTTTTTAAATGAATATAGATCAAGAGTCGCAAACAAGGCAAAAAACGCAAAAGAAGTTGAAAAAAAAAGGGCTGAACAAGCATTTAAATCTTATCTCGATAACACTCCTACTTCTCAAAAAGTACAAATAACAGATGTTGATGAACCATTTATCTCAAAGAAAACTAAGAAGGTTTTAGCCGCAATCACAGATGTGACAAATAATGATAAATCTGTTCTTGATGAAAAAAATTTATTTGTAGAGCGAAATGTGAATATGGATGTCGGATGTTATGTTAAATTTGATAATCAAACATGGTTAATTATCTTCGAGGAACATCAGCCACTTGGTGTTAAAAAACAATATATAATGAAAAAATGCAATAACTATATTACTTTGAAATATAGAGGCAATTTAGTTCAGATACCAGTGTCTATAGAAAACTTAACAATGTATTCAGATGGTATAGCTGATGATGTATATATGTCTTATATGGATTCAAAAAAGCAGATAGGATATGGAAATAACTATATAACAAGAACAATAGGTGAGGGTTTCAGAATCCTATTAACCCATGAAACAGCTTATAAAGTAACCCACATAAATGATTTTGAATACAAGGGACTTATAAAATCTTTAGTTCTACAAACACAAATCTTGGTTGGTGATGAAACAGACATCTTCTTAGCTAATAATATTGGTTATTTTAATAATCTTTCCCCGGAAAAAAGAGTAGAAGAACCCAAAGACATAAAAGGGGAAATACTTGGTGAAAATAAATTGCTTTTAGGTGAAGAATCAGAATTTATCTTTGAAACAAAAAACAAAGAACATGAATTTGAATGGATATTAGAAGAAGATTATATTTTTAATATAATAGAAAATAATGGAAACAAGGTTACTGTGGTGGCGACTACCAACCCAAAATATATAGGTAAAAAAGCAGTCCTAAAAATAAAAGAAAAAAAGACTGAAGAAATAATAGACAAAATAGAACTGATTTTGAGGGGGTAGTAAAATGGCACAAATAGGATATATGAATAGAATGGTAACTGAGGTTTACAATGTTTTAATTCAAGATGATTTAATTTCTAAATTCATGCATTATTATAAAGAAAAAGATATAGACATTCCATCTCAACCAAAGGTAAAGAATCCAGTGGGTGCTTTAAAAAAACAGTTTTTTAAAAATAGAAGAATAGAAACTTTGCAAAGGGATGCGAATGTAAATATAACTATAAATATATCTAGAAAGACAAACTGGCAAGATGGCACATCTAAATGGCATGGAAAGAATTCTTTTGAAAATATTCTTGAAATAGGGGTTTCTTGCCACAATGACTGTGACAGAACTTTAAATGGCTCAAGAACATATGCATTAATTGATTTGATAGTTAAAAAGCTATCGGGAAACTCTATAGATTCTTTAGGTGAAGTTAGGTTCATAGAAACAATAGGAATTAGAGACTTAAATCAAGAATACTCTGGATACCTTACATACTTCAGTGTATATGGGATGAAAGACGAGGGATTTGATGATTGAGAGTAAATTAATGACTGGACAAGATATAGACTTGTCTCAATATGGATTAGGAGTCATAAAACAGCCAAGCTTAAAAGAACTATTAGAATTGCCAATCAAAGAATCTGATATAACATCTACTTTCATAATGATTGAAACTTTCTACGAAAAAATGACTGGGTTATCACCGAGTGCAGACTTATATAAATTAGATTGTTTGAGTATGGTAAATGAAGCTGTGGCTCAAATGGATTCAGAGGAATACAAAAGAGAAGTCCAAACAAGGTATAATGATGTATTTTTTAAAAGAGAAATAAGGTACACTTTTTTAGAAAAATTATTCTTGCTACTAAGTTGTTTTTTTGATTGCAATATAAAGGACATAGATATCAAAGAAGATCCTTTTGAGGACAGAAAAGATTTCAAGGGAATAGTTATCCTAATAAATAAAGGGGACTCTGAAGATGATAAAATTCTTATAGATAAAGAAAATTTCAACATACTTTTAAAGGTTATTTTTAAAATATTAGATATAGATATCAAGTCTATACTAAGTAGAACAGAAGAAGATGATGAGTGGGTAGAAAACAATGGGAGTGCAAAAGAAAGAAAATATATAGAAATATTTAAAAGAAAAGAGCGAGAAAGAAAGAAAAAAGAAGTATTACATATATGTGATTATATCAATGTTGTAGTAAATGATTCAGGTAGAGATTATAAAGAAGTAGCCAATTGGACGTATTACCAATTGATTAATACGTTTAAAGCTAGTTTCTTGAAAGATAGACATGATATGGATGTTAAGATGTTTACTTCTGGGAATTACAAGATAGATCCAAAGGAAATGTTGGATTGGAAAAAAGAAATTAAGATAAATATAGATGAGACAATTTAGTCTTGTCTTTTTTTATATAAAAATAATGAAGGATAGGTGATTAATTAATGGCATTCGCAATAAAAGACGCTGCCGATATGGGAGTATTTAATAAAGAGACAGGAGTACCGTTGTTTTATACTGAAGCAGCGAACTCTTTTGAGTTAAAAATTGAATCAGAAGAAGTTTTTGCAAAGGCAAAAGGCGTAGATACAATAGGGTTTAACAGTGGTAAAAAAGTAAGTGGGAAAGCGGAGTTTGAAGTTATCCAGTTTCCACAGCTTTCTATAATTCTTGCAAGTGATGTTGCTGAAAAGAATAATTATGCAGTAGCAAAAAAACTTAAAGCAAAATTGGGAGCCGATAAGAAGGTAATACTAAAAGGAGAGTCTCCTTTAGAGGGTTCTATGATGGCTATGCTACTAAAAGATGATGGTGCCGAACTAGGAGAAAAAGTTGAGGTAACTGTTACAAAAGTAGGTGATGATACAGAAGTTGTGTTCCCAGATACTGTAAAAGAGGGTCAGTTTGTAATACTTTTTTATCAGAATGTAGCACAAAAAGTGAAGGTAATAAAGGTTACTTCAGAAGGAGATACACCAAACCTTAGAATTGAAGCAATAGTTTCAGCTAAAATGCAGAATGGTAAAAAGATGGCTTTAAATCTAGTTATAAATAATGCGAGAGCAAAGAATAATGCAGAACTTACATTCTCTACAGAGAATCCATCTAAGTTCCCAATGGAATTTGACTGTTTCCCAGATGAATTAGGAGAAATTTTTGAATTGACATTTATTGAAGATGATGGAACAACAGATTTAGAAGAAAAGGTGAAAAACCTAGATCCTTCTATAAAACTTGATAATGAAGCTGCTTAGTATTGATATACCCCACCAATTGGTGGGGTTATTTTTTTTAAGTCAATTTAAAATTTTATTTAAATTCAATAAGATTTATTGGCTTTAAATATTTTTTTAAAAGAAAGGAGACAATAAAATTGGTCTTTCATTCGGACAGATTTATATTCGATGGAGTCAATTCGGAGAGCATAGGGATAATGTTAGTGACTGTCGGTGAAAATGACGTGCTAATGGACTATGGGATTCCATTTGAATACAAGTTAAAAGTAGAAAGTAGTTTTGGAGATAATCCTTTTTATACCAAAGAGGAGTCTCCACCAGAACCAATCACTTTAGATTTTTGCTTAACAGAGAATAGACAAGCAATAAAGTGGAGTGATGAGTTGGAAAAAGAAATAATTAACTGGTTAACACAAGATAAATTTTGTGAATTCATTTCTTATGATAATCCAGAATTAGTTTACTATTTTAGAGCAACAAAGGTTACAAAGAAAATGACACATCAAAAAAAAGGTATTTTATCAGTAACCTTTCAACCATATTACAAACATCCAGTGAAAAAGATAAGAAAAGATTTGTTGGTCGAGGGAGAAAGATTTACAAATATAAACAATGAGTGTATTTCAAGAGAATATGTATATCCAATGCTAGAAATTGAGGCAAACGCAAGTGGAAACGTAGAAATTTTAAATGAATCAATAGAAGATTCTGAACCTCTTGTAGTAAAAGGGCTAGAGGACGGAGAAAAAATATTTATCGACAATCAACTGTTTATAGTAATAGATGAAAATGATGAAAATAAGTTCCATAAAGTAAACAGACATTGGTTGAAACTAAAAAAGGGAACAAACAAAATAAAAATCAACGGAAATGTAAATATAAAAATTAAATGTAATTTAGAGATAAAGATATAAGGAGAAAATTATGAGAACAATAAAATTAAGTGAACTGCCTAAGAAGGAAAAATATAGAGATATAATTTCGGTTACTATGGATGACGGTGAAATAGATTATATATACGTTTTGAATCCAACAGGCGAAATAGAAAAAGAACTTTTAGAGGTATGCTCTGAGGTTATATTTGAAAAATGTGAACTTGACGATTCTGAATTGATGAAATTATTCATAGAAAAACTTACAAATATAGAAGTTGAATACGGATTTCAGGAAGTTCCAGAGTCCGATGCTTTAGCAAGAGTATATACTACACTAAAAACTATTTACTTTGAAATGATAGATTTTTGCTACAGATTTTATATTTGCGAAGAATCAGCAATGAAGGCAGAAGAAAGTAGAGAAAAATTATTAAAAGAAATCAGTGCGAAAGAAGAAAAAGAAGATAAAGAAATTATAAACGCCATAAAAGAAGATAAATAGTTATGAGGTGAAAATATGGTCTTTGGATCGATTGAAGAGTGTGAAGCTTATATAAAGAGTTGTATGACACAAACAACCCCAGTTATGGCACAAAAAACTCAAGAAGAAGGAAAGAACATAATATCCGGACAGGTTGGTGGAATAACAGGAAGTTTGGCAAATTCAGTGTTTATATTGGGAACATCAGCAAATTCAATGGAGGTAGGAATAGAGGATAGAGGTGGTGGAAATGATTATTCATGGACATCACAGGTTTATAGAACTCATTTCTTTCCGATGTACGGATTAGAGAAAGGCCACACATGGAATAGAGGTGCCACAACAATTATAGGTTTTTCAAGCGAGAAAACCCACGATTTTAATCGTGTGGATGAAAGCTTGTCAAATACACTGTAAGCATATAGAGAAATCTGTATGTAGTGAATACATAAAACTCATGTATTCCAATTAAGAAACTGAATTGCTGGAAATTCGTAAAGCTAACTTAACTACAACGCAAAGATAATACAAAACTTAAACGTGAATGTGGCGAGAGCAGAAAAAATAAGTTAGATGGCATAAGGTTAAACCCTAAGTGCTTTAAAATTGAAAATCAGCATCCAAGCCTAGAAATAGGAAGGTTCAACGACTATTCCTCTTGAGGGAAGTACATCACAAGCCATTGGTGATGGAAGTGGTTTCGCCTTAGCACGTAATGGTGAAGGATAAGATATAGTCTGTGCTTGCACGAAAGTGTAAGAAGTTCATAAGAGAACTGTATAGATAGTAGCGAATCTATATGAACAAACTTCACACAAAAAAAAGAAAGTATAATAGTTTTAATATTGTGTATAAAACTATTGATTTCGTACACTAAATAGCATATAATAAAATTATGAATAATGAATACAGAGACTCAAAAACAACTGTTTCGTTAATCAATTATCATTTTGTTTTTTGTCCAAGATATCGAAGGAAAATATTTGAAGATTCCAAAGTAGATATTAGATTTAAATCAGTCATTCAAGAAATATGTATTGAGAATGATTGGGATATTATTGCAATAGAGACAGATAAAGAGCATTGCCATTTATTCATAAATGTACAACCTATATATTCTCCTTCTGAAATAATGAAGATAATAAAAGGTATTACATCACGAAAATTAAGGCAAGAATTTGAACATTTAAGCAAAATGCCAAGTGTTTGGACAAGGTCATTTTTTGTTTCAACTGCTGGTGATGTATCTAGTAAAATAATTAAAAGATATGTTGAAAATCAAAGAACAAGATACTGATTATACGTTAAGGAGGTGACAGAAATGAAAAAGGCACATAAGATACGTATTTACCCAAATACTAAACAACAGATACAATTTCAAAAAACATTTGGATGCGTAAGATTTTACTGGAATTTTATTTTAAACCAAACTCAAACAAATTATAAAATGAAACAAGAAGATGAAATGTATTTAGAAGACAAGACAACATATGCAATTCTTAAAAAACAAGAAGAATATTCATGGTTAAAAGAAGTTGAAGCTCAACCATTAAGCCAAGTGACTATGGATTTAAGAAAAGCATACAAAAATACATTTAAATCTAAGTTTGGGCTCCCTAAATTCAAGAGTAAAAAATACTCTAAAAAATCTTATAGGACAGCAGCTGGAATGAAGGTGAATGAAAACTACTGTTATATATCTAGAGTTGGGTGGGTAAAAATGGCGGAGAAGTTACGATTTAAAGGAAAATTAATGAATGTAACAATCAGTCAATCTAAATCTGGAAAATACTTTGCAGCATTCTTAGTAGAAACTGAAAATGTTGAACTAGAACCAGTCGAAAATAAAATTGGCTTAGATTTAGGTCTTTCTCATTTCTGTGTAGCTTCCACAGGAGAAAAAATAGATAACAAAAAATTCTATCATTCTCTTGAAAAGCGACTAATAATTGAACAAAGAAAACTTTCAAAACGTTTAGAGATAGCCAAAAAACATAATCGTAAATTAGATGATTGTAAAAACTATCAAAAACAAAAAAAGAAAGTTGCTTTAATACATGAAAAGATATTCAATCAAAGAAATAATTTTTTACATCAAATTTCTTCAAGAATAACTGATGAAAACCAAGTCATTTGTATAGAAGATTTAAACGTAAAAAACATGATTAAAGATCATAAATTAGCGAAATCAATAGCCGATGTATCGTGGAGTGAATTCGTAAGACAATTAGAGTACAAGTCTAAATGGAAAGGAAGAAAACTTGTTAAGGTAGATAGATTCTTCCCTAGTTCTCAAATTTGTTCTAAATGTGGACACAATGATGGCAAGAAAGAGTTAACCATAAGAGAATGGACTTGTTCTAATTGCAACACGAATCACGATAGAGATATCAATGCGAGCATAAATATTAAAACCGAAGGACTTTCGGGGTTAGCTTAGTAAATTTACTATCAATAGATGGTATTACCTAAGAACCCCACGATTTTAATCGTGTGGAGTGTCAGGATTACATGGGAATCATGGGCTTCTGGAAACTTAGATAAGATATTCTTAGAAACAATGAGTGGTCTAGGAGTACCTATAGGATAAGGAAGGAGTGATTTTTTGGCTGAGTTTAGAATAAAAAGTACATTAGATCTCAGTACAGATGAAGCAAAGAGCAAAATGAAAGCTCTTGAAAATGAAAAGATTAAAGCTAAATTAGAACTAGATGCCGAAAGTAGTAAGAAAGCCCTTAACAGTTTAGATAAAGCGTCAAAGCAATCTCAACAGAATAGGGTCAAAGATGCAAAGAAGGCAGAAAATGAATTAGCTGGGATAGATAGAAAAAAGCTAAATGAATATAAAAGATTAGGGCAGGAAAAAGCTTCTTTAAGTAATAAGTTTGCTAAAGCTGAAAGCGATAATGCTAGAAAGAATTTAGATAAAAATATTAGAGATAGACAACGACAGATGTCTGGACTATACAAACAAATGTCTAGTGAACAGCAAAAAATAGCAAAACAGATGGACACTCAAATGTTCGGTGCTAAATCAGGCAATGGCTTACTGAAGGCATTTGGACGAATAGATAAAGATGCTTTAAAGATAAAAAATACTATCAGAAGTCTAGATGGGGATATAACTAAAACCTTAGGGAATAAGCTATCTAAACAAATGGATGGATTTTATAAAGGATTAGATAAAAAACCTGTCAATAACGCTACGTATGAAAACGCTAGAAGGACGATGAATAGTTATCAACAAAGTGCTAAAGCTTTGAAAGAAATTTCCTCTCTAGAAAAATCATATGGAAGTAGACAAACGGCTGTAAACAATAGACTGGGTGGTTTAAGTAATCTAGTAACGCAAAAAGCTGGGGCTGAACTAAATAAAAATTTAAGCCAATCTTTTTCACAAATTAGAGGAAAAGATATAACTTCAACAGCTAGTAAAATGAAAGTTTTTGGAACTGAATTAAACAGGACAGCTACAGCAAGTAAACAATTACAAGGATTAGATAAGACAATAAATAGATTGTCTGGATTAGAAAGTGGTTTAAAACCTAAAACTATTAATGGTCTTAGACAAGGGATAGTCGATTTATCTAAATCACCTTCATTAGGAACAGCAAGTTTTGATTCCGAATTAAAAAAAGTAAATACGCAAATGACAGTAGCGAGCCGATATCAAGGCCGAATGGCAAAACTTAAAGATGATTTTAAGATGTCCATGTTCGGAACCTCAATGGGATATTTGGCTGGCTCTTTTTTACGTTCTCAAGTAACTGGAGCAATCCAAACTTTTAAAGATTTAGATGCTTCAATGACAGATATAAAGAAGGTAGCAAATCCTAGAGATGTAGCGACAGAATCTCAAACAAAAGCTATTAGAAAACAAGCTATCCAAATAGCGAAAGATGTTGGGATGGCTTCATCTGATGTCCAATCATCAATAGCTACAGCATTACAATCTGGTATGGGCGGTATGAAAGAGTCTATGGCAGTTGCAAGAAAATCTATGATATTAGCTAACGTTGGTGATATGGATAAAGTTGAGGCAACAAAAGCTGTCAATACCATAGTTAAATCTTTCAACTTAGACCCTTTAGGGAAACAAAGAGTTAACGTAAAGGGAATGTCAAAAGAAACAACACAATTAGCTAATGCAATGGACTTGCTTAACTATGCAGGTAATAATTATGCTATATCTTCAGCAGGTGTAGCCGAGGCATTACAGCGTGGTGGTGGAGTTATGAAAGCATATGGAATGAACTTAGCCGATTCTGTTGCAATGATTACAGCCACAAATGAACCAATACAGAATCCAGAAAAAGTTGGTAATGGTTTAAAATCTATTGCTATTAATATGGCTGGTATTACAACCAGTGCCAAAGATGGGACACTCCATGCGAATAAAACAGCTAAGGCACTTCAAGAAATTGCTGGCGTTGATATATATAAAGATAAGGCAAAAGGATCTCTTAAATCCCAAGTTGAACTTTTAGATGAAGTTCAGAAAAAATGGGGTGGATTAAACGATGCTCAAAGAGCCGGTCTATCTGAGTCTATAGCAGGTAAACATAGAGCGGATATATTCCAAGCTTTAATGGGGAATTACGAAACATTTAAGAAACTTCGTAATGAGTTTAGCCAAGGAGACCACTTTGGTTCAGCTGAAGCCGAAAACGAAAAATATGTAAACTCATTAGCTGGTAAGACAAACAAGCTAAAAGAGACCATGACTTCCATAGGAACTGGTCTTATAAATGGGAAGGCTGTTTATTAGGAACGTAGTGATATAAACGAGAATCCTCGTGATTTTAATCATGAGATGAATCGTAAAATAGATACGTAAATAGTAAGCATATAGAGAAATCTGTATGTAGAGGTGAGAGAAATTCATCCAATACTACTTGAATTGCTGGAAACCCCTAAAGCTAGTAAAACTACAACATAGAGATGAAATATACTCAAGTGTGAATGTTGCGAAAGCAGAAAAAAATTACTAGATAACATAAGGTTAAATCCTAAGTGTTCTACAATAATGGGCAATCAGCAGGTAAGCTCCGAATAGGAGAAACTTCAACGACTATTCCTCTTGAGGGAAGTACACACAAGCGTGTGGAAGTGGGTAGACCTTAACACGTAATGGTGAAGGATAAGATATAGTCTGTGCTTGCACGAAAGTGTAAGAAGTTCATAAGAGAACTGTATAGATAGTAGCGAATCTATATGAACGAGACCTCAAAAATGATAAAGTACAAGGTTCAAGGCATTAGTCCAGAAAACTTTTACAAAAATATGGGCTTATTCAGTAAAATGCGGTACAATTGCCTTATAGAAAAGAGGTGAGAAAATGTATTTAACTGTAAAGCAACAAGTAAAACAATTATCTAAGGAAGACTATAAAAATATAAGAGAACTATCTCATGTAGCTAAAAACTTAGCAAATGAAGCTATATATAATATTCGTCAGTATTATTTTCAAGAAGGAGAATATTTGAACTACGAAAAAAATTATGTATTACTAAAAGATAGTGAAAACTATAAAAAACTAAATTCTAATATGGCACAACAAATATTAAAAGAAGTAGATGGTTCTTTTAAGTCCTTTTTCAGTCTTATTAAATTAGCTAAGAAAGGAAAGTATTCATTTAGAAATATTAAATTGCCAAAATATCTTCCAAAAGATGGATTTACGACACTTATTATAGGATTTGTTAGATTAAAGGGAAATCTTTTAACTATACCATATTCTAATCAATTTAAAAAAGAACATTCAACTGTTACTATAAAAATCCCACAAATTCTTTTAGATAAAAAGATAAAGGAGATAAGAATTATACCTAAAGCTAAAGCTAGGTTCTTTGAGATTCAATATACTTATGAAGTTGAGAAAGAACAAAGAAATTTAGACAAAAACAAAGCACTAGCAATAGATTTAGGAATTAATAATTTAGCTACTTGTGTGGTATCAACAGGTGAATCCTTCATAGTTGATGGGAGAAGGTTAAAATCTATAAATCAAGGATATAATAAGCAAAATGCAATATTACAAAGCATTAAAGATAATCAAAAATATGGGAAAAGACCTACAAATAGACAATATAGAATTGCTGAAAAAAGAAATAATAAAGTCAATGATTATATGTCTAAAACAGCAAGGATAATAATTAATTATTGCCTTAAAAATAATATTGGAAAAATAGTTTGTGGGTATAATGAAACATTTCAAAGAAACAGTAAACTTGGCAGAATAAACAATCAAAACTTTACAAATATACCATTTGGTAAACTAAGAGAAAAGTTGGAGTATCTATGTGAATTATATGGTATAGAGTTTAAAAAACAAGAAGAAAGTTATACTTCTAAAGCAAGTTTCTTTGATAATGATGAAATCCCAACATATAACAATGATAATCCAAAAGAATATGTATTCTCTGGCAAAAGAGTAAAAAGAGGATTGTATAAAACAAAAAAAGGATTAATCTTAAATGCAGATGTAAATGGAGCGTTAAACATATTAAAGAAAAGTAACGTTGTACCCTTAGAAGGGTTATACACTAGAGGCGAACTGGACACGCCAATACGTATCAAAGTAGTTTAAGCTATGGAGAACGTAAATAGGTTTAATTAATAAACCTTAGAACCCTGTGATTTTAATCATAGGAGGTTCAGGGTGGGTTAGATGCTCTTAATGCTTTTGCTGGAGGTTTAGATAAATTAGTAGGTTTTGCAGAAAAATATAATCTTCAACTACCTGTTATGGCATCAGGGCTAGGGATGTTAAAAAGTTCATTTAATGGGTTTAAGACACCTATAAAAACGTGGGAAGAATTACTTGGGAACGATACTCCTAAGAAACATTCTAAAGCTACAAACAAACCGAAAATAACAGCAGATTCTTTCTCTAAACCTAGAGATATAAAAGAACAAACAAATGCAGTAAATACATTGACTAAAGCTAATGATAAAAATACTCAATCTATAAGATCTAATGTCAAGGCAAGTGAAAGAACACCAGAACAAGCAAAAGCTGTTAGAAAAGAATTAGCATCTCAATTTAAGACTGTTGATTCATTAGGTAAAGCAAAAGAGAAAGATTTAGATATAACTAAAAAAGGGATTTCAGCTAATATTAAGGCAGCCGAAAGTGCTAAACAACACAGAAAAGGGATATCTGGACAAGTCCAAGAACTTAAGTCTTTAAATAAAGTTAGTTCACAATCGTCCAAAATAGGTATAGGAGATAAAATCAGTGGAGTAACAAAAGGAATAGGTGGGGTAGCTAAAAATCTATTATCTGGTGTTGGAGGAATGTTAGCAACAGGTGCTTTATATGGTGGAGCTACTTTAGCTATATCTAAAGGATTAGAATATGGGTATAAAGGATACCAAAAGTTAACTAATGGTGTGAACATGTCTAGGCAAGCCCACATAGATAGAAGAAATGCCTTAGTAGGTGAGAACAAAGCTATTTCTTCAAATATAAACTTTTTACAAAACAATAAAAAAGAATATGATTCTTTAAGAAATAAACAAAAGCAGTTATCAAACACGCCATATGAGAATATGTCAGAATCGCAAAAGGCTGATATGGACAAATTAAAGGCATATAATGAAAAAATTGCCGATATGTTCCCTAATATGGTTAAAGGTTATGATAAAGATGGAAACCCAATTGTGTCCATGAGTGCTAACGCAGATGGTCTGATTAAAAGACTAAAAGTGGCACAAGAGTCAAAAGAAAGATTAATAAAACAAGAAAATCAAAGCATAGCAGACAAGAACTTAACTGAAATGACTAGGGGCGAGTCTATAGGTGATAGCATAATCGGTCGCATAAACAATAAAAACAAAAGCGTTTCAGATTATTACAAAAATCTAGCAAAACAAAGCATGAAAGATTATGCTTTTACAGATATGTCTAAGTTTTTACCAAAAAACAAAACACACAGCGATGCTTTGTTAGGTGATGATTCTTGGAAAAAAAGACAGGCAAAATGGAAAGAGGGCTACAATAGTTACAAAAAAGAAGTAGACAAAACCTATGGGGAACTAGCTAATGACATAGCTAAATATGACAAAGCTAACGCCCATAATGCATCAGTAGGGCAACAAAGCTTACTCGATTCTGGGAGATTTAAAAACTTAAAAAATTCTGCAAAAGAAGCAATCTCCGAAATGGGCTCTATGCTTACATGGGGTAAAATAAGCACGACAGATGGTGTAAGCTTTTTAAATAAATTAGGAGAAAATGCCGACCCGTCAAAAATACAAAATTGGACAAAACAATTAAATAAATTAAACGAAGCGTATAAGATGGATAAAGATAGGCAAACTTATCAGGCTGGCATAAAGAGCTTGGCTGATGAAATGGCTAAATCTACAAACGGAAGAGCAAAAGACTATATCAAAATGCTTGAAGATGTTGATAGGGGATACGCTAATTTAGAAGAAAAAAGAACCGCAGATTATATGAAGAAGAAAGGTACTAAGTTTAGTGACTTAATGGAAGGTGGATCTAAAGGATCTTATGCTGACAAAGTTCAACAAGAAATAAGGGACATAATGTCAGCTGAACAACTTCTTATGAATGCAAGAACAACCGCCCAAAAGAAAAATGCTTTAAGTGAAATTGCTTCATATGATGGTTTAGGTTCTGGCGTTCAAAATTGGGCAAAAGCACTAAGTAATCAAAATGGTATTTCAGATGCTAGTATGTCCGCTTTCTCTAAGGTGCTAGGAGCGATAGAGAATTATGACCCTAAAAATAAAAATGCCGCAAAAGACCTAAGTAATATAAAGAAAGCACTTAATACTGGTGATATAAAAAATGGAATGAGTATCGCTGACGTACTCTCTCTCACTAAGGACGAATTAGAAGCGATAAGGAATATTGACCCTAATGGAAATGCCGGTAATATATTTGAAAAAATGTTAACGGGTGGAGAACAGCTTAAAAATAGCTTGAAAAATGTTCAAGATTTTTATTCTAAAGGTGATAATAAGATTGAACTAGAGGCTGAGGTTGCATTAAAGATAGCGGATGCTAACTTAAATACAAAGGAACTTGAAGGTCTAGAAAAAGCTGTCCAAAAAATAGAAGATAGTAAAAAGAATATGTTTCGAGGTGAAGGAGCAAAATATTTTTCAGGAACAAATGGGGATGTGAATAAGGCATATGAGAATATGTCTAAGACTGATGAGGGTGTTAAGTTTGCTATCCGCTCTGGTGCAAGTGAAGAAGTTAATAAGTATCGTGAGGGGGTTTCACGTTTAAGCGATAGCTATAACCAACTTAATAGTGAAATGAAAAAAAGCATAGATTCTTTAAGTGGAAAGGAATTTAGTTCATATTTAGATACTTTTTCTAAACTTGACGATAAAATGAAATCGTTTGTAAAGAATAATAATATAGTTTCAGAAAGTGGTATCAAGGCTGCAAGTGGTCTTTATGATATTGGTAAAAGTACCGGTCTTTCAGATATTCAATCTGAAACAATGGTAAAAGTAGTGATAAGTACAGTGGGGGAAGAAGGGGCGTCTAGAGTTAAATCATATTTAGACAGTTTGCCAGCTGAAAAAAGAGTAAATGTAACAGCACAGCTAAGTGGTGAAAATGGTGAAGGATTCGCACAAGGGTATGACGCTTTAATGCAACATTTCAATGGTGACACTAAACTTGTCCAAAAAGTAGCTTTTGAATTAGAAAATCAAGGACAAGGGGATCTTATTTCACAACTGAGACCGGACAATTTAAAGGAAACTTTAAAGGTAAAAGCTGAGATAGATATAGATAATATGGATGGTTTTTCGGGAAAAGAACTTCCTCCAAAAAAACAAAGAGTAGAGATTGAAGAAAGCGAAACAAGTGGTTCAAAAGAATTACCACCAAAGAAACAGAAGGTTACACCCGAAATTGCAACAGACGCTTTAAATGGTGGATTTGCAGGACTAAACGCTCACTTGCCACCTATTAAACAAAAGGTAGAAATTGAACAACCAGCACCACCAGCTCCAATTGAGGCTGCACCATACATATTCCAAAAACCAGTAATTCCTCAACCAGACCCACCTCAAGTCGGGCCTATAGCGGCACCACAAGTTGAAACGCCAGTTACACCTGAACCAACTCTGCCGGCAATGCCAGCTTTACCGGCGCCACAAATGCAGGCACCTACAATGCCAGTACCAATTATGCCAGTCTTACCTGTGTTCCCCGCTCCGATAGTAGGAACACCAATCATTCCAAAACCTACATTACCTAGTATGGGGACAATACCTGCACCAAAAATAGGTATGCCAACTGTGCCTAAACCATCTTTACCAAAGATGGATACTATAGCTGCACCAAAGGTTAATACACCTAAGGTTCCAGCACCAACAATGCCTAAAGTCGAACCAATAAAAATAAGTATTCCTTCGGTAAAAGTCCCAGATGTAAAAGGGCAATTAGCTAAGATACCTAAAAGCACAACGGCTACAGTTAGGGTAATAGACAATGCATCGGGGCCGGCAAGAGCAGCTGCGGGTGCTGTTAGATCATTCCCTACTGGAACAAGAGTAGCGACATTAATTACAAAATATGTAACTCAAGGTTCACCAGGTGGTGGTGGAGGGAAAGGTGGAGGAAAGTCTCTTGATATTAAAAGAGATGAAATAGACTCTAAATTAGAAAAACTTAAAAAGTTAAAGAACTCTAATTATTTCAATCTTAAAGATCTTTCCATCTTTAGAAAAAAGAATACTCAACTTAATCCTCTAGCAACAGCACCAGTAATGGGAGCAGTAGCAACAAGTGATGGTTCTATGTCTACACCAATTGGTGGTTATATAGGTGGAACAGCTTCACCTATGGATGAAGACATCGTGTCTTTAGTTAATGAATTCAAGAATAGAACTCTCAAAGGATTTGACTATAAAGGAATTACAGCTTTAGATAGACTGAGTTATTCCTTAAAGGAAATACAATTTGGATTAAAAGAAGATATTAATCTTCTTCATGAAATGGAAAGAGCAGTTAATAGAGTAAATAATTCTATTAAAAGAATAGACTTAAATATGCAAAGAGCTCGTGGCTCTGAAAAAGTGTCTATGCTTTTCCTTCAGAACGACCAAATAAGAGAATCAATAAGACGTTCTCAAGCACATCGAGCGGCATTAGTAGTAGAAAGAGATGCATATAGAAATATGTTGAGGACTGAAGGGTTCAAATTTACACCAGACGGAACTCTGACAGCAAACTATTACGCTCAAATGGCTAAATATAAAGAGCGTGATTTAGCTATCGAAAAAGAATTAGAGAAGTTAAAAGATGGCAAAGGCGCTGATAGCAAGAGAAAGAAACTTGAAGAAGAAAAGAAAGAAATTGAAAGAAAAAGAAAAACACTTGATGAATACGAGAAAACAGTAGATAAAATTGTTGATGTGGATTATGGAATTAAAGAACATGAAGTGAAGATAGATAATAATGTTGATGAGGTTGAAAAATTAAGGATTTCTGCATGGAAAGAAAATTATGAGGCCGCAACAAAAATTATGGATTCTGCTATAAAAGCAATAAATAATTCACTAGATATATATTCTATTAAGTTTAAATATGCTTTTGGTATGGATAGATTAAATATCTTAGACGCACAAACATCCAAATATAGAGAGATGAATACAGTTATCGAAAGTAATATTAATACCTTAAATAACTTAAAATCAAATCTACAAGGACGTTTAGAAAAACATGGGTTTACTTTTAATGGAGATAACATCTCAAATTATCAGACACACATGGCACAGCTTAAAGATACTTCCACTCTATATGAAGATATTAAAAGTTTAGCATCTCAATATTTCGACATTGTTGAAAGCAAAATTCCAGATTATAATAAGAAAATGGAAGAAATGAACCAAAAGGTTAAAGACAATGCGAAACAAAAGCTTGAAGACACTAAAACGATAGAAGATAAAATTACTAGCATGTTAAAGAAACAGGCTGATGAAAGAATAAAAGCTATCGAGAAGGAAAGTAAAGCTAGAGAAGATGCTATAAAGAAAAAGAAAGATGAATATAATGAGGCTAGAAAAGAAGCTGATTATCAAGATGATTACCAAAAGAAATTAAAGGAAATTGAAAAACTTGAGAAAAAGCGTGATATATATACAAAAGATACTAGCCAAAAAGGGCAAAAAGAACTTCAAAAAATAAATGAAGAACTAGAAAAGAAAGTAGAAGAACTTCAGAAAAGCGTTGAAAAACACGTGGATGATAAAGTAAATAAGATATATGATGATGAGTCTAAAAGATTAGCTGATGAATTGAAAGAACTTAAAGAAAAAAGAGATGAGGAATATACTGACGCTGAATTATTGAAAAAAGCTCAAGAGGCTATACAATCGGGGCAATTTACTGATTGGGATGGTAATGTGAAAGATCTTCAAACAGCGTTGATAGATTATATGAATGAGTTTGAAGGCGGATTATCAGCAACAGGAGCTTTAATTCAAGCAGAACTAATCGCCAAATTAAAGGTGGCTAATGATACAATAGCAAGTTTTAAGGAAAATCTCGACATACTTGGAGTAGGTGATTATAATTTAGGTGGTTACATACAGCATTCTAAATATAATGAGTTAGAAGATAGAAGAAAAGAATCTACCAACAACATTACCTATAACAAGTCTTTAGTAGAAATCCAAGGCAATGTAGATACTGGAACATATGAGAAGATACTTGCTGAAGTTCAAAAATATATAAAACAGCACGAAAGAGATTTAAGAAGCAATATAAGATAACTCAATAGTAAAAAATAGAGCGAGGGTTAATGCCTTCGCTTTTTCTATTGGAAAGGAGGAACGATTATAAAAAGAAATATCTACCTAGACTCAGCAAAAAATAAATATACCGTTCATTTATCAACCATAAGCGGAAGATATTTAGGGCAAATTCCTTCAAATGCAATTACTGAGATATCTAGAAATGTGGGTGAACATTCTGTAATACAATTAAAGATACCTAAGTATTATTTAGATATTTTTAGTCAAACAGAGAAAATATATCCTCTTTTTAAAGAAATAAAAAATGAAAGAAGAATAATCTTGAATGAAAATGAAGTCTTTCTGATAAAATCGATTGAGACGCAAAATGAACAAGTCTTAGAATTAGAAGCAAAAACAAGTGAAATAAGACTTGCTGAAATAGATGTAGAATTAGAAGATTGTGGGCTATCTTTTTTTCAAGAAGATGAAGAAAGTGAAATATTAAGTTTAGATAAATACCTATATCAAGAATCTGGTTGGAAATTAGGCGAAGTCACAGACTTGGTTAAATATGAACCAGGCACCGAAACCGAAAGAGTTAGATGGATAGAGAATGTAGAAAAGAAATGGTATGACTTTATCACAAAAGACTTATGTGAAAGTTTCGATTGCATGGTTTCTTTTGATTCGTGGAACAAGACAATTGACTTTTTTAAGGAAGAAGAATTGGTAGATGAAATAGGTTTATATCTTTCAAAAGACAATTACATAAAATCATTGGAAAGAGAATATGATTCAGACAAAATTGTTACACGTTTAAAAGTTGTAGGAAATGATGAAATGGATATAATAGGTTCTGTTTGTACAGGTGAACCATACATAGAAGATTATACATATTTCCTTGAAAATGATGAGATGACGGAAGAATTAATAGAAGCTTTAAAAAAATACTATGAGATTGTAATTGAAAGAGAAAAGATATGGAAAAGATATGTTGATGAAAGAGTGAAAAAACTTGAAGAAAAAAGAATACTTGGTTCAGAACATATTGATCTAGAGGCTCAAATCACAGCATTAGAAGATATATTAGAAGAGTATGAAAGACCACCTGGTGAAGATAAAGTAAGGGCGGCTGAAATAATATCTAAGATAACAAAACTTAGAGATAGAAAATCTCTTGTAATAAGTTCCATAGAGTTCTTAGAGGAAGAACTAAAAGCTCTAGAAGGGTCTATAAATAATATAATAACTCTCTGCAAGAAACCAACAGCGACTGACAATGAAGGAAACCTTATTTTTACAAAAGAACTTTTAGAAGAATTAATGAACTATAACTACACAGAAATCTATAAAAATGATTCCTTTTTAACTGAAAATGTAGGTGAATTAATTGAATTAGCAAAGCGTAAGTTGAGAGAAAAAAGCTATCCAACGAGAAAGTGGGATATAGATGTTGTTAATTTTTTAGAAAGATTGAATCCTTTAAATAGATTAAATTGGAATGGACAGATGTCTTTAGGTGATTTAGTCATTCTGTATGATAGGGAAAATGATACTGAAGAGTTTATATATTTTACTGGATATTCTCATAAAGTTAGGTCAAACGAGTTATCTATAAAATTATCTAATAAAAAAACAGTAAAAGAAGATGGTATAACTATAGCTGATTACTTAACTCAGGCTAAAAACGCAATGAGGGCAATAGATGCTAAAAAATATTTATTTATTCAACAAAAATATAATAGGTTAAATCTTCCAAAGGAATATATACCTAAGTATAAAGAAAAAGAAAGAGATAGACCAGAGGGAATAATAATTGACTAAAGGAGGTGTTTTGAATGATATCAGATAACTCACCTTCCTTAGGTTGGATAAGAGTTACAGGAACAGTTGTTACTTATAGAAACAAAATTTATTACGTTCCAGATGATTTTACTGAAAAAAAGTATATTTACTGGGATGCTGAACAACCGGGAAGATTTATTTTTTCAAATACGATTTTGAATGAAAGCACAACTAGATTCCTTGTTTTAATTAACAAAGATGGACAACACACGATTACACATTCAAAGAATGAGTATTTTAATATATCTTTTGGCGCTAGCAAATTAGCTACAGTGGAAAAGAAAATTTATGGAATGTATGAAGAATTTCAAGAAGAGAATGGAAAAAATACAACAAAATTTTCAAACATAACCCAAACGTTAGATAAAATCAATCAAACTGTTGGGTCTATAACTACACAAACTACTAGTATAGAAGAAAGCATTTCACAAATTAATCAGACAGCGAATGATATTATTTTAGAAGTTAAAAATACAAAGAAAACTTTTTCTAATAACATATTAAAGGATAACATTAATCAAGGTTTTATGGATCTTATGTCTGGAATAGGTGTTTTCCAAATGGCAATGGAAAGAATTATGGCTGATGAGAAGAAAGATTTTGGTGGAGGGACTGAAGAACAAGATGAAATAGATGCCCATATATCGAAATTGACAGAATTAAAAGAAGAACTTTTTACATTTCTTAGGGAAGTCGCAAAAAGTGAGGACTTGTCTGATGATATATTAAAAAAATTAGAGAAAATAGAAAATCCAATTATACCAGAAATCAATATAGCAGAAAAAAATCTAAAAGATATTATAGAAGGTGCTGGGCAAGATAGAAACTATAGTCCTTCAGATAGAAAAAGTATATATGAATTTTTCGCAAAATATATCTCTGTTTTAAATCAACATAAGAATTATTTAGATGAAGTTTTAATCCTTGGAACTGGTGGAAAGATATCAGAAATTATAGGAAAAATGTTTTTAGACAGTTCTAAAGGTGGTTTTAGTTTTTCCGAAAAAATTAATGGTATAGTAGATAAACAATCTGAATTCAAGGTTTCGTTAGATGGGATAGAGACAAAGCTAAGCGATAAGGTTAGTAGTACTGAAATTTCTATATTAAGAGGTGAAATAAGATCTAAAGTAAGTGACTCAGATTTTCAGACTGAAATAAAACAGCTAGGGGATAAAATCACTTCAAAAGTAAGTTCTAGTGAAGTCACGTCTATAATTGAACAAAACCCAAAATCTATAAAGTTAGCATTTAACAAAATTGATTCAGCGTCTGCTGTATTTGATGATAAAGGTTTAACTATTAATAAGGGATTTGTAGCTGTAGACTGTTTAACCGTTCCAAATAATCATGAACCTATTATAAATCTGTTTACGGATCAATATGCTGGAGATGGTTTTGATCCAAAAATAGATGCTAGAAAAACTGGAAATGGGAAAGCGATAAGACTTCAATATTCATCTTATCATTATATATACGTAGGTAATAATACTTTTGATGTTTATTTAAATGGTGGTGATAGAGGTAAGTTTAGTGTTAAAGAACTATCCACTCAAGACAGTTGGGACGGAACTACTTATGCAGCAAGAGTTAATAATGAACATTTAGCTACAAGAAAGTATGTAAATAATTACATTGGTGGAACGCTTAGGCGAAATAGTGATTGTATTTATATAGAAGTTGATGGAAAAAGGGTTCGATTTTACCCAAACAAGACATGGGATATAGATGGGTTTTAAGGAGGATAATTTGGAATTTAATAAAGATATGTATATAGAAGTTTTGCAAAGTCAAGTAAATTCATTTCTTGATGAAAAGTTAAAACTTATAACTATGTATGAAGCAGAAAAAAGAAAAAGATTGGAATTAGAAGAGATAATAGAAAACAACAAAAAAATTGAACAGGAGGCTTAAATGACAGAAAGTATTAATAAAGACTACCCCCTAATAATTGACTTGCTTAAAAGTGATGATAGAGGATTAAACAAGGGGATTATGTTTAATGAATCTGATAAAAATACAGCTTTCGTAAATGCACAAATAGTTAGGGATGAAGTTCCTGTTAACTTGGTCGGTGCAATTATATACCTAAATGTAGACAAGCCAAATAGAACAAAATTACAGGTAGAAGTAGAGATAGAGAATCCAGAGGAGGGGAAGGTTAAACTTCCCTTTTCAGAAAATACTTTGAATTTTGCTGGACTTGCGTCATTTCAACTTCAGATTGAAGTAGGAGATAAGACATCAATAACACCAAAATATTATTTCACAATAGAAACTGGGAATATAACTGATGAAGATATTATGGATAGTAACGAATACCCTATACTTACGAAAGAAAGAGAACGAGTAGAGCAAGCTTTAAATAACTCAAAAATTGCTATGGAACGTGCTGACAACTTATTATTAACTCAAATTGAAGCTAATAATAAAATGAATAACGCAGAATTAATTAGAAAAGAAAACGAGTTAAAAAGAAGGAATGCTGAAACTCAAAGAGGTGTTGAGTTTGAGGATATGAAAATAACTATTTCTCAAGAATTGGCATCCATAGAGAAGATAGTCGAACAAGCTACTGAGTTAAAAAAAGTAGCACTAAGAAACGAATTAAATAAAGACTTTGAAGAAAAATTTAATGAAACACAGATTTTATTTGACGGAATAACTAATAAAAAGGTGCTTGAACTCAAAGAATATTCCGATTCTCAAATTGAACCAGTTAAAAATGAAATTAGAGAAAAACTAAAGACAATACCACCAGTAGAAGAATTAAAAGGTAGAGATGGAACTTCTATAACATTAAAAGGAAAAGTAGACAATATAGATGAACTTCCGACTTTAGAGAAATCTTCTTTGGGGGACATATATGTTGTTGGTGAAACCTTATATATGAACAATATAACCGAGTGGGTTGATATAGGAGGATTTAGAGCGGGGCCTCAAGGTCTAAGAGGTGAACCGGGCAAAGATGGTGTCAATGGTAAAGATGGGGTAGATGGCAAAGACGGAATTGATGGTAAAGATGGATATTCTATTTATGTAAAAGGAACTTTAACAAGTGAGGAAAATCTTCCTTCTATTGACGATAGTAGAAACGGTGATATGTATGTTATAAATGGAGAATTATATTTATTTACCGGTGAAAATAGTTGGTCTAATTTAGGTAAATTTGTTGGGCCTCAAGGTCTAAGAGGTGAACCGGGCAAAGATGGTGTCAATGGTAAAGATGGGGTAGATGGCAAAGACGGATTGACTCAAGATTTAACCCCAATTACAACAAGAATGGACGAAATAGAACAAAAGGTAGAAGAAAATAAAATAGAAATAGAAATCGTAGACAACTTAACTACTGGGGGTTCTAATAAAGTTCTTTCAGCAGAACAAGGTAAAGTTTTGTTCGCGCAAGTCTCCGATATAGAAGAAAGGACAGGGGTTGTAAATAACTTAGAAGATGGTGGAATAGACAAACCACTATCCGCTGAAATGGGTAAACAACTTTTTCAATCTGTCAGTGATGGTAAGACAAAGATAGCTAGTGCAATCACTGACAAAGGGATAAGCACTAGCCCTACAGATACTTTTGATGTAATGAGTGGAAATATAAAAGATATAAAAACTGGGTATGGCGTGGGGGATGTATTAGAGTTGGATTCTGTAGATTTTGAATATAAATTGGACTATTCACCAGAATTTTTACATAAAATACAATTCAGTGGGAATAGTGTTTCAAGTCTATCACTTGATGTAAAGGATAGCGTGTTATACCTTTATTCAAACCCTCACATTACATATTATAATTTGACTGAAAATGGATTGATTCAAAAGTCTGCTGATGTAACAAAAAATGAACATACCCGTATTATTCCATGTCCATCTAATAAAACCATTTATGCTACAACAATAGGGGGAAAACCTTTGGTTACTTCATATGACTATTCTTTTAATAAAAAATATACTTATGAAGGCGAACTTCTATATAACTCTTGGATTAGAGGTATGGCTATTTCTGATGAAGATAAAATTGATATATATGTAACAAACTATACTCCTGATTCTGGCAAACTTATTTCCTTGTCAGAATATTTAATTAAAAATTGGGAATTAGATTTAAATGGAGCAAGAGACGTAACAGTTCTCAATAAAGACACTATAATATTTTCAAATTCATCTGTGATAAAGTCTGTAAATAGTAAAGGTGTATTGAAAAAGAGTCTGGAGACTTTAGGTGCTATTCAATTATTTTCTGATAAAGATAATGGTTATATAAATGGATATAATGACAAAAAGATATTTCAGTTAAACACCAACTTAGAAATTATTTGGGAAAAAACATTAGAAAATGAAATCCTTAGTTCTTATTATAATTCTGAAGAAAAAGTATATATTATCTTATCTAAAGCAAAAGGGGGGTATTTATCAGTAATAGATGGATTTAATGAATATGGTGAAAATGTTTTTAATGTAGAAAGTCAGGCATTTTATGATGAAAATCAAAAAATATTTTCTATAGAAAATATCATTCTACATACAGGGTCAAACAAAGGTATAGTTTATACGATTAAGAACCCAAAAATTAATAGAATAAAAATAAAATAAAGGAGTGAAGTGCATTGTATTTAATATTTGACAAAAAAGAATTAGAAGAAAAGAAAATTTTAGAGGTGAGCCTGATATATTACATAGAACCACCAAAAGAATTTACTTACATTGAAATTAAAGAGGAAGATTTTCCAAAAGATAAAGATGGTTACAGCAAGAAGGTTTTTTATAATAAAGAAAACAATGAAGTTTATGCAGAGTATGAAGAAGTTATAAATGAAGAAAATCCATTAAAAAAAGAAATAGAACAACTTAAAACAGCGAATGTCAACTTAGCTGAGTCAATAGCACAGATTTATGAGACAGTCTTAGACATTCCAAAAGAAATATAATGATTAAGAACTTTTTTAATAAAATAAGGTTCTTTTTTTTATGCTTAAATTTAACTTTGAAAGGAGGTGAAGAAGATATGGTATATGTATATGTAACATTAATCGTTGCTGGTAGACGTACATTTAAACAAGTTCCTACCACTGTAAAGGAAGAAGTTAAAAATGAACTAATAGCTATGGAACTTAGCAAGTTAGTAGAAGAGTAGGGTTTAATGCCAGCCTTTTGGCTGGCTAATACCTAATTTAATAGTGAAAGAAGTGAATAATATGATAGATTTTTTGCATTTATTTAAATTTGATTTAAGAAAAGAAGCTGATGAATGTTTCACTATGATAGTGGATGGGGAGGTTGTCACAAATATTCCTACTTTACATGCTGGTGAAACATCTAGAGGAATAAGAATATCCGTAGTAAACTTCAAATATGATGAAAAGATGTCTTGCTATGCTTATTTCAAGTCTAAACAAGATAATGAGTTAATAAGAGTTAAACCTTTTTCTAGGACAAAGAATTTATTTGATATATATTACCCAAGACTTCCAGTAGGGGAATATGAGTGTGAGATAATTCTTTGTTATGATGGAAAGACAATTTCATCTGGAATTTTTACTGGGGTATGTGAAGAAACTTTAGCTAATGAATTTGCAACAGATGTAGAGATATCTACTACAGTTCAAGACATAATAAATACTTATGATACGTATTCTGAATTATATAAGAAAAGGCTTATAGAAGTTGGAACCCTTAGTGAAAAATCAACGAGTATCATTAATAACTTAAATGATAAAGAAAAACAACTTGAAGAACTAATAGAAAATATCCCTAGCGTAGAAACAGACAAGGGTTTTATTTTTGTGCAAAAAAAAACGACACCTATTTGGGAAGTTACACATAATCTAGGGAAATATCCAAGTGTAGTAATAACAGATAATGGTGGAAACACAGTATATGGAGACATTTCATATATTAGTGAAAACAAATTAATCATAAGTTTCTCTATTGGATTTAGTGGGAAAGCTTATTTGAATTAAATAGGAGGTAATGAATATATGAAATTTCTTAATAATATAGATCTTGGGAAAAATCAAATAGAAAATGTAGTTTTACATTCATTGATTAAAGAACCAGATTCCCCTGAAATAGGGCAATTGTATTTCAATATGAACGAAAAGCGAGCTTATATTTATATCGGGAATAGGTGGTTGGCTTTGGACGCCAAAGACGCAAGTCCAACAGCTGTTTCTATAGTGAATACTATCAATGAAGGGTCTGCATTGATTAATATTGGAAAAGTAGAAGGGCTAGAGAGCAAATTAGCGCCACTAGAGACGAAAGAAGGTTCTCAAAATAAAGCAAATACAGCTCTAAATCAAGCAAAAGAATTTACGCGAACTGAAATTGCAAAAGTGATAGGTGGGGCAAGTGAGCAGTACGACACTTTGAAAGAAATAGAAGATTTGTTGAAAAATAACTCCGATATAACAGAAATAATCAATATATTGAATTCAAAGACAACTAAATATGTAGAAGTCATAGGGGATGGAATTGCGACAGAGTTTGATGTAAGACATATGTTGAATTCTCAAGATGTAATCGTTCAGTTAAGAGAAAACATATCACCTTTCGAGACTGTTTACACAGATATAGAAATTATAGATGAAAACTCAGTGAGAGTTAAGTTTGCGAAAGCACCTAATACCAATGAATACAAAGTGATTACTATAGGGTAGGTGATGAAATGAAAATTTTATCTGAAATAAAAAATGAAGATTTAGATAAAAAAATTAATGGTAAAATCGATAAAAAAGATGTTATACAAGATATTTCAATCGGTGGAATAGATAAAGTTATATCCGCTGAAGCTGCTAAACAACTTTTTCAATCTGTCAGTGATGGTAAGACAAAGATAGCTAGTGCAATCACTGACAAAGGGATAAGCACTAGCCCTACAGATACTTTTGATGTAATGAGTGGGAATATAAAGGATATAAAAACTGGCTATGGTGTTGGGGATATTGTTTTACCAAAAAATATAAAAGAAATACAAGAATATACACCAAATAATACTATATGGAAAACAGGTCGAATTGATTGGGGTTTGAGCATAGTCGTTGATAAAGAAACGGATGTTTACCTTGGCGGGACACAAGGTATAATTTACAAACTTGACAAATATGGGAAAAAAATGTGGGAATATAAAGGACACACCGATTGGATATATTCATTGGTTATAGACAACCAAGCTAATATCTACAGTGGATCTAAAGATACAACAGTTCACAAAGTAGACAAAAATGGAAATTGTATATGGAAATATATAGAGGGAATATCATATATCGAAGATTTAACTGTAGATGGAGATAATAATATTTATATCGCTGACCATGGTAGGGTGTTACATAAAATCAATAAGGATGGAAAAAAGATATGGCAATATAAAGGCTATAATATAAGATTGTCTGCTGTAACGGTAGACTTAGAATTTAATGTATATTGCGGAGGAGCCTCTTATGGAGTTCACAAACTTGATAAAAATGGAAACAAGATATGGGCATATGTTCCTGATTCAACAAATGTTGTAACACTGATTGTTGACGAAGAATCCAATATATATATTGGATATGAAAGTGGGAATGTTCATAAAATAGATAAAGAAGGGAACAAAATATGGGAATATGCCGAACATCGTAAAAAAATATCCTCATTAGCTATAGATAGTCGATCTAATATCTATAGTGGATCTGAAGACACAACGGTTCATAAAATAGATAAGAGTGGGAAAAAAATTTGGAGATACACTGATTATAACAGTAAAGTACTTAGCATTTGTGTGGATTCAAATAATGAAATTTACTGTTGTGGAAATGGTTATACCGTTCATAAGTTTTCTAATGGGGAAAGTTATGAAACTACAGGGTATAAAATTCTAAATTAACATAAAAGAAGGTGATTATTTGAGTGAACAAGAGGTTTACTTCATAATATTAAAGATAGTTACAGTAGCAATTCCAATAATAATAGGAATCGTAACAATAACAGAAAAACTCACAAAACCAATAAATCAATTAGATAAAACTATTTCTAATCTTAATGCAACGATATCAAGCCTTCAAGAGAGTAATAAGGTTCAAGATAAAAGGTTGGATAGACATGGGCGTGAAATAGACGAAACAAAACATAAGATTATAGAACATAATACTAGAATTGGGAATGTAGAGAAAGATATAGAAGAATTGAAAGGTGGTAGATAATATGATAAATTTTACTGATTATATAAATGTAACAACATTGGTGTTTTGTTTAGCATTGGGATATGCTTTAAAAAATTGGGTGACTAAATATAACAACAACTTTGTACCTATTGGATTAGCTCTAATAGGTGCTGTAGCATGCTGTTTTACAGTAGGTGAAATCAATATTGAGGTAATTACAGCTGGAATGATAAGTGGTTTAATAAGTACAGGGCTACATCAAACTTTTACAAGATTCATTGAAGGGATATCAGAAGTTGCGGAAAACAAAAGAGGTGATATTTAATGAAGATAGCCTTAACAGTAGGACATAGTATACTTAAAGGTGGACAAAGAACTTCAGCTAGTGGATATATAAATGAATATAGATACAACAAAGCTTTAGCCCCTTATGTAAAAGAAGAGCTTGAACTCTTAGGTCATAAATGCGATTTATTCATATGTCCTGAGTATACTTTTACAAATGCATCTCAAGAAAGAACCTATAAGCTGCCTAAAATTAATAATGGTGGATATGATAGATGTTGTGAACTTCACCTTAATGCTTTTAATGGTACGGCTAAAGGTGAAGAAGTCTATTACTACAGTGGTGATAGCACTGGTGGATCAATTGCAACAATAATGTCAAAGAATATAGCAAGCCTTGGTTTCGATAACAGGGGTGCTAAGGGAACAAGAAACTTATATATGATAACTCAGACAAAGCCTACAGCTATTTTAGTTGAGGCTTTTTTTTGTGACAACAAAAAGGACAGTGATCTAGCTAACAGTGTTGGTTATAGAAAAATGGCGAAAGCAATAGCATATGGATTAGTCCAAAAAACTTATGATGGAAAGAGTGGGGGGGGTGGGGTAGTCAATCCTGAACCACCAAAAGAAAACAATACTTCACCTCAAACATCTAATGCAGGATATTATGTAAAAACATCTACAAAAGGTGATGTTTTAAATGTAAGAGATTCAGTAGGTAATAATGGTAAAATAATGTCCACTCTACAAGATGGTTCTATTATATATGTGGAATCTATACATAAAAATACAAGTGGAACTTGGTATAAAATAAGAAATAGAGGATATGTTCATAGTAATTATTGTGTAGGCATATCTAAACCAATGATTGTATTATACCAATCTGGGGCAAATGATTACAATAAAAAGATTGCTGATATTATAGGTGAAAGACATAATAAACCTGTATATGTAGAAGATAAAACCAAAACTAGTAAGGATTATGAAATCATGTATGTAGGTGGTGGAAAAGACAGATACCATACAGCCGCAATTGCAGCCGACAAGTATCTTAATTAATAAGTATAGGGTGGGTTATCCCACCCTTATTAAGTAAAGGAGTAATAAAAGTGAAGAATGATATACTCTTTAAAAAAGGATTTAATAAGCAAGATTATTTATTCCCAACAAGTGGAAGAATAAAAAGTTCAAAGAATAGAATAAATATTTATTTCATACAAGATGGTAATGTTAGAGGGAGATATAAGGAGTGTTTGAATAATAATAGGTTAGTAGCACATTATGTGGTAGACGATACTTATTGCTTAAGATTGCTGATGGAAGATTGTTCTACTTATCATAGTTGGGCTAAGACAAATGATGTCACTATAGAGGTTTTAAACTCTAAATATGGTGATAAGACTCAAATAGAAAGAAATTTAGGTTCACTATTAAGAACCCTGTATGATAAATTCGGATTCCATCAAGGTAAGGTAACATATCATGGTAGATTGGGAAATGTTAATTTCAACAATGTAAAAATAATAGCAAATGCAAAACCATATGATATAACTACAAATTTAATAACACATAGCAACAACTTAAAACCATTAGCAGAAATATTGAAAATATGTAAGTTTAAAAAAGTAAAACATATTGAAAGAGATGGTGAAAAGTTAAATCATGACCAGGTTACAGATATGTGTTTCTATTGGGATGCATATTATGTCAATCATATAGGATCTAATGACAAACAGTCAACTTTAGGATACATTAGACGTTTCATAAATAGTAAGGCGTATTCATTAAGCAGATTAAATAAAGTTAAGTATGTTTGTTATTTCAATGATGCGGATGAACCAATAGCTAGATTATTAGCCTTTTTAGCTGGTGCAAGTTGTTTTAAGGACAATGGAAGTACTATGGAAGGGTCAAAGATAAGACAATTAAAAGCTAAAGGGTGGTTAATCTACATAAGTGGCATTGGTTCCAATCAGGAAGACACTGCAAGGCAATATATTCAGAAATATTTGGTGTAAAATAATAGTCAATAAAAGGCTGATTTTAATACGATTTTAGGGTATAAAACAGCTAAAATTTGCGTATAATGTTGCATTTCAGAAACAAATAGTGTTATAATAAGTATAAATAATTGTTAATGCTATATAAATCCAAAATGTTTATGGATACAAAAAAGGAGAGCTGGCGGGCTCTCCTTTTTGCATTATCTGTCCTTTTTTTCAATATATCTCTTAAAAAGAAATACTAAAATCTCTTTTATCGTGGGACATATAATAATTGTTATTGCTATAATCACTAAATCCAAAATGTTCACCTCCTTTCGGAGTGGACTAGTTATATTATACTACATATAGTTATATATTTTTATATTTATTACAAATAATTTCACAATACAATATGTAGTTGTTTAATAATGCAAAAACACTATATATAGAAACATCATAGTTATATTATAATTTAGATTCAAAAATAAAACAAGTTCTATTTTATAAATAAAATACTTGACTAGATTAATAGATTAAAAATATTAAAATCAAACTACAATAATCTATATATGTGTGCTATAATTATGTTAATTAGCATACGAAATCCTTATTTTTTTTAGGGATCAATGGGAGGAGATTGGTACCTCCTTCTTTTTTTTGCAAAATAAATTTTAAAAATTTGCATAATTAGAGTAAATAGTGGTATAATTAGATTACAAATAGGTTGTTAAAAAAGAACTGCGTTCATAGTTCTAACAAAGAAAAAGAGGAGAGCGGCTACTCTCCTCTTTTTTTGTTACTTGTACTTATCATCTAGTACTTTTTTGGCTAATATAAGTACTATACCAACAATAATTGGATATATTAGGTTATTAAAAACTGGTTCCATTGTCTAACCTCCTTTCGGAGAAATTGCCTTTTAGTGAGAAGGCTTCTTTAATTATATCATAAATAAAATTGTTTCAATTTACTAAATAAAATTATACTAGACACTATTAAGTGTCTTTTTTTTTATATAAAATTAGAAAGATGGTGATAAACATCAGTAAGAAAGTATACAATAATTTCCAGACACCAGAAAAATGGGATAATGTTAATAAACACAATAAGGAATTAATAAAAGATTATGAATTAGAACTCAAGGCTAGAGCTTTATCGGAAAAAACGATAGAACAATATAAAAATGATTTAAAGATATTTGCATGCTATACACATGATGAACTTGAAAATAAGCCATTTTACAAGGTCACAAAGAAAGAAATTAGAAACTTTGTTATAGATTTACAAGAAAAAAACGTATCACCGGCAAGAATCAATAGATTGCTTTCAGCGATACGAACAATGTTAGATTATGCTACAGAAGATGATGATTATGAAGATCAGTATGCAACTAATGTAGCAAGTAAAATAAAGGGATTAAAGAAAGATTCAGTAAGAGAAATAGTATTCTTAACTAGAAAAGAAGTAGACACTTTATATGACATATTAGTCTCTAAAAAAAGATATCAAGAGGCATTACTTTTAGCATTACTTATAGATACAGCCGCAAGAAAAAATGAAATATTCCAAATCAAAAAGAGTAGCATAACAAAAAAGGGGAAACTAACAAATAAAGTTACTGGAAAAGGTAATAAAAGATTTAGCTTGTCTTATAATATGCTTACTAAAAAAACATTCCCTCTATATTTAGAGCAAAGAGGTGAGGATGATAAAGATTTTCTATGGTATAAGAAAGATACTGTAAATGGTATTGTTGAATTAACACCACACAGATTCTATTCATGGATAAAGAGTTGGAATAAGTTGCTTGAAAAAGAGACCGGTATACATAAAAATTTCAATATACATAGTTTTAGACATACAGCTCTTGAGTTATTAAGCACTGGAGAACATTATATATGTGAGTTAATGGGAGTAAAGAAGTTTGAATTAAGCGACTTACAGATCTTAGCAAATCACAATGATATATCTATAACCAATTCTTATTTAAAAGATAAGACTGAAGACGAACTTGTCAATAAATTCCACGTGGAGGATGATGAGGATGGTGATGATGAGTGGTAGAGAAAAGAAAATACAACGACTTGAAACATGGTGAGTTTTTTTTACCAGAAGAATTGGATAATATTGATTTTCCAGATATACCACCTCATATAAAATTACTAAACCCTCAAGTTATGTGGGAAAAGGGTATCACTGGTGAAGGGGTTAAAGTTGCCATAATTGACTCTGGATGTGATATAAATAACCCTCTATTGAAAGGGAAGATATCTCATATATGCAACTTAACTAGAGATGATGATGGTGACAGGGCTAATGTTACAGACTATTCGGGGCATGGAACCCATGTTGCATCAATAATAGCATCAGACAATTATAACGACTTAGTTGTAGGAATAGCACCAAATGTAAAGCTTATGATATATAAAGTAATAGAAAAAGATGGACAAGCTAGATATGAAAACATAGCTAGAGCCATATATGCGGCAATACAATCTGGTGCTGACATTCTTAATATCAGTTTAGGGGGGAGTCAAGAGGCACCCCAAATTCACGAGGCTATTAAAAGTGCAATTAAGATGAATGTTTGTGTTGTAGTTGCGGCAGGAAATGGGGGCAATGGTGAAAGTGATTTATCAGGCTTATGGTTTCCGTCTTGTTATCCAGAATCAATCCAGGTAGGGTCTATAGGTTCTAATAAAAAGGCTTCCAAATTTACAACAACAAATCACTTTACTGACTGTGTTGCAGTGGGGGAGAAGGTGCTTGGTTTATCTCAAGAGGGTGGATTTGAAGTACTTAATGGTACATCTCAGGCTGCACCCATAGTATCAGCTTCTCTTGCCTTGCTAAAAGAGTGGGCTAAGAAAGAGTTCAAAAGAGACCCTAGTGAATCAGAGCTATATTCTCTACTCATCAAAAACACTAAGACTATCAAGGGTGTGTCTAGAAACGCTCAAGGAAAAGGATACGTAGTATTTAATAAAAATACACTATAAAAGCCATGCGTTAGCATGGCTTCCTTTTTTTGTTTACATATTTATTTTCTTATTTACAGCGCTCACACTTGCTTTATTGACATCTTTAAATAAATGTACATAAATGTCTTTTGTTGTCCTAATGTTTTTGTGATTTAAGAGTTTGCTTATTTCCTTGATAGATAAACCATCTTCATTAAGCATTGTGGCATATGAGTGCCTTAATCCATGGAAAGTCACACCTTCTATTCCATTTTCATTCATAATTTTTTTAAATTTTATACTTAAAGAAGATGGATTTGTTAGCTCGAACTTTCTATTTAAGAACAGTAGGTTTTCTATATTTTTTGCACCTGGTGTGGACATTTTTTTATCCCAAATTAACTTATACTCCATTAAATTTTCCTTTAAAGCATCAGGTATAGCAAGATATAATGGTTCTTTATTTTTAGTATATGGTTGAAGAGTAGGTTTTTTATTCTCATCCCTAACTATTATTTGATTTATTGTAATAATATTTTCATCTAGGTCTATATTGTCCCAACTTAATCCTAATATTTCTGATTCTCTAAGACCTAGTGACGCACCTAATAACATTTGGAGACCTATATCAGTGCCCTTTGTCTTTTTTAATATCTCATTTAAAACGTCATAGTCTAAAACATTATCTTTTGCTTTTTTAGGATTTCTTCCCCATATTTTTAGACCTACAGTTATATCTCTATCTATAAAATTATTTTGTAAAGCATAATGAACACCTTTTCTTATTACAGCAACTATTATATTTACAGTAGATTTTGACAATGTTTCAGCTTTCTTGTCTATAAAATCTTGCAAGTCCTTCGTTGTCATTCTAGAAACTATATAATCAGAGATACCATTTTTCTCGTCATTTATATGACTGTTATATGCCCCCATATATGCATTGTAAGTGTTTCCAGATTTATATTCTCCACGTTCTCTTTCTTTTTTAAAAGCTTCTTCTATGCATTCACCAAATCTTTTCTTATGGTTTATCTCACCGATTGTCTTTATCTCACCAGTATTAATTTTTCTTTGTATCTCTTCTCTGTTTATTTCTGCAGCTTCTCTTGTTTCAAAAACTTTAATTCTCTTGTATTTTATTTTATCTGTTAATTTGTCTCTATAACTAATCGCTGTTTCTAATTTTCCTTTATTTTTTCTAATAACTGCCCTCATGATATACCTCCTTGTTTATTATTATGATTATATTATATCATTAAGTTTAACTAATATCAACAGTTATTTAAGATTAAATAAAAAATAGCCTTATGGCTACTTTTTATCTCCATTAAAGAATTTAAAATCCATAGAGTTACCATTTACTACCATGTCAAAAGCCTCTCTAAGGCATTGCATATAGTATATTTTATCCTCATCTGTGGCTTCCAAATCCTTTATTACTTCCTTTACAAATGATGTGTGAGTCATATATTGCTTGATTATCTCATCTAACTCTCTTTCATCACAATATATTTCTTGACTGCCATCTACTTTATTATTTGTTATTGTTAACATTCCGCCTCTCTTCCTACTGCGATTGCTATGCCTATAGCATCATATATATCGCTTGTTTTTTTCTTGCCAGTCTTGTCGCTATATTCACCAATGTCAATGCAATTTTCTTGAATATATTTAGCAACCTCATCTTTTTTTGCTCTACCACTTCCTGTAATTATCTTTTTAACTGTGGTTGGTGCTAGGTATACAGTTTTAATAGAACATTCTTTATAGACCATTCTACAAACAGCACCTAAAAGTTTCCTCAATACCATAATAGTAGCTGTTCTGCTGGATATGAACTGATTTTCTATTCCCACAAGTTCAATTTTGTTTTCATATTTCTTAATTATATTTTTAATTTCATCTACTATATAGTTGATCCTTTCATCTTCGCTTTCAAACTTATCTTTTTTTGTTTCTATTTTACCACTTAAAATAACGTTTTCTTTATTATCTACAACACTATATCCTGTTGATGTCATAGATAAATCTAATCCCAATATTAACAGTTTACCACCCCTTAATATAATTCATAATGTTTTATATGTGTTCTCATAGCTTTTTCTAATTCTTCACCAATTATAGAAGATAGAATCACACTTTCATTGCTATCCAACCCTTCATATTGCTTGGCAAAGAATATCTTTATTTCTTTTCTTATTTCATTTTGTCTACTTAAAAAATATTCTTTTTTATTTTCCATGTTATCACCTTAATTCAGTGGTTCTTTTTCAGCCATAATCATTTTTTGGTATATTTTTTTACCATCTTCAAAAAGGTTATCAAAAGCCTCATCAGCTTGTTTACCCCTACCATACTGTGTTCTCATGTTTGCAATTAAAACTAAAAACTCTGCGGTTAAGGTTGTTATATCACCTTTTATAGTTCCTTTATTATTTTTACTTAAATCTATATGTATCATTTATATGCTCTCCCATTTCAATATTTTATTACAACTTACTTCATATTCATCACTTTTTGATAAAATTGTTATTCTATTTGATCTCGCAATTAGGTTTTCTTCATATTCATTGACTATTTCGCTTATTAGTGATTTTATATCCTCTTGATAATAAACCTTTTTATTTTCAATTTTAAAAAATCTAAGTTGAACCACATATGTTATTATTATCAGCTTTGTACCATTTTCACGAGAATCCAATAAGAAGTTCAATAATTGTCTTCTTTTACTCATACTATTCATATTATATATTCTCCAATCGCACTATTTTGGTTGGTTCTTCATCTTCCCATTTTATTGAAGGAAATTTACACTTAAGCCCTTCTAATTTTTTTGCATCTATAGACTTCCAATATCCCCATTCTTTAAGTTTTATTGGCACTTCTTTTTCACCATATACCCTTCCGTTTTCGTCTTTAGAAATCCAGTTACATTCTTCATCAATATACTTCATTGCTTTTAACTCTTCATCACTACACTTTTGAACTGTCTTGGTAGCCACGTGGTCTACGTCGTCTTCATCAATACATTGTTCATATTGATTGTATACTCTGTCTACTGTATGATATACAATCGTTATTTCGTCATCGTAATAATCAAGAAACTGTATATCTTCAATCTCATATATAAATTTACCTTCCACAATCTTGTCACCAATTTTATACATTGGCCTTGGGTTTAATCCAAATTCTTTTCTAATTATATCTATAATTACTTCAGGATTTTTCACTTCAAGTGTAAATTTAATTCTTTTGTTTAATTCCATTTGTATTTTCTCCATTTTATCTCTATTTTTTTAATTTTCACATAATAAAAGGACGATTTTATTGCTACACTCTATATATTGTGACATTCTGTTCCCCTTTATCTATCTCTAATTCAACCAATGAACCTGTGATTTCTGACCTCTCAATACCTTTAGAAATAGTATATGTGGCTTTAGTCTCATTTAATAATATTAATTTATCTATAATGTACTGCTTAGAATACTTATATCCCATTTTTTCCATTTCTTGATTTAATAGATCTACATATATCGTTGTAGATCTAACTTTATTATCATGCGTTTTAGTTAACAATACATATAAATCTATTTCTGACTTTCTCAACTCTGATAATATTATTTCTTTAATTAATTCTTTTTTCATTTTTAATTCTCCTTAAATTTTATTTATTAATTTTCTTATTCCTTCTATTATGCATAGAAACACCTCTATAATTAGCATTGCTATAAATATCATCGTTCCTATACATAATAATGGTACTGCTACTACTATCCATAATGGCATGAGTAATATGACAGCTAAGATGTCATAACCATTAGACATTTGTTTCATTTTTATCATCCCTTATTCTATGGTTGTAGCTTGCAAATCCTAAGGCATAGCCTAGTCCCGACTCATTCTGTGTTATTTTTTGGTATTTAACTTCTATAATTTTATTTAAATAATATTCTTTATTATTCCAAATATCATATCTTTCATCTTCTGTAAATCCAGAACCCACATTACATCTATTAGGAATGCCGTCATATCTAAACTCAACTACTAACGAACCTAGTACCCCTTTATTCTTTCCATTACCTTCTATAAAGTCAACTATCCTAACATCAGCAATTAAATCCTTCTTTAGTTTCAATATAGCATCTGTTCTCATTCCTTTATAAGGGGCATCAGCAAGGTTTATCATTATTCCTTCTTTCCCCATGTCATCACATTCCTCAAGCATTTCCATTAGCTGAAAGTGACTGACTTTCCCAACCCTATAGAAGTCCATATCCTCTGTTGTGAAGACTATATTGCTATCAAGTGTACTTAATGTGTTTATTAAGTCATTATGTCTATCTATATATGGAGCATCTGAATAACCTTCAAAGAAGTCTTCTACATCCACTTTATCAAAAGCTATAAATGAAATATCTTTTTTATCAGATAATTTTAAATTTATAACAGAACAAGTTTTTTGAAATCTTTCTTCTTCAGTATCAAAAACTCCCATATGAAGCAGTTCACCGTCATAAACAGCACTAGGAACTTTGTCTGATTTAAATATTTCTTTTAATTCATCCAACCCAAATATTTCTTTTCCTTGTCTTGAGAACATTGATACATTGCCATCTTTATCTTTAATTATGGCACATCTCACACCATCTATTTTTTCAGAAACAACGTATTCCTTATCATAATCAAAGAATCCCTTCTCAACCCTTTCCATGTACCCTTTAGCTCTCATAAACTCTAGTATGGTGATAGACTCAGGGATTACTTTATTTAAGGTTTTTGCAGTAAGGCCTATCTTCAAAGTCTTAGTTATTAACCCTATTATAGTTTCTCTATACTGTTCTGGGTATAAATATAGAAATGACTTTACTATAGCTAAATCTTCTTTTCTTCCTGTATTATTTTTCTTTAAATACTCCAATAAGTCCATTAGACACATATTTGGATGTTCATCATATTTAATTCTTTTTCCTATTTTTTTCCTATCTATTCCAGTAGTTATTGCTGGATCTAGAAGAAACTTAACAACTTCTATGGTTGGTGATTCTTTATCCGATAACTCTTTAATGTATGCTTGTTTATCATTAACACTTTTTATATCTTTTAATTTTGTTAGTTCTTCAAATATTAATGTATCTTTATGCATTATTTATCTCCTTTGTATGCGTATGTATAAGCTATTTCATTTTCCATATCTCTAGCTATTGTTAATAAACATTCTTCGTTCTCTTCTATTTTTATATTATAGTAATCTTCCATTATCCCATAATATTTTTTATTTATAACAACTTCTGCTATATCATATAATGGAGAATTAAAACACTCTTCAGTCTCTTGATTTATTTGGTTTAGAACACAATTGAATACATTCCTATTGAAAAGTTCACCACCATAGAACATCTTTTCTACACCCACAGAGTATAATTCTTTCGATAGTTCTCTTAGTAGTTTTGTTACCTTTAATATGTAATCTATATCTAAGTCATGTTCTTTCTTCTTAATATAGTTCAAGTCGCCCTTTTCTATGCTAATCTCACAAAAAGAACCTTCTAAAAGTTCATCTATTAATTGTTTTGCCTCAAGTGCCTTTCCTTCAAAATCATAATTACAAAGTGCTAAATTCTGCATTTTAATTCTCCTTATATTTTAATTTAATTCATTTATTCTATACATTGTATCTTTTGCTATTCTGTTGACTTTTGCAGCCCAGTTACCGCCTACACAATATTTTGAACCTATTTTAGAAACTGATATTCTGTCCTTTTTTGTGTTACCTGTATATATGTATCCTTTACTCAAAAAATCTTGCATATATAATAATGATTGTTTTTTATCAGAAAATCCCAAATATCCATATGTTTTTCTTGTTTTTCCATTCTTGTCCGTTGTGAGATATGCTCCTTTGATTCCTCCCACATTATTTTTAACCCTATATAGATAGCTTGATCCGTTCCAGCTTTCTAATCTTATTACCGATATTAGGAATAATGCGTTTATAGGTTTTTCACTATGTTCTATTTGATATAGGGTTGGTGCAAGTTCTTTCATTCTAGCTGGGAGAAGCTGTTTAATCTCATCTTGAGACAAACAAGATATTACTCTAACATCATTCTGACTGTAACCACCCACTCTTTTCTTCTTAGCTGTCTTAGTCTCTTCTAATTTTGTATATGTTTCAAGCTCTAACTCTGGTTCTTCCATCTCTATTAGTTGTTCTTCAATTGCCATGGAATCATATTCCTCAATATTATTTTCGATATCATTAGCAAAAATCGGATTGATCGTTCCTACTAGTAGTATTGTGGTCGCTAGGCTTAGCGCCATTCTCTTCTTAAAACTCAAATTAATTCTCCATTCTCTTTTTATTTTTTTAACTTTTAAATTATGTTATGTCACTGCTATTTAAACTGCTATTTTTTCACATTTATAGACAATGTTTAACATAGACTCTGGAATCTCTTTTATAATTTCTTCTAGCACATTTACAACTATGCTGTTACCAGCTTGCTTGTACAGTTGTGAATTACTATTTACTTTTTCTGCTTTTTTAAAATCTTCTACATCAAACCCCATTAATTTCCAGTATTCACATGGGGTTAACTTTCTAATATGTGTTTTACTATCTACAACCCCTATTGATGGTTGGGTAGTTAATGTTTGAGACTTTTGTTCACCTACTCTTCCACGTCTAGTCTTGCTGTCTGGATAAGCTAAATTCACACTATCACCTACGTTTGCAACTTGGTATCCCTTCTTTGTAGCATTTTTTATGTACAAAGGCCCACTAGATACACTTTTTGTTAATTGGTTTTTTGTGACTAAAGTGGGACATATATTGTTTTTTCTTACTCTTAACCCCTCATCATATCTAAAGTCTGCTACACATTTTGGGCCTTTATAATCTCTTGCACATAGAGTCCCTACTACTTCTGTCGACATTCTAGCCCTATTGGAACTATATGTAGAATAAAGTATTTTATCAACTTGTTCTTGAGTTAAATAAAATTTTTCATCAACTTCTTCATCTAGTAAATCATACAATGTTAATTCCAATGGTTTCTTTTTAGGGAATTGATATTTTTCTTCACCTAAAAAACTTATCACAAAAATTCGTTCTCTACTTTGAGGTATTCCATAATCTGTTGCTGACAGAACTTCATAGTTACTTGTGTATCCTAAATTTTCTAAGGATTCTATGTAGTTATCAAAGTTATGTTTATGTCTTTTAGAAATAACATTTTTTACGTTTTCCCAAACAACAACTTTAGGTCTTATTTTCTCTATAATCCTCACACTTTCATGCATAAGGCTTGAACGTGTCCCACTTCCTTTGTCACCACCTTTGTTGCTACCAGCTATGCTATAATCCTGGCATGGACTTCCATGTATTATAACGTCCACATTATCAAAATTCTTGTCCCATTGTGTTATGTCTTGTGGTTCAAATGAAGTTCCATTTAATGCATTGTATGATGCTACAGCATATTTATCTATTTCTACATAATCCAAGACTTCATGCTCTATCTCAAGTCTATTTAATGCTTTTGTAAATGCACCAATTCCACCAAATAATTCTATAATTCTCAAATTTTCCTCCTTATAATTGACTTAACATAAAATTTATGCTAACATAAAAGGGCATAGAAATCCCTTTGTTTATGCTTTCGCACAACATATTTTGTTTTTCTACTACCCTTTCATGATACTATAATTTAATTGTTATGTCAATACTTTTTCTTCTTTTTTATCTTTAAATCTTTTTAAATACCATATCGCCTTATCTAGATCTTGATATCCACCCTTATCATTACATCTCCATATATACTTAATTGCATTAGATAAAGATACCGATTCTTTGGATGTGAAGTCACTACAGATATATTCCATAGCGTCTATACACTCTATATCACCTCTATTATATCTGGCAGGGTGATTTATTTCTTCTTTTATTATGTTTTTTTGTTTTTTATTATCTTTTTTTATGTCAAAATCACTCCATTCTGTATTAAAATCGTGGTTTTATTGTTTGTGTCTCCACCTACATATATTGTTAATTTTCATAAGCTTTAAAGGTTCTTTTTCTAAATCTAAATTTTTAAAATAATGGGCTATATGTGAACAAGAAAATGCATCTGTATAATGTATATACCTTTTCCCCCTTGCACTTGTAGACAATAAATTTCCTGAATCACCTACATATAAATAATTATATGAATCCGCCATTTTATCCACCCAACTCAATTGTTCCAAATTGCATCTTTTTAATGTTTCATTCTCTTCTTCGTACTTAATGTTATAGAAAAACTTACTGTAAAGTTCCTCTGAATTTGTTATATTATAACCTTGAAATACTCCAATATCATTATAAATCAATGATTCTATTTCTCCTATACCTTCTTCAAAATACACTTTGTCACCTACTTTGAATTTCGGTATCTCTAGAGGGATTATATTCCTCATAATACCTAATATGGACTTCTTGTATTTCACCCAAGCTCCATAAATATGTTCGTTCTCATAAAAACACTCTAAATCCCCATCTTTTATCTTAAAATATCTACTACAATTTTCATTACTAAGATAGGCCTCAAATATTTGTTCTTCCTCTAAATTGTAGTATTCCATCGCAAATTCTATTAATTTTAACTCTAACTTATCTTTTTTATTATTTTTATCCATTATTTTTCACTCCACGATTTTGTTCTTTACTTTTAACCATTTCATATCTAAGATTCAATATATTAAAGTATGGCATCATTGCATCATGCTGTAATGTAAGTAATAACTTGTCGGTATCATCTAATTCACTATCTTCTTCTAACAATATCTCGGTTATTTTTACCATTCTTTCGTCTAATTCTTTTAATTCTCTTCTCATCCTACTTATATAATTCATTTTTTTCTCCATATAAAATTATTTTATTTTCTTTTAAACTTTTTTGAACATCAATTACCCTTTGATTTGTAGAACCAGCATATTTATAATTCAAATCTGCTTTTTCTTGTTCAAACTTTCCGTCTACCAATACGTCTATATACTTTAACAAATCAGGTGTCCTCATTAATTCCTCATATCTGTATCCAGTATATACCCATATCGTTTTGTTAGGATTAGTTTCTTTGAAGAACTTAATTATCTCTGAAACTTCTTTTCTATTTCCTAGGTGAAATGGATCTCCCCCACTTAATGTTAAGCCAGATATATAAGATTTCTTCACCTTATACATAAGTTCAACCATTGCATTAGCATCAAACTCTATTCCACTATTTGTATCCCAAGTTTCCTTGTTATGGCAAGATGGACAACCATGAGAACATCCAGCTACCCATAATACAGTTCTTAATCCTTCTCCGTTTAGCATGTCATCCGTTGTTATGTTATGATAATTCAATTTATCACCTCTTACATGCTTATTCTGTCTTTTATTTCTGCCATTTTACCAGCATTTAATCTTGTGTCACCTTTTACTCTACTATAAGATAGATAACCATTCATCCTATCTATCTTTGTTAGATTTCTGCTTCCACACTTTGGACAAGTATCCATGTTTAGTTCTTCATGCCCACATTCTTCGCAATAAGAAAGAGAGAGATTTATCCCTTCATAAAAACCTAAGTCCATTGCTCTTCTAACTAGGTCTTTAATTGCTTTTTTATTATATGATATTGGGTATTTACAGTATTGTATTTTTCCACCATTACACAAATCCCAAAATCTTTTCTCATAATCCTGTTTTTCTATAGGGCTTATATTCTCAGATACATGGCAGTGAAATGAATTTGAAACGTATTCCTTATCGGAAACATTCTCTACTATTCCATATTTCTTTCTAAATTGTTGAACTTGTTTCATAGTTAATGATTCGGCAGGAGTACCGTATAGGGCGTACAATAAGCCATCTTCTTCTTTGAATTTTTGGGCCTTTCTATTAATATAACTCATGACTTCCAATGCAAAATTACCATCTTCAACTAAGGATTTCTGATTATAAAGTTGTTGCAACTCATTTAACGCTGTTATTCCGAAACTCAAAGTGAAAGATTTTATTACAGATTTAATTTTTTCCTCTGGGTCTAAGTTTCCACCATAGAATCCTCCTTCACAAAAACCTAAAGGGTTTGTTTTAGCTTTCATTTCACCTAAATAGTTAAAAGTTCTAATATGTATTCCTCTTATTAGTTCTAAATAATAATCTAAAACATCATAAAAGTTTTTATTCTCTTGCTTTGATTTAGCTAAAATCATAGGTAAATTTAAAGATATTGCCCCTAAATTTGCTCTACCTATAAAAATAGGTTCATCTTCATTATTTAAAGGTTCTATTCCACCTTCTTGATACCAAGGAGAAAGAAAGGCTCTACATCCCATTGGGCTAACTGCTTTTCCGTATTTTTTATACATATCTGATACATAGCCTTCGCCAGTTAAACTTAAAAAGTCTGGATACATAGCAACTGAGGAACAGTCTATAGCCAAGTCGAATATATCTTCTGATTCCTTGCCCTCACCATGTAATTCTTCATCATATAAAAATATTAATTTGGGGAATAAAACTGGTTTTTTATAACCCTTTTTCCCCTGCCCTTCTTTTCTTACCTTTAAACATGCCTCCGATATCATTTTTCCAAAAGTATCGTCTTGTAATCCAAATGTAATCGAAGTAAAGGGGTAGTCTCCCCTGCTACTACCAACAGTGTTTAACTTGTATTCTAAGCCTTGGAATCCTTGTTCTAAATCTCTTTGCACTTTTCTCATAGTATATCTGTCTCTTTTTTTCTTATATCTTTCACTTTGCAAAAGAGAATCTATTTCCATATTTAACGATTCACAAGTAGCCTTATTAACTTCATCATATTCTTTTGAATACTTATTATAAGACTTTATAACATACTTATGTAGTACTTTGTCTATTTCTGGGACTGTGAGCCCACCGTATTGTTGACTAGACGCACTTGTTATTATATCCCCCAATACGTCAAATGCTGTATCTATAGTTTTTGGTTCATTATACCAAATGTTACCCATTTCAAATCCATCAGATAATATTTTTTCTACATCTAATAAACAACAATTTAAACAGTCTCTTCGAGCATTCATATCATGGATATAGATATATCCATCCTTTATAGCTTCTAATTCTGGTATGGATAAGAAGAATCTTTTATATAATTCTTTATTTAATTCACCATAAATCAAGCTTCTCTTTGTTGATACAAGCGTTGAATCTGCATTGCTATTTTCTTTGTCGCCTATATACATTATCTTCTGTGCTTCCTTGTAGACATCATCAAGCATTGCTACAAAATCAGTCTTATAATTACGATAATCCTTGTAAGACTTTGCAACATCTGGATTCACGTCATCTAAGGCCTTTTCTACAATTCTATGCATATCTAAGACAGAAACTATTTCTTTATTTTTTTCATCAATATATTTTTTTACAGCCTCATAAATATTAATTAAATCTTCATCTTTTAAATCTACCAAAACTCTGTTCGCTGATTTTCTGACCGCATTATATACTTTGTCTATATCGAAGTCTTCTAATATTCCATTCTTTTTTTCTACTTCTATTGTCAATTAACCACCTATTCTTTCTATTAATGTGGGATACTCATTAGACCACTTCACTGAACTAAACACTTTATCCTTAATTCCAAATTCTTTGCCTAAATCTTCTTTAGTTCTCCAAACAGAAAAATAAGTATCTTTATAAGGTTTTGTCTTATATAGATATAATCTTCCATCCTGGTCTTTTGCTATCCACTTATATTCTTTCGGTATATCCCAAATTTTTATTTTAGGTTGAGATTCTGAATATTCAGCCTCGTCTTTCCCTATAATTATATTTCCTTGATATTCTATATTAGGAAAGTCAAAAACTTTCTTTACTTTTCCTAATATTTTTTCATCGAAACTTTGGCATACTACCTTATCGTTCTTTTTCAATTGGATACAACTTATATTCTTAGCATAAAATAATTCATGTCCATTGTATGGTTTTATTAACACATAAGAATCTCTTATATCTCTTTTTTCCGTTCTTAGTATTATTTTTTCACCATGTGATAACTTCTTTACAGTCTTTCTATTTTTAGTTATTGAAAACTCTTCAATAGTTATACTTATAGTTTCTCCTTCACTTAGTTCCTTGTGAAGTGTTAAAGGATTACTTTCCAACATGTTAAAACCATTTTCCAATAACTCTGTAACATATAGATCTCTCAGCATATTTTCTTTCAATAAATCATTCCTTTCTTATGAGACGGATTCAAAACTAGATAACCAATAATTATATTCGGTTCTAGACTTAACCCACTCACCATTTATTTTTATATTTCGTGGTTTTCTTTCAATTCTATTTATTTTTATAAAATTGCTATTCCCTCTTGAAACAATTCCTTTTATATTTCCATTTGTTCTTAAAGTACTTCTTTTCCCATCTGATATATTTACCAAAGACACTTTATAACTCTCCACCTCATCTATTATATAAATAGCCTTATCGAAACTTTCTATGGGGGTAACTAACCCTGTATATTCAAATTCATTTTGAACCTTCTCTAAATCAGATATATCTTTATTGGGATAAGTTTCCATTATCATAGATATTAATTTCTTATTATTTATTTCTTTAAAAAGAGATGTCGTTTCTTTTGTAGAGCATTCCTTCAATATAGATAATTTAATTCCACAATCATTCTTTTTAATTTGTTTTGACTTAAAATACTTTTTATATATTTCATAATATCTAAGTAAATATTTTATTTTTCCAAATTCTGAAAAGAAGTCTAATTTTATTAAAACTTCCATTTGTCTTTTATCTAAAGTTCCTTCTACTTCACTTAATAGATCGAAGAAGGTCAAGTCTTTATTTCTAAGCGAATATAAGAACTCCCCACTTTTTTGATTTAGATATTTTATGCTTTTAATACCTTTATATATAGTGTTGGTTTCTCTGTCAAAGAAGTATTCTGACTTTGAATATCTGAATTTTGCTTTTTCTAGTTTTATTCCAAAATACTTAAGTTCATTTGTTAGCTTTGCTGTTCTTGTAATATCTTCTTCATATATATTTAAAGCTACTGAATAATATTCTAGAGGATAATGAGATTTTAAATACGCTCCATATAGACTGTCGTACGCATAGCAAAGTGAATGGGATGAGTTAAAACTATACTTAGCTGAATCCTCAACTACTTGCCATGTTTCCTCAAATCCTTCTTCTTTACCAACTTCTCTTATCCAACCCTCATGAAGTTTCTTTTTTAGTTTTTCCAACTCAGTTCCGTTTAATGTTTTTTTACTTATTTTTTTAAGTATGGTATATGAATCTGCTTCATCCACCCCTAACCAAATTAAATACTTCATTATAGATTCTTGATACATCATATAATGGAATGAGTCTTTTAGTATGTTATCTAATTCTTGTACGCCAGTAGTATAAGGCTTTCTTTGAATGAAATTCTCTAATAGTGATTTAAACCCTGGTCTTATCGCAGCCACGAATGCACATAATTCTGATACATTCTTAGGTTTATATCTTGAGACTAACTCCGTAGCATAATCTGAATCTGCTTGGTTTATTGTGCAAGTTAATCCATTTTCATATATTTTGAAAGTCTTCTCATCGAGCATTTTATCCAGTTCTTCCACTGTAGGGATATTGATTCCAGCTAACTTACAAGTATCTTCAATTATCTTTAGTACAGTAACAGCTAAGTAATCATTTTTTAAATATTTATATTTATCACAATCAGCACCGTCTAAATTACAACAGTAAATAGGATTACCTTCCTTGTCATTTTTTAACCGAACATAACCTAAATGTTTATCTATTGGTTCAGTTCCTAGAATCATTGAACAAGGTGAAGGCGAAAGACCTTCTATGACACCTACAAATCTTTTACTATCTACTAAAGCATCGCCCCACTCAGGATTTTCTTCTTCTTCCTCTATTTTTTTCCAATCTTCTCTTTTTTCGAGGTCTTTAATATATTTTGCGAACTCATTGTAATCGTTATGTTCGTATCCCTTAGATTTACAATATAATCTAAAAGAACTTGATATTTGAAGAGTTTTATATACTATCAACCATCCACAATTGTCTTTTCCTATAATATCTTCACTTGCTTTAATTAACGCACTTTGATTAGAAGTATTTATATCTATATCCGGCAAGGATCTAGAATCGAGTATTCTACTTATACTCATGAATCTAGTCGGGTAAAGAGTAACGGGTGATTTAAGTCTATCTATATCAGTTAATTTTAATAATTTATTTATATAGAAGGAAGGCGCAGACCCCCTACCTGTTTTAGTTACATAGCAACCATATTTAGAACGTGCATGTTCTGTAATTTTGTTTGTAAGCAAGAAGTATTCTTCCATATTAGTTTTCTCTACTATTTCAACTTCATCTCTTATAGCTTTTAGATACTCATTATTTCTACCAATAACATCTGATTTTTTCTTTTCTTCTAACCATGTTTCATTCATGAGGGTTTTTAATTCTTTATTTGGGTTATTAGAAATTTTAGGCATTTTTATTTCTTTATTATAAATTGTTATTTCTTCACATTTATTAAAAATCAAGGTATTCTTTAAAGCTTTTATTATTTCACTTTTACTAAAAACACCTTGTTCTTCATATCTATTTAATATAGTTTTAACATTAGGAAAATCTAATATAAATCCTTCTTCCTCTGGATAATAGATTCCTTTGCCCTTCAAAAATAAATCTCTATATTCTAAATCTTCCGGGTGAATGTAATGTGAGTCATTAGCATGGATTAAATTTATCCCATACTTATTAGCCATAGTTTTTATGAACTCATTATGTTTAACTTGTTTATCGTTGGTGTGTGCTTGTATTTCTAAGAAAAAATGTTCCTTAAAATAGTCCTTAAACCACCTTATAAATTCTTCAGACTTATCGTTCCATAACGCACCTATACCTGCAACACACGCTGATGTGACTACAACGTCTTTTGGATTTATTATTTTTTCTATCATTCTAAAATCTATTCTAGGTTTATAGTAAAATCCATTCTTATTAGCTTGAGTCATAAGGAAGTTAATTTGTTCAACTCCTTTGTTGTTCAATGCGACTAAAACTATATGGTAATTACTTCTGTCTTTTTCATTAGCATCTTCAACAAAATAAGCTTCACAACCCATTACCATTTTTATTTTTCTATCTTCTGATAAATCCTTGTTATACTTTTCTATAATATTTAAAGTCTTAAAAGGTGAACCTTGATATCCATGTTCCGTTGTAAAATAATGAGTATGCCCTAACTCAATCATTCTTTCTATGTAATCTTCTATTTTTGTGATAGAGTCTATCGTTGACATATTTGAGTAATGAGTATGTTTATGATAATTGTGGTAAATCATTTCATCTTCATTTATTTGTATCTTAATTCAGTTCACCTACTTTCTTCTTATACAGTTGTATCTCCTTAATTCCCAGTAGAACCAAAACCACTGGTTCTTGCTGTCTCTAAATTTTCCTCATCATCAACTGTAAGATAATTCATAAATATACCTTGGAATACCCTTTCACCTGCTGATATCCTCACAGTTTTATCAGACAAGTTTCTCAACTTAAATCCAATATTTCCATCATTATCTTCATTTTCATAATAATCACTATCTATAACACCTGTAGTGTTTGCAAGCACTAGGTTCTGTTTAATTCCCAATGAACTTCTTATATGTAGTAATAAAACCTCGTTTTTATTCATGCAGGCCTTTACGTCAGTAAATATCAGTTCTGAAGTGCCATAGGGTTCTATTTCTATATCTACTGGTGTACAAAAATCATAGCCAGCTGAATAGTTTGTCCCTCTCTTAGGAAGTCTTATTTTTGTGTTTTTATTTTTTCTTTTATTATCTTTTACTATTTCAAATTTCCTCATTCATTCTCCTTATGCTTTAAAGTTATATATTGGTTTAATATGCTTTAAAATATTAACTGTATCTCCTATATTTGATATTATTTCTTCCTTATTTTTATATGCAAAAGGTGCTTCGTCTAGAGTTGATTCCTTTACAGAGGTTGTATATATTCCTCTCATAGATTCTTCAAAATCACTCAATTTAATGATTTCTTTAGCTTGAGTTCTACTTAGGGTTCTGCCTGCACCATGTGGTGCTGATTCATTCCAATTATTATTTCCTTTTCCAATACAGATTAAAGAACCATCTCTCATGTTAAGTGGAATGATTACTTTCTCATTTCTCTTTGCTGAGATAGCACCTTTTCTCACCATATTTGTCTCTGGGTCTATATAGTTATGTACGGTCTGCCAAATATTTTTAGGTACAAGATTAAGTTCTTCTAAAATTGTATTTAACATAGTCTCTCTATTTTTAACTGCATATTCTTGACATATCTTCATGTCATGTAAATAATCATACGCAGTTTCCCCAGATAGATAAGATAACTCTTTAGGTGTTTTTAATGTATTTTCTTTAAGTTGCTGTATATTCTTTTTTATTTCATACGCTTCCCATTTAGGACTATTTTCTTCAATCTTTTTTGAAACATATTCTCTTTGTTTAGTCTTTATGTTCTGCATATGTTCTATTGCTTTTTTTTGATAATATTTAGCAACTTGATTTCCAATATGTCTACTTCCAGAGTGAATCACTAGGTATATATTGTCTTCATCGTCTTTATTTACCTCAATGAAATGATTACCCCCACCCAATGTTCCTATTGATAGCTTTGAACGTCCTATATCTACGTGTTCTTTGCAAATTAAATCCTCTATCCTATTAAATTTCCTTTTAGGTTTTAAATGTACATTTGTTCCAAAAGGTATTTTTTTTCTAATAATATCATCTAATTCCTTTAAGTCAATTTCAACCTTCCCTAATTCAGCAACAGCAAGTCCACACCCAATGTCTACTCCTACTAGATTGGGGATAGCTATGTCTTTGAAATTAGCTGTAAATCCAATAACACACCCTTTACCAGCATGGCAATCTGGCATTATTTTAATACTAACATCTTTGCTAAAAGGTTGATTCAACAGTGTTATAATTTGTTTTATCGTCTCGTTATCAATGTTATCTGTAAATACTTCAGCTGTATTGTACTTCCCTACTAAATGCATTTTATTCTCCTTTTTTGAACTTATCTGCCATTGCAACTTTATATGTTTCATAATCTTCCTTTAACTCATTAATAGTTACATCAGGATTTATCTTTATTAATTTCTTTACTTCTTTTATTTTTTTATCTAACTCCTCCATTGTCGCTGAAGGTTTAGTTTTTAAATGATGTCTTGCCAACCCATCCAGTAATCCACTTAATGTTCTGTAATATCCCAAAACATCAAAATAATGGTCTTCCTTTTCAAAGAAGTTGTTGCTCTTTGGTTTAGCTTTAGACTTTTTAACCAATATGAAATTGTGGCTATCTATATCGATTAAATAGTTTTTACCTAGTTCTACCATAATGTTTTTTTGCTCCTATCTTTTCCCTAGCTGTTGGACATATATCTAGATTACTGCATAGATTCTCACAGAAAAATATATTAACGTTTGGTTTCCAATCTTTTTCTATCCTAGGATCTTTTTCTTTTATGGACTCATATATTTCCTTTACAAAATCTTTAGCCTTCTGTATATTCTCCTCATTGAACTTAACTTTAACTAATCCTTTTTTATCTTGATTCTCCACTGTATTTCTTTCTTTTAGTGTTCCTCTTTCATTTTTAGTATATTTACACATGTCGAAATATAGGTTTCTAACTTCTAATTCTGGATATTTTTCCTGTAAAGCTAGTCCGTAGATTATCAACTGTATCTTTTTTTCCTCTAATTCTTTTTTAGAAAACTTTGAAGATGACTTGTAGTCATATATATCTATATATTTGCCATTTATAGTATATAGGTCTATATATCCTCTCATCATTACATGAGATACTTTTACCTCAAAATATTCTTCTATTTTGAATTCATCGGCATCTATTTTGTTGTAATTACTAAAATATAGCAAATTACATTCTTTAAAGTTCTTCTTTGAATTAGGCGTAGGAAACTTATAATCTAATATTTCTGTACTATCTAATGCATCCAAGAATTTTTTTTGTGCATCTTCTTTAGTAATATTTTCTTGTTGAAGTTCTTCTAGTAATCCATGTATCGTAGAACCCATAAATGAATATACATTATCTTTCCTTTCTGCATCTTTAATATACGTTAGATAATATGCATAAGGACAAGTTTTAAATGTCGTTAATTTACTATAACTAAATAACTCTCTCTCTATGATGTCCCTACTCTCTTTCTATATTTGTAATTCCACCCAATTGAGTTATATTTACTTCCTCGAACTCAATCGTTGCATTTTCTATTAAAAAATTTCTTTTTTCTGAAGTGTTCATGTTTTCCCATTTTTCTTCTTCTATTTCAGCTTGGCAATAACCGTATATATCAGCTTTTATATTTGCCAAATCGCCATAAACCGTAATTTTTTTTGTCATAATTAATTTATAATTTCGCAACAGTTGTCTTTTAATTTCTCCCAAACTTCCAATCCATTATCTGTTGGCGAATCTTTACTACCTTCCTTTAAATATAAATTTTCTCTATCTATCATTATCTTTATTTTAATATTCATTCTTTCAGTAAACATAGCTAATTTATTAGCATTTCTCAGAATAACTTCTTCATCAACACCTTCATCAAAACAAATTGTCACACTTTTTGGTGTAAGTTTCGCTATTTCTTTGCATTGTTCCGTTGAAATCATAGACCCGGATAAAGCTAATGCATTATTATATCCCATAGAATCTAATTGCATCACAAATTTTTCAGCCTCACCAATATAAATATTTTCAGCACAATATAATTCATTATAATTATTTGAATATCCGTACAGAATATTGCTCTTTTTAAAAGGGATTAATGGCAAGTATTTGTATTTTTTATACTCTTCACCATTTCTATTTAGCCTCCCAATTATTCCACATAACTCTCCTTCTGGTGTCCTATGTGGTATAGTTATCCTATTTGTTTCTTCATCATAGCCTATGTCGAATTTTCGTTGTGTTTCTATACTAATTCCATCTTTTAGAAATTTTGTATTCCAATAATTAGAATACTGTTCTAATATTTCTTCATCATATACATTTATTTCTATTTTTTCCTTGAATACAATTCCTTCAAAAACTCTAGATACACTCTCATTATTATATTTTTTTAAAAAATCTACTTTTATATCTAAGAGTTTCTTTATGTCACTTATGATGTTTGAAAATCTAATGTTTTTATGTTTACTTATTAAAGTGAATATGTCCCCTTTTATGGATCTTGAAAAATCTATCGCACCTAAACGTTCGTCTAAATATATTACAATCGCTCTAGGGTTAGATTTTTCTTTCAATCCACATCTAATTTCTTTTCCTTCTTTTTTTATATTGAAGTAATTGTAGAACTCCAATACCTTTATTATGTTATCATCTTGAAGTAATGTTTCCTTAATTTGCATTTATATTTTTTCTTTGAGGTTTGCAGAGACAAACTTCTCTTAATGTTCCGTTATCTCCCTCAGCTTCTAAAATTACTGCATAATTACCCTGGTGAGAGTTTTTCCCTTCTCTTAATTTGTCTAAGAATAGAACTTTATAATTCTTATTTGGATCTAAGTAATATGGGTCGGAGTTATAAACCTCTATTCCTTTCTCATTTACTTCTTTTCTTGCTGTATATGGATTGCAATAGTATTTTTTATTATCTTCTTGCATTTCTTCTTCATATATATCTCTTATTAAGAATAAGTTTTGACATACTTCTTTAACCTGTTTTGAATTAGATAAAGCATTTTCATCTAAAAATAATCTACCTTTTGTATGTGGAGCACACTGCATTGTCGCAAACACCTTAACATTGCTAGATTCATATTTATTTGCAAAATCGGCTAATCTTCTAGAGTCTTCTATTAATCCTATCCAAGCACTTTCTCTCTTGTTGTCGAAATCCATTTTAAATGTGTCATATATAAAAAAAGTACATCCATGTTTTAAATGATATTCTCTGAATTTCTTTTCTACGTATTCCATTTTTGCTGTTGGTAAAGCTATGAAGTGTATTTTCCCTTTATACTCTTCATCCCAAATTTTTCTAGCCTTTTCAAGCATTTCAATATCTTTATCTGTTAATGCAGACCTACCTTCTTTAAGTTTTTTCTTATTTATATTTTTATATTTCAACTTTTCATGTAAAGTCCACATTAAGAAATTATCTAAGAATGGTTTAACACTCTGTTCATTGGAACATATAACTACTTTTTCACCTCTATAGACCATAGCCATAGTCAGTGGTACAACTAACATAGATTTTCCTACACTTGAGTATCCTGCTAAAACAGAAAATGAACCTTCTATTAATCCGTTAGCCTCATAACTAGTTTTAGGAAAAGCAATTATATCATTCCCATTTATATCTATCCCACTTATGTCAAAGTGTGTTCCTGTTTCTTGACCTGAAAGTGTACTTTCTATATATTCTTCTGTAAAGTCAATTACAGTCTCTTTTATTCCTTTATCTATATCAACTATTCCAAAATTATTTACATGATACTCATAAAATTCCTTAATTTCTTGAGAACTCATTTTTTTAAAAAACTCAAATGGAACTATTTTTGTTCCCTCAAAATCATATTCCTTAAAAAGATCCATCCCCATATCACATAAGGTAAGGTATATATCATTCTTACATATCTTATCTATATAATTTAAAAAATTTTGAGTATTTGCAATATCTTCATAGTTTGATAAAACTCTCCACACTTCATTATCTAGAAAATAAGTTCTTTCTTCCTCTGAAAGTCTACCTTTAACTTCTAATTGGGTGGCAGAGTTATAATTTTCTTTTTTTAATTGTTTCGCTATTCTCCACAAAATGCTATACTCTATCGACTTAAAATAAGAGTCCGGTATAGTATAGTCATCGAGCAATGTCAAATCTTTAAATATGCAACATATTGCTTGAGTCTCTGGGAATTCTCTTTCCATTAATATCTTTATTGGGTATTTACTTTTTAAACCTTCACTAAATATTTTTTTCCCTCCATTCTTTTAATGTGTCAAATATCGTCTTCTTTTTTTTAAGAGTTTTTTTATTAATTCCTCCTAAAAAACTATTTGGTATGTATAAATTTTTGTCTGTTTTTATAATTTCTTTCTTTTTTTTAATTAATTCCATCACATAATAATGTAATTTTTCTTGATTCTTCTTTATGTTTGGCATTAATAATATAATGTCAAAAGAATATTTTTCTATTATTTCTTCAATTTGTTTTAAAGTGAGTTCTTCTTTTAGGATTTCCAATTCATGTTCCCAATCGTACTTACTAATTCTTTTAATATCTAACTCACTAAGTATTTTCATTTTTACCTTTTCTTCATTTATCAATTTATTCTCCTTTTGCAAGGTACATAAGGGGGGTACCCCCTTAGTTTTGCAAAAAAATATTGGATTTATTATGCTATCCCAATATTTAATTCTTCAACAGCATATTTGATTATTTCTATAGTACGTTCTAATTTTAATCCTGTTAAATTCTTAGTGCCATCTGCATCTAATACTTCCCTTACTTTATTTTTAAAGTCTTCATTTTTCAAATAATGTTCTTTTATAAATTCAAATCCGTTTTCTTTTGCGAAGATTTCATATTTATCTTTAGCCCTTATTTTTTCCTTTTCTTTTAATTTTTTTTCTTCATTTTCTTTTAAAGCTTCTTTTTTGTATTTTTCATATTCTTCATCAGAATACTCATCTTCTAAAGAGGCTCTCATGCCTTTTTCTATTATCCCAATGAATTCAGAGACACTTTTTCTTCCATCATAAATCATATATTCAGGTATTGAATCTTCAATAAACCTGCAACCTGCATCAACTCTAGTATTTCCTCTAAA